GATGGACAAACAGATGCGAGGAAAGATTAATGCTTTGGAAAGACTTACTATTAATTAAATTTAAAGACGGATTTAGAATTACATCGGCAAAAGATCCAGATGATAAATTTTTTGTTCTTGATGATGTTGAGTTGCAGATTGGCGATTTATACCAAGTTGGGCCTAACGGTTATTTTGAAAAAATTGGAAGTGTTGCAGAGGATACTACGACATGATTTGGTTGGAATATGTCATCGAGCAAGCTGGAAGGAACTTTAAAGTTCGTGGTGAATGGGAAGGTGAACTTATGGGAATAGATGCAGACGGAAGTGAGAAAGAACACTTTCTGTATAAGCCTGGAGACCTTTTTCGTGTGAACGAAAAGGGTTGGTTATGTCATATCTCTGGCGATGATGGTGTAAATAGAGAGTAAAATGGAACTAGAATTAGGAACATTAATAGGACAATATGGGTTTCCTATCATAGCTGCATTTGGGCTAGGATATTTCATATACTATATATGGCATTGGGTAACAGAAGAGGTAGATCCTGTTATCGAAGAATCGCATATGACTCTGATAGCACTAATCGATAGGGTTAGAATGTTAGACAATGATTTGATTAGATTGAATACAAAGTTAAATATGATTTTACAACAAAAGGGAGTTGTTGTCCCATCTGACGAAGAAGTAGAAGAAGTTATAAAAAAACGAAAAGAAAATTCCTAGAGGAAAACTTATGAAAAAAATACTGACAGTTATAGGTTTAATATTTGTGAGCAGTAATCTATATGCTTCTGAACTGACATGGGGGTTTAAGAATCCAGCGTTTCACTATGGAAATGGTTATTCTACTCATGTTTTGAGTGTTGAACAACTACAACATAATAGAAAAGAGGATTTGAGAAAAGAGGCAGAGGCAGAGGCTGCAAGAATTCAGAGAGAACTTGAAAATACAACTCTGGCAAAGTTTCTAAGAAATATCGAATCTAGAATTTACGCAACACTATCTAAACAGATGGTAGACGCAATGTTTGCTGATTGTGGGGATGCTTGTTCGAATACTGGAACAGCAACCATTGAAGGTTCTACTATAACTTGGGTAAAAGATACAGTTGCTGGTACTATAACACTAACTGTCATAGAAGAGGATGGAAGTGTCACTGAAATTACAATTCCAACAGGGGAGTTTGGTTTTTGATAAAATTAGTACCAATTAGTACCACTAATAATTTCTCTTTTATTTTTATCTGGATGTGCAACCCAAAAAAGTCTTGAAACTTTGTGGGATGTTAATACTTCTCCAGAACTGCAGGAGAGTCCTATTAAGGAACGTCTTGCGGCGGTTCCCCCAATTGATGGGCCAAAAATTACGATTGCTGTTTATCAGTTTTTAGATAAGACTGGACAAAGAAAATCTGCATCTAATATTGCAAGTTTAAGTTCTGCAGTAACTCAAGGATCAGAGGTTTGGGTTATAAAGGCACTTCAAGATGTAGGTAATGGTACATGGTTTGAAGTTGTAGAACGTGTTGGTATGGACAATTTAATAAAAGAAAGACAATTGATTAGACAAACAAGAGATGTCTATGACAAAGATCGGCCAGGAGGCCCAGAACCACTAAGTCCTATGATTTTTGCAGGACTTATCCTTGAGGGGGGAGTGGTTGGTTATGATTCAAATACGGCGACAGGCGGTGTCGGCGCTAGATACTTAGGAGTTGGCGCACAAACAGAATATAGAATAGATACTGTTACTGTGGTTATGCGACTAGTAAGTGTTAGTACAGGTAAGGTGTTGATGAGTATCGCAACGGATAAAACCATTGCAAGTTATCGAAGTGGAGCAGATATATTTAAATTTTTAGATCTTGGTACAAAACTCGTAGAAACTGAAACCGGCTTTTCATCGAATGAACCTGTTAATTATGCTGTCAGAGCAGCAATAGAACAGGGCGTGATCGAGTTAGTTTATGGTGGAGTAAGAAAACAACTCTGGAAAATGGAATTAAATCAAGAGGACTAATATGTTTAAAAAAATACTAATAATTTTTGCACTTCTGTACACTATTCCAGTATACGCTAATGAAATCTACATTACACAATCTGGCGATGATCTGGACTTAGATATTGTACAAGATGGACAAGACAATAAAATTGGTGATTCGACTACTGATATGATACTGCAAGGCGATACAATGACATTTGATATTACCCAAACGGGCAATTTCAATGAAATTGACGCTGTAATTAAAGGTAATACTTATACAGGAACATGGGTATTTACTGGAGATACAAATACAGTGGACTTGACTTGTGATACTACTTCGGGTGTAAACTGTGAAACTGTTACTTTAGATATTACGACAACTGGGGATAATAACCAATTTCAGATGTATATCGGCGAGAACAATGATTCAGATGTATATCGGCGAGAACAATGACGCAGAAAATTTAGTTGCAGATTTCACAATTACTGGTGACGGTAATGTAATCGATTTAGTACAGGACGGAACAGAGGCAGATATCACTGTTACAGTTGATTCTTCTTCAAGTCTTGCATCTGGTACAATCACACATGCAACTACAGGACTTTCTACAAGTGCGCCAGGAAACTACATTGATATAGATCAAACTGGAAATGGGGATATTAACGGACACAGTATTACATTAGACATTACTGGTGGTGGTGGAAATTTTAAAATTTCCCAATCAGGAATTTATGATAACTTAATTGACGCCACTTTTTCTGGTGATAACGCAGACGTTAATATAACACAACGAGACTGATGTTTAGGTACATCTTCTTATTACTCTTAGTGTTATGTTTTCCACATAACCTATATGGTGCTGCAGGGACTATAACTGACCTGAGTGGAAGTGGAGTATTGGAAAGAGATACTGATGTTATTATTGGTGATTACGGCATAGGCGTTGAGTCTATGGATGTCGCAGTTACTGAAAGTGGTAAGATGCGAATAGATTTCATTGATAATACTAGAGTAGATTTGACAGAACATACCAGACTATTAATAGATGAATTTGTTTATGACCCCAATAGTGGAACTGGTTCTCTTGGATTGAGGGCTACATTAGGCACTATTCGTTACGCAAGTGGTAAAATCGCCACAAACAGTAGACAAAGAGTTAACATCAGAACTCCAAGTGCAAAGATTAGTGTAAGGGGTACTGATTTTATTATGGTTGTTGATGAAATTGGCGGCAGTATGATTACATTACTACCAAGTTGTGATATAGATGGTTATTGTGTCACTGGTGAAATTTTGGTTGAAACTGATACAGGGTTTGTTATAATGACTCAGGCCTTTCAATCTACTATCGTAAAAAGTATGTGGTCGAAACCATTACCGCCAATTACACTAGATATATCTGAAGGCGATATTAATAATTTATTAATGTTAAGAAAAAAGTCACCTTATGAGGAAGAAGAACAAGAAATTATGAGGAAGGCCAGAAAAATGTTTGATTTTCTGGATATAGATTTTCTTGAATTTGATGATTTAGATCAAGATGCATTAACTGATGATATTAAAAATATATGGGTAACTGAATTGCACGATTCTAATTATTATCTACAAGAACTATTACACGACATGTTAGATCAGTTAAATTTGGCACTTGCAGAAATATTTAGAGATGAATTAGATAAACAGAACGAAGAATTTTTTGCACAAAGAGTTTATGGGTATGATGAAACGACAAGAATCACCATAGAAGATCTTAATCCTATGTGGAGAATTATAAGAGAAGATGCTGGTGTTACTCAAAGACTAGATTTGAAACTGCATCAAGAAAACGGATACACAATAAACATGGAGCAAGGAGATGAAGCAGTATACGATTACCGCCTTGGTGTTGGTACTAACACTATCGATATCATCCAAAGCCAGTAGTAATGAAATTTACATTACTCAAAGTGGAGACAATCTTACTTTGGATATTCAACAGCGCAGTGAAAACAATTATATCAATCTAAGTTCTACAGGGCCAAATAATGACATTACTATACGGCAAGGTATCCACGATGATAACACATATGATGGTGACGAAACTGGTGGGCATGAGGCATATTGGACTGTAACGGGCGATGGAAATACAGTTGCAAGTTATCAAACAGATACCAATAGAGGTGGTGGCGGTGGTGCAGCACACCACTTAGCAAATATAGTAAATGGTGATAGTAATACAGTAGAACATATACAAATGGGTAAGGCTGGACATGATGGTTTTGTAGAGATACAGGGCGACAGCAACACAGTAGATCTGTATCAAAGAGGTAATGGTGGGCAAAAATGGGCAGACATCGTGCTAACAGGTGATGGTCACACAGTAGATGTTGAACAACTAGGCAGTCAAAGTGCAACAGCGGCAATAGATTTAACTAATTCTGGGGGCGCATATACCTTAAACTTGACTCAAAATGTAACTTCATCTCCAGGCTCTTATAGTGTTACAGGATATTGTACAAATTCGGCGGGATGCTCGGTAACTATAAACGGAAACAATTGAGGTTGTTTTTTTTATAAATATGTTTCGTGATTATATCAATCACATGTATCATTTCATACTTGGAGGCTATAATGACTACAGCAGTTGCGTTCGAGCGGGCTGCGAAGATCATTGATACAAAGTTTGAAGAAGTGAAACAGAATGAACAAGTGTGTAAATTCTGCGAATTACTACAAATGATGAGTTTAATGACTTTGCCTTTCGCTATTCCTTACTTCATAATTTATTGGAGTTACAACTAAAAACAAGACCCGCTTAATGCGGGTTTTTGTTTATAAATAGTTACGAAATGAGGTACTAATGGAGACTTTAGCGGGATATTTATTTTTCGTAACTTTAATAATTGTAAACACATCATTGCATGTGTTTATTTGGAAGTCATTGGATGGAGAATTACCAGAATGAAAAAACTCTTACTGTCTCCCATATGGAGTATTATTATACTTCTTTTATGTACTTACGGATACTATACAAATCCAAATTTATTAGAAAGTTTAAGACTTAGATACTTCGATAGTCTTATAGTCAATCAACCAATCCAAGAAAATAATATCTACACAGTCAATATTGATGATGCAACTATCAATCAATATGGACAATGGCCATTTCCAAGAAACATATATGCAGATATAATTAAAGACCTGTACGACAGAGGTGCAGGATTAGTTGTGTTTAATGTACTCATGAGTGAAAATGATAGATTTGAACAGGACGAAGTTCTGTCAAGAACAATGATGGAAAATCCAGTCATTCTGAGTATTATAGGATCTGAGGAGAATAAAAATGAACCGATCAACCCTGGCGCTGGAATTATTAATTCTGAGTTTATGCATCTCATTCCAAGTGTATCTGGCATCACATCTAATATTGAATTACTTGAAACTTATGCACTTGGTTCAGGGATAGTTGATACTTATCCAGAAATTGATGGTGTTACACGAAGAGCTCCACTAGTTTTTGAGTCTGGTGGTGTCTTATATCCTAGTTTGACGATGGAAGTATTGAGAGTACTTGCCGGCGACAAATCCTTCCAAATTAAGTTATCACCATTAGGGGTAGATAAACTTAGAATACCACAATATGGGCCTATCCAAACAAATGAATTGGGAGAAGTTTGGATTGATTGGTCGCAGGGATACAGAAGTGCGAGTGTTGTAGATTTGCCAGATAGTTTTGACGGTGCGGTTGTATTTGTTGGAGTTAGTGCATCTGGAGTCACACAACCAATTTCTACTGCGAAAGGTGGAGTGTGGCCACACGAAATACAGGCAGCGATGTTAGGAACTGTTTTCAATGAGTCCAATATAGTAAGACATCCAGACGCAAAGGCGTGGGGTGAAATTACTGCATTAGTGGCCGCAGGACTTCTTATTATATTATTATCAAAGTGGACATATATTGGTTTAGGGTTTTATGCTGTATCTGTAGTGGGGTTTGTTGGTGGGTCGATATATGCATTTAGAACAGAGAATCTACTTATCGATGGTGCTACTATTTCTGCAATTTTATTATTAGTTGGACTTAGTAGATATGTTGTAAAGTTTTTGGATGAGTTCTTACAGAAACAGGCTATCAAGAAACAATTTGAAGGTTATGCATCACCGGCAGTGGTTAAAATTTTACAAGAAAATCCAGACCTTGTAAAGAAAGGTACAAAAAGAGAGATTAGTATTTGTTTTTCTGATTTGAGAGGATTCACTCCATTAGGAGAATCTTTTGGTGATGATGTGCAGGGACTGACGGAAATAATGAACGGATACATGGATGCTATTACAGAACCAGTCTTAAAAAATAACGGAATGATAATTAAGTATATTGGTGATGCATCTATGCATATTCATAACGCACCAGTTGATGATGAATCACATGCACATACATCTGTAAGAACAGGATTAGAAATGTTGAAGGCGGTTGAGAAATTTAATGATAGACTTGTTGCAGATGGAAGACCACCAGTTGGTATGGGTGCTGGTATTAATACTGGTGTTGGTTATATTGGAGAGATGGGTTCGACTAAAAGATATAGTTATGATGTTCTTGGTGATTCGGTTTCTACTACTGCACGATTAGAGGGACAGTGTAAGGCATATGGTGTACTGTTGATCATCGGCCCAGAAACATATAGAAGAACTAAAGAAGATTTCTTTTATTTAAAATTGGACGACCTTGCGGTAAAAGGAAAAAGTATTGGTTTGCCGATCTACACAGTTTTAGATGGTGAAAATGCCGATTGGTCAAAGTATAAATTAGTACATAGAAATATGTTAAAGTTTTATAGAAAAAAACAGTTCGACAAGGCCATAGAACTGTGCAAGTTATTGAAAGGACAATTTGATGGCAAAATGGATGGATATTACGATATGTGGATGGAACGTTGTGATTTCATGTCAACGCAAGATCTCCCAGAAGATTGGGACGGAATTTTTAGAGCAACAACGAAGTGAACCAGCCTATGGACTTCAAGAAAGAACAGAAGATATTAAACGAAAAGTTGCAGAACTTAGAAAAGGACTCACTGAAACAGACTATATTCATTCCTTACGGCGGCAGCAATCTATTGAAGTGGAAAAGAGCAACGAAAAAAAGGACACCAGTAGTGAAATGGACTCGTTGCGAGAAAAACTAAGAAAGAAGAATAAATGACGAAAGTATTATCAATTACAGAAAGTGCAAAGACCCACTTACTAAATATCCTAATCAAAAACGATGAAACACATATAATGTTTGGAATGCAAGGTGGTGGATGTGCTGGATTTGAGTACTTTTGGAAACTTGGTAGTGAAGAACCCATAAAAGACTTAGATGAAATTATAGAATTATCAGATGGTAAAGTCTTTGTAGTAGATAGTCATAGTTTAATGTATATATTAGGTAGTACTATTGACTATCAAGAAAGTCTAGCAGGCAGTATGTTAGTAGTAGATAATCCACAAGCAAAGAGTTCTTGTGGATGTGGTGTTAGTGTAAATATTTAATATTTTTTTAAAAAAAATTATAAGTCCCTGTTTTTCAAGGACTTTTTTTTGATCTTTTTTCTTCAAAAAGCTTGACATTTGGGTTCAAATACCTTATATTATATATGTAAGGTTGATAAAGGAATGATGATGTATTGCGTAATTCTAGAAGAAGAAGAAGTAAACAGAATTCCATATGGTGGGTGCCATGGCCCAAAACCAAAATACAAAAAATATGGAACATATCACTCAAGTGAGGGTTCTAGTTGGTATATTGCACAGGTTGAAAATAATGCACCAGCAATGAGTGAAAAATTGTGGAAAATTCGTGAACAACTATCTATCGCCGAAAAAAGACTTTTTGATACAATCATCTCTATGGAAGAATTTCCAGAATATGAACCACCTATGCGTAAGCATGGCATCAATGATAAGAACATGGTTGTAGAGTTGTGTGAAATAATGAGGCAAGATACACCATCATCAATGTCTTCTTGGTTGTCAGTTCTTAGAAAAAAGATTGATAAAAGTGATTTAGTTGCATAAAGTGCTTGACATTTCATTGCGAATCACTTATATTATATATGTAAGATTAATAAAGGAATGATGATGTACAAAGTGATATACAAAATCTACGGAAAGTACTCCCATGTCTATTCATTTGAATCGTATGAACAGGCAAAAAAGTTCTTTCACAAGATCCGCAAATCTCCCAAAGTAACATATGCAGAATTGGATGTATCATAATGAATGTGATGTTCGAAGAGTTGGAAATTGGTGCCCCTATCATTACTGATTATGGGTACTGGACAGTGAATGGTGAAGTAACATCTCTTCATACCGATGCGGATGGTGACGAATTAGTTACTGTCATGTATGAAGATGGTGCAGTTAAAGTTTATCGTAAAGAGGAAATACAATAATGCAAGTTGCAGTAATACATACCGCCTTTGAAGATGCGCCACAAACAGTAGCGTTTGTAGAAGTTGGTAAACGAACAGGTACAGAAGCGCTTGAGTATGCGTATCGTTGGACTAACAATGTAATGGGTTCTTGGAGTATCAAAGAACAGTTTCTTGGAGGAGAAAAAAATGGAGATTACAATGATGATGTTACTGTCATGGCTCCTCTACATTGGAGTGAACGACACCAGACTCACATGGGATTGCGTTCAACCAGTGTTGGTGACCAGATGTTGATGGGTACTACAAAGTACCGTGTTGCTCCAGTTGGATTTGAGGAAATCTAACTGTGGAAATTTTAGAGACAATTTTCTCTATTTTCTTAGTGATTGTCATGGGATTCTTTGCATACATGAGTGCTCATGTTGTTGAAGAGAAAAAAAGAGGGAAAAGAATCCCTCTTCCATGGGAAAAAGATTTTCGAAAAAAAGATCAAAAAAAATCATAAGTCATTGATTTTAAACGATTCTTTTTTGAAGAAAAAGCTTGACATTTGGTTCGAAAACCCTTATATTATACATGTAAGGTTGATAAAAAAGGATTCGTTATGACAGTTACTCCAGAACTCAAATCTTTCATGGAAGCAGTTTGGACTGCTTCAACAATCTCAGGAAACACGGTTGTTGACCGCCGTGTTAAATTCGGTTCACACCCCGATATTCAATTTACTGTTGAACTCCCTAATGGGGAGATCGATTTCGTATCTGCTTTCGACATGTTCGAAAATAATGTGGAGTTTGTATAATGTTAAGTCAATTACCTTTTGAACGTCAAATGCAATATTGGGATGGTGTAAAGGATGCAAATGACTTCACTGCTCGTTGGAGTATTTACGACCATATCAATAGTTGTAATGAAAAGATGCCTCTCAGAGCCAAGACTCGTTATGTTCTTTATGAAGGACTGGAAGTTAAGGTTGAAGGAAATACTTGGTTAGATTTATATCGTGCTGCCAATGAGGCAGTTGAAAAATCTGGTGATACCCATCATATCTTCATTGAAAATTTTGATATGACAGATGATGGAAATTTAGAACTTTTTTGTGGGAGTTAATACATGACTTTTGGTATGTTTGAAGAAGTTGAGGTTTTAGAAAATGCAATCATTGCATTTAAAGAAGGTGCAAGTGACGAAAAACGCATGGCACTTACTACTCTGGAAAACCTTCTTAATCAAAAATTGGTAGAGGTAGAAGCATATGATGCTTGGGTTGAAGAACAGTCCCTGATCTATCTTGATGGTATCGGAGAAGGAATGGTGCGATGAGTATTATCGAAAAAACACTAGAAGAAATGGTATACGATGATATCCAAGAATGGATTACTAAGAAGTATAGCCATTTTAATAAAGATCTTTTCGAAGATTACGTCATTGAATATTGGGAAGATTATTTTTCGTCAAATAGTGAAAAAATGCTTGACAACTTCGACCCAATTCGTTATGATAATAATGAAGACCCGATTGATTACTAGGAGAAAGTTATGACAGAACTTCAACAATACATCGAAACCGAAAATGCCAAGTGGGTTGCAGAGTGTCAGGCCAATGGTGCAGAGTGGTATACTACCACTGTTACCGATCCTGCACATTGGGCGGAGATGGGCGTGTTTACTGTTGAAGATTATAAGAGGCATCAAGTAGTTGGTTATATCTCAGATGCACATAAAGATGCATATGGTTTCCGGCCTCGTGGCTACGACTGGGACGCCATGACTATGGATGAACTTAATCAGTGGGCTGATGAGTTATCCGAAGAGGTTGCTCGTGAAGTTGAGCGTGATGAGGCTCGTAAGTCTAAGGCTTTGGCCGAGTTTAAATCTCTAGTGCAGAATACAATTGAGATGGGTGCTGGTGATGAAGAAACTGCACTTCGTTGGTTAACTCAAAGTGAAGAGTTTTATCATTCGCAAGATGTGGAACATTGGGTATACAACCAAGGTATTCTGTTTACAGACTATGGTCGTGAACTGGTAAACCGTCTTCTCGATGTGGTTTCATATAAGGAATATGATGCCGCATAAATATTAGATGGGTATTCCCCCTATAGAGAGGTATCAAGATGTTCAAAAGAGCAGTATTAGCGTTACCCCTGCTCTTTATGACAGCAGGGATTGCAAACGGACAAGAGATTCAACCAACACCGAGGCCAACACCAACACCATTAGTAACCATGCATGGTTGTGATACTGAATCAAATTATCTATTCGAATTGGTTCAAAACAAATATGGAGAACTCCCACTAGGTAGTTCAATATCAACTATAAGACTATTAAATGGACAGTGGATTAAAGTTGAGACTTTTTGGTTAATGAATCCAGAGAAAGGTTCATATAGTGTTATTGCGGTATTTCCAAATGGATATGGTTGTCTCATACTAAATGGTAATAATTTTGTGCCATATAAAAATGTAAAGAAGGGAGACCCTAGTTAATGGTTGACAATATCCGGCGAGAATCTTATTGGGATTATATGGGCCGCCGTCTTAGAGAAGAACGGGCGAAAGAAGAAGAGTTGAAGTCAGTACAATTAGAAGAAGACGATGAAGGAAACCTTGTACTGCCCCTACCTACTGAATTACTAAATCAGATGGGTTGGGATATTGGTGATGATTTAATATGGGAAGAGGCACATCATGGCGCTTACACAATTCGGAAGAAAAATTAAAAATACTGCAACTATTGCATTAAATGGACTTATAGTTGTTAGTATGCTCTCAGTCGCATCCGCAGCGACACACATGGACGAAAAAACAGAGATGACTGTTGATGATATTGCATCCATTCAGTGTCTTGCACTTAATATATATTGGGAAACACGGGCAGTTTCACTCGCTGATGCAATGGCTGTCAGTGATGTTGTCCAAAACAGAGTAAATCATAAACATTTTCCAGACACAATTTGTGATGTTATTTATCAAGGTGAAAAAAAACCATCTTGGAAAAATCCTGATAAAATGGTAATGGTTCGAAATCGTTGTCAGTTCTCTTGGTATTGTGATGGAAAATCTGATGTTCCAAGTGATATCACTGCATGGGATCGCTCTAGAAAATTTGCAAGAGATTTTTATCTTGGTTCATATCGTGGATTGACTGAGGGTGCGACTCACTATCACGCTACCTATGTGAAACCATATTGGTCAACTAAAAAAGATCGTATTGGACGTATTGGTCAACTAAAAAAGATCGTATTGGACGTATTGGCTCTCATATATTTTATCGGGCAAAATGGTAATAAATATGAATGAGGAGACTATTATGGAATTTAGAGTCGATAACATACCAAAAAAATATCATGGTATAATGGACGAATTGTGGAGTTGTACATCACAACCTGAATTACAAATATATTTGACTTCATGTTCGCCGGAAAAAAGACAAATTGCGGAAACTCTAATGGAGTTAGTTAGGATAGAAATATTAGATAACCATTTTGAAAAAAATAGAGATCGGTTAATAGATCCCAATGAATTTAATGATATGATGAATCGGATTACGAGTAAGAATAAGAATTAAAGACAAAGGGATGTAAATTTCTACATCCCTTTTTTTATGCACAATGTGCAGTTTATACAGGGAGAAAAAAATGAAAACACGAAAAATATCTACCTATTACGCTGATAATCAAAAAGGATATGCAGAAGTGCATATCGATTTTGTACAAAATATCAATCTTATCAAATATTTTGACAATGAAGGATTGTTATTTTTCACAGAAGATTTTCCGCAAAAATCTATAAACTATGTAGAGGATGCTGCAGAAAATTGGGCACTTGGAATTAAAAAACTTGGAGAAGAATTAAATGTATAAACTAAAAGATAGAGTTGGTGTTGCAAGAAGGGCAAAAAAACATGGATTGCATAACACTAAACGCAGAAAACATCGGCTTGCGTTAAAAGTTGCTGAAAACAACCAAAAATTGCAAGAAAGGCGGATTAGAAAAATGATCGCTCATGCAATGAGAACTCAGGGAATGCAAATGGCACCGCAACCATCCGCTAAAATTAATATGGTGGAAACTGACGGTTCTGAGACACAAATTGAAAAGGAAGTATTTGTCAATCCAGAAAACCTTGACGAAACTATAGTGGAAGATGCTGAAGTTGTCGTTGATGAGGATGAACAAGAACCAGAAAAGTATCCAGAAAACGGTATGTAATGAAACAACAATCTGTAAAGGATCTGTTAAACATCTATGAAGGTTTTCAGTTCTTAGAAAATACTCCAGTTTTTGTTGGTAAACTTCCAACTGCGATACACCAAGAATTACTGGAGTGGAGTGAACATTGTAGAAAGTTTAAAGATCATGAGTTAAGTATATTATTAGAACATGTTAATGCTGGACTAAACAGCTATCAAATTAGTGTTCCTAAACATTTACAGGAGTCTTCTTTTACACAGGCATATTTGATTACACTTGGAAAGTTGTATATTGCAAAAACATTTCCACCATTGCTAAAAAAGAGTATGGAAGAAAGGTTAGAAATTTTACGCCATAGAGTTTCTTTTTATGGAACTCAAGATCATTATGATTGGGGTGTTTGGATTAATTATGCAAATACTGGTGACATAAATCCGATGCATACTCATGTTGGACAACTATCTGGTGTTCTATATGTAAAAAATACTGAAGCTTCACCAACAAATTTTAATAATGAGGTTCAGTATAACGGTAAAGATGGTTATGTTGCAATCTTCCCCGCTGATTATGAACATGGGGTTGCAGAACATACTGGTGATGAAAGAATAACAATGTCGTTTAATTTAAGGGCCATGTTACAATAATGTTATCAACAACTCAAATAGACGATATGGTAGAACTGTTATCCACTCTAGATAATCGAACAAAGATATATCTAGGGTGTGACAGTGTTCGTTTTCTTACTAAAAAAGGAAAGAAAAAGGCCAGATACGCTGCAGTGTGTATTGTCCATATGAATGGAAACAGTGGCTGTCGGATATTCTCTAATATATCATATGAAGATGATTATGATTTAAAGAAAGACAGACCTAAAATGAGAATGTTAAACGAAGTGAGAAAGGTATGTGAATTATATACACAAGTGATACCTTTTATCGATGAGTTTGATATTGAAATACATTTGGACATTAACACAAATCCGCAATATGGTTCTAATTGTGCTGCATCAGAGGCAGCTGGTTATGTTCTTGGTATGACTGGTATTGAACCAAAGTTAAAACCAAATAGTTGGGCTGCATCTTTTGGTGCAGATGGTGTAGTAAATGGTAAAAGTAGAACAGACACACCAGAATGGGCATACGAAAGAATTTTATAAAAACATATTGACATTACATAATGTTTAGTGTAGTATAAACGTAATATTTGAATTGGAGACTTAAGTGTTCGGTAGGAAAAGAATTATCTATGACAGAGATGGCATTACACCATATATGCATCGCTGGCATTTGTTGTTTAGAGATAAAGTAGATAATTTTTCAAAGGGAAGAAAAGTTCCTTTTAACGCTTATCTACACAAAATAGTTTTATCCGATGAACCAGTTTTTCATGACCATCCATGGGATTATTTTACCATCATCCTAAAAGGTGGTTATTGGGAACACACTCCAGAAGGTAAGTTTTGGAGAGGGCCTGGACACATGAGATTTTCAAAGGCAGGAAGTCTGCACTATTTGGAAATTCCTCAAGGTGGCTCGGCATGGACACTGTTCTTTCGATTTAGTAAGAAGAAAGAATGGGGATTTATCAAAGATGGTGAATGGGTTCACTATCAAACTTATCTAAAAGAGAGAATGCAAACCCAATCAAGATTAAATACTTAAAGGAAACTAAAATGAGTTATGAAAAAAATCAAATTATCACTGTAGTGACACCTGTTGGTGAGTTTATTGGACGATTAGTTGAAGATGATGCCACTGGTATTACTCTTAGTAATCCCAGAATGATTGTGTTTGGTGAAAATCAAAACATGGGGTTCGCACATGGTATTGCTGCAACTGGTATTTCAGACCCTAAAGAAATGAAAATTCGTCATGCCGTATTCATTACAGAAGCGAATGAAGATGTCCAAAAGGCGTGGACAGAACAGACTAGTGGATTGGTTATATAATGTCGAATGAGGAAGCAGAATTAGAATATAAAAAATTTCTACTGATGTTTCCTCATCATCCAAGTCCTGTACATTATCCAAAAAGTTTTGCATACTATGTAAAACTGTACAAATTTCTAAAAGGTAAAGAAAATGTCAAATGATAATAGATATGTTGTTATGATTAATCCTTCTGATAGAGAGGATACTTGGATGTATATAACCGAAGATACTGGCAGATGTGACTTTAACATGGTGCCTGTAGTATTTGACTCATATGATGATGCTGAATCGTATGTTGTCAGTCTTGGACTTGCTGGTGGAACAGTAAAGTCTAAAATAATTCAGTATATTAATGAATAAACTTCTTGACAAAGAGGAATTATTTGTGATATACTGTCTATAGTTAACATGTGAAGTGTTAACATTTCGTAAACTTAAATGGAGAATGTAAAATATGACTAATGCAAATGTTGTGACAAAACAAGATCGAGTCCTTGAGGCTCTTCGTAGTAATGATAAAGGTTTGACTGCTGCTCAGATTGAAAACCAATTCAAGGTTGGAAATGCTCGTGCAACAGTATCTAGCCTTCGTATGAAGGGTTTTGCAATTTTTGCAAACCAGCACACTGATACTAAGGGACGCACTAAGACTTTCTATCGTCTTGGTACTCCTAAGACTTTCTATCGTCTTGGTACTCCACCTCGTTCAGTTGTTGCTGCTGGTTATAGGGCATTGGCTGCACAAGCTGCATAATAATAAAAAACTAGGGGGGTGCAATGCCCCCCACACTTTGAGTCGATAAACTTGGTAACGACCTAAAAAAATATCCAAGTATTTGGACAGTCTATCGAATATCGAAGACGCTTATTAAAAAGGAGAATGCGATGTCAAAGCTACAATTCGCAAAAAAAACTAGATTTTTTCTGGAAACTATTACTGTTGGTGATTTACACAAACTTGCATCACCAATAAAAGATGAAGCTGGAGACAACACTTCATATGCAGTATTATCAACTGCTGCAGGATTACTTCAACGAAAACTACAAACAGATGCATGGGACAACCATCGTAGGCAGTCCTATCTCAACACTGTAATTCAAGGATTGGAATTCTTGGACAAAATTATCGTTGTGCCTGCGAACCTTCTATTGCAAGGATTAATCAACGATCACGACCGCACTATCGAAAAAGAACGGAAAACTGCTCTTGCACAGGAGATTGAAGAAATTCGAAAAGATGTTGCCGGTGGTGTTGAAAACTATATCATTGACGGACAAAACCGAATTTTAAATGCGATTGTTCCGTTTATCAACAACGAATTTCCTCTTGGTGCTACAGATATTCCAATTGTAGATGAGAATGGAAAAATTGTGGAGTTTGCACAAGGAAAACTTTATCAAGATTTGCATGAATCTCTTCAAGATGCATTTATGAATATCGAATTGTTGTACATGGTTGCAGAAGAGGGAGATATTCAAGAACTCGTAAATGCATTGATTGCGAAAAATGAAGGATACCCATGGACAGAATGGCAAAAAATGATTACACGTTTCTGGTTCTCAACGTATCGCCGTCAATTAACATCAATTCTTGAAGACAAAGTTGCAATTACTGCATTACAAAGTCTTTCTGGGAAAACATATAGTGAAGAACTTGCAGGACACGAATTGTTCTTGTCAGAAGTGTTTTACTGGATTGCGAAAGGTACACAACCATCTTCTTCAAAAATCGGTGCTCATGAACTCATGTTTTCTGGTATGGAGAATGTGACAAAATCCCAAGTAGATCAAGTAAGACGTTATCTTCGTGAATTTGCAATGGGAATGAAAACCATGACTTCTGCAAAACAGTATAACAATGTAATGGTACGAAACTACATCTATTTCCGTTATCAACTAGACAATCGAGTGTATGCGGATATTACGACCCCCCTATGGAAAATAAAAGATGTAGAAGGTTTTGTGAAAGAGTATGATGCCGCACAAAAATCAATGAGAGAAGATCCTGATGGACGCATTACTCATGATTTAAATGGGGTAAGACTACCAACACCCACAAAAGTACCGAATGGTTTCTTCTGGGCATGTTCTGAAATCAAAGATGAGTTTATTCGTTGTCGAGTAGAATTGCTCTGCAAAAAATTCATCGAAAATGAGGAACATTTGAAAAGTGACAACATCGTTATTGATGCAGCTCTTTCAATGCCAATGCCACAGAAAGAAGTCGTATGGGAAACGAACAATCGAAAAGACTCAAAAGGAAATCGTATTTCTGTTCGTGACCTAAACAACTTGGATAGAGGACACATAGTCTCTAAACATAATGGGGGATCTAACTCTACTGAGAATCTTGTTCTTCAAGACTCTGGGGAGAATAGATCAATGGGTTCTGTCAATTTGACCTGACCGCCTGTGACCGCCCTGCGGTTACGCCCGTAAAATTTTATTCCTTAAACTACGAGAAAGTGCTTGACATTGTGAAGTACTTTCTCTATAATAAGAGAGTAGTAACAAAGAAAGATCGAAAAATGCAAGGAATGATTTCAGAACTCCAAGGATATATCGCTGCGTGTGAAAGTAACATTCAGACATACAAAGAAATGGGTGATGAACGTGCGGTGGATGCTGCACAAGGAATGATTGAGAAGTTTGAAATCTACCTTCAACAGTTAGAGAGTGCAATGAAACATGAATATATTTGATTTAGAACAAGATATAATGAGTTGTTGGAATGTATGCGATGATATTGATGTCGTTACATCCAACTTCGTAGATTCCCCTGAGTGGGAAGGAATGGATTCAAAGGTACAGGATGCACTAATGAATCGTTACTTTGGTATTAAAGAATTGTATGATGTGAAGTTTCAGAAGTTATGGACAACTTTCGAAGCAGTCTGCAAAGAACACCATGAGTTACGGAAACGTGCAGAGGATGCAGAGATTGATTGGAATCATGCCCCTAGTAAACTCAATTCAGTTTCTGATGGAAGTTTGCCGTATGGATATCCTTCTTTTCAAGTTGATGCTGCAGACTTTCCAGAAGATGAAAAAATAAAGTATGATGAGTAGATGCAAGTCGTAGATGTTTTTGGTGAATCTATAGAGATTGCATGTAGGAAATGTAGTGAATGTCGAGAAAGTAAACCTCTCAATGAATTTGCTATGGATACGACATATGTTCGTAGCAAGTGCAAAGAGTGTAGAAAGAAATCAGAAGGTCAATTAAAGATCTTGAAGAAGTTGCATCCAAAACCAGATATAAGAACATATCGTTGTCCTGCCTGTCATGATAGTGTAGACGATATGAGAGAAAAGGGTTATGTGAAGTGGAGACAAGATTTCGTCTTGCATCATTGTCATAAGACAGGAAAGTTTATTGCTTGGGTTTGTCATATATGCAATACTGGTATGAGTAATCTAAGAGATGATCCTAATATCATGAGAAATGCTGCTGCATTATATTCGACAAAGAGAGAACTAAATGATTGATATAATATTTACACTTCCTACTTTTTTTATGTTATCAAGGAGTTCTAATGGACATTAAACATTAATATTTACACTTCCTACTTTTTTTTATGTTATCAAGGAGTTCTAATGGACATTAAACATGCAAATGTATTTAACATTGACAAAGTAGAATCACATTACTCAGAAAAGGACGGTGTTCCTGTACAGTATGTGTGTACCACTGATCTGAGTGCAAGTGATGTGCCGGTAGATATTTACTATAGGTCTACACCACATCCTGAGTTCGGTAATCGTTACTTTGGATTATACAACGATAGAATGAACGATAGAATGATGATTTGTAATGCTGATATTGTAGAAGACTTTGAGTTTGGTATGATAAAAGACTCAGACAATCATTGGTACTATTCGTGCAGTCATCATGACTGTATTTTCATTGATGGTAAAATGATTGATGGTGGTAGACAGTACATTCGAAGCACAGGACTAGATGGTGTGTTTAAAATTGTAGATGGTAAATTTATAGAGGTATCGAATGAGTAAAGGAAGTAAACAACGTCCACGTTCTGTAAATCAAAAAACATTTGATGATAATTGGGACAAAATCTTTAATTCTAAAAAGTCAAGGAAAGATTCATTAGATGTCTATAACGATGCCCGATTGAGTACAGTGACTGAGAAACCAGTAGATTCTAAGGAAGAGACTAAGTGAAATTTCTAAAAGAGATTACAGAGTGGGAATATCCTAATCATATCTATGCTTTTGAGAATGGACAATGTGTAGGATATATTAAACAAGGTACAAAAGAATTACTGAGATTTAATAAACCCTCTAAGCAGTTTAGTAAATCACGAAGAAAGTTCGTAGAAGTTACAATTTAACACAACTATAATCAAACTAAAATAAGAGTAATTTCGTAGTATGCTCTATATTTCACAAGGAGAAATGCTATGAAAAAACTATACCTATTTTTACCACTCATAATGGTATCATGTACAACCTCATCAGAATCTAATAGAGAATTACCAGAGTTTGACTGGATGCCGAGTTCATTACAATGGGAACATAATATAAGAAATTGTAGGAGTCAGCCACAGTGCAATCCTGCAGATTTATTTAATCGAACTGGATATATTAACACAATAGGATAAGGAGATGTATCGAATCATTACAAAGACAGAATTACTGAGTTTACTGAGTTTTCTGATAGTCGTTTTTAGTCTTTCATGGACATATATGCAGTTAATCTGAAAGAGTTATAAATAGAATTCAGAGGGAAAAAGCCATGGAAAAATTGTCAACGTTTTTAGAATACTGCAGTAGAGAAGAATGTTTAGCATTTGGAATCCTTTTAGGACTGGTATCACACTGTTTGATTATGAATTGCCTTCCAAGAATCTTCGGATTATACTAGAAAAGTACTTCCAAAATCCCACGGTTTCCCACAAAGACCCACAAAAAACCATTGAATCTGTTGCAGAAACCATAGAAATATGAAGGCTACAAAGATTTACCCCCTTGGTCTAAATCTGCAGAGCAAATTTCTGCTCGCTGCTGAGGGTTTCGAAACAAATCATAGAGAAAATCGATGATATCTGTAAGAATTATCGAAAAAATTCATGAAAAAAACTTCAGAAAATGCTTGACATAGTACTCTGGCTATGCGAAAATATGCATATTGTTTGGTTAGAGAATTCTCTGTATGGCACTGATTGTATTAGGACGTATTAAAGACTCTGAAAAAGTATACCAATATGTAAAAGATCTAGAAAAAGATCTAGGTATTTCCCGATATTATTCCCGCCTTATTCAAATCCGTTTTCGAAAAGATTTAGATGATTGTCTTGGACTCTGTTGGGGTACTGAGAAAGTTGTCTATATCGACATCTGGAAGTCTGGGGATATGAACCAGATGATGCAGACACTCGCCCATGAAATGGTACATGCGAAACAATTTATCAAAAAGGAATTAGTTGACGGATATATGTACAAAGGCCGCAATTATTCTGCCTGTGACTACGAGACACAGCCTTGGGAGATATCTGCATATGCTCAAGAAGAAAAGTTATTTCGAAAGAACTGGAAAAAAAGTTCTTAAAACTCTCTTTTCTTATTCCAAAACAATCTAAAAAAAGTTTAAAAAACTTCATATAAATCCCCTTACAAATCAATGACTTACGACTCCAAAAAAACCCTTTACAAATCAAGTACTTGGCGCTTTACATTTGCCCTCATACATGCGATAATATGTTTTTAATGAATGGGAAAAGTGAGAGATTTGGAACGCATTGACATGAAGAAGAAATTTGCATTAGGATACTTTGATACTAAAGCAAATGATGATACTTGGGTTCGTTTAGGTTCTTTCTCCAAGCTACAAGTTTGGGTTGATAACTCGATGCAACATCCTGAAGGCTATCTTGAGGTTATAGTGGTAGATACCAGCGTGGTTCATGGAAGAAGTCCTCAACGAGTTAAAATCGTCCTTGAGATCAACCTATCAACAGAATGCTTCAAAGATGCTTTCCATATCAACATGACTCGGCTTGATCATCGTTATGGTGGTCGTGGTATTGCTGCTAAAGCTTACCGTTATATCATTAAGAAAATGGGAATTACTTTACAAGCTGGCACGGCTCAGTCGAAAGGCGGCCGAAAGATTTGGTTTGATCTTGCTCAATCTAATGATCTTGAAGTATATACTAGGTCAAAACGTGGTATGCCTTTTGTCGTTGGTATTGACGAAGAGGAACGTGAAATATGGCATCCTACTAAAGAAATATACGATGGAATGAAGGAGATGTTTGTCTTCGCACGAGCTGCATAGATGAAAAACGGGAATATAATGTATTCCAGTATTTCGCTTGTTTTATTCCAAAAAGTACTCTATAATATGTTTTTAAAATGAAGAAAAGAGAGAAAAAATGACTGACCATATTACTGACTTTGAAACCTACTCTGAGTATGTTGCTGATCGTGCGGCCAAAAGACATGGGGTTGTTTCTGAGTTTTTGTTTGACGCATTGAAGAATGCAGAAATATGGGATGTAGTGACAGAAGTGACTAATCCTGAGATTAAGCTTGACCCTAGTAAACCCGCTTACATTGTGAGGATTGTATAAAAAAACTTAAAAAAAACTTAAAATAATTTAAAAAAGTGCTTGACTTCTTCTTGACAAGCTGTTATATTAACTATGCTGATGATGATTCAGATAAATTTAAATGTTCTTAGAAAGGTAAATGTATGACTCATGAAATATGGATAGATGCTGAAGCTATGAAAGGTGTTCCTGATAGTTTCTCTGATGTTTTCTCTGAGAGAATTGATGAGATCTTAGGGCCAATGAATGTAAAGTCTTGTCCTTGTGATACTTGTCCTCTAGCTGCCACATGTATGGTAAATGAGACTGAGTGTTCAGCCTTTCGTAACTGGTGTTCAACTGGAGACTATTGGGATACTGATGGTTGGGATATGAAAACCGTTGTAGACAAGAAGACAAAAAAGAAGTCTTCTGAGAAATACTGGAGAGTTTCTGATGTTGGACGCTTAGTGAGAACTATGGGTTAATAGGAGAGTTAGATATGAATACTGTCTTTGATATGCAGAGACAATCCATTCTGTCAGAAGCCTTTGATGAATTGACAAATGGTATGGAGAATTGGAAAGATCCTATAGAGAATGTTAGAATATTCTCAAAGGATTTCGACATCATGAATGAAGCCTGTATTCATTTTACAGGTAGTGAATTGAGAATAATGAGTAGTGAAGATGAGTATGTGACTGTGAGTGCTGATGGCTATTACTTGACCATTGGTGCATGATATTTTACCTAAGTAGTATTAGGAACTGACTGAAATATCTCCTTAGATAATGGTAACTTGCCCTTAGAGAGTCTGCAAGGATTCTCTAAGGGTTTTTTTATTTGTCATCTTTCGAAAATACTTAGAGTGTAACTTTAAATTTATGGGACTCCTAGAAAATCTTGCGGGAATGATATAGTCACCCGACACGCCTCTAAAAAGTCTGCAAGTTTTCTAAAAGGTGTTTTTCAAAAATTTTTTTTGAGGGCAAAATATCTAAATACCTTTATGGAGAAAAAAGAAGCATATCGCCTGTTCTGGTTAGTCAAGGGGCATCTTAACGCCCCTCATAATACTATCATGGATTCTGCAGATGGATATTTTAAGAGAGTCTGGTATGATTATGCAGGAGAAGACATGGAGATATGGTTAGAGGGATTTGAAGATGCTTGGAGAAAGGTACAAGATTAATGTGGACATTAGTGTTTATAATCTTAATGGAAAACGAAGTAGTCGCAACAAACGTAGGGACATACAATACAATGTATGAATGTTTTGCAAACAGAGAACAACTCGCAATTACAGCTGGTGGAGAAAAAGGATACTATCCTTTAGACATGCAGGGTATCTGTATTCAGAGAGAAGGAAAAGAATAATTCGATGTCTGAACTCACAGCGTTCCTAATACTTTTTGTTCCCATAGTTTGGTGGGTTTGGTGGATGAATAAAGATAAACCTAAAGTTAAACTGGATTTTGGCCCAGAAAAACCTGATAAAATGATTAGTTGGGATGGAGCCTTTTACATACTCTGGAATTGGAAAAGTTATCTTGCAAAAACTGTATGGTTAGGCGCAATTCCATTTCTTTGGTATTCGGAGGGTTTTGGTTCAGCATTTGTATGGTCATTCTTTGGAGGTCTTTTAATACTTCTTGGAAAATTTTGGGAGTTGTTTGAGAGATGAGAATTGTTTACATTCACGGTGCAACTGCAACTGAAAGAACCTTTGCGTTTATTCAAAAGAACATTAATGCAAAGAATCCAATATACCTTAACTACAATTCCAAGGATGCAACTGCAAAAGAGAACCTAGACTTTCTAAAGGAAACGTTGAGAGAACAAATGCGTCCTAATGACAAGTTATTTTATATTATGCATTCTCTAGGAGGCATCTACGGAATTTATTTACAGGAAGAATTTGCATACAACTCTTCGTTTGCGGTTTCGCTTGCAACTCCTTTCAATGGTTCAGAAGTTGCAAACTGGGGAAGATGGATCGCACCACAATATCAATTGTTTGCAGATATCGTTCCTAACAGTCGATTTATCAACAGTCGATTTATCGCAGAGTCACGAAAGATTAAGATTGTAATTCCATGGAAACAGGTGATTACAACAACTGGAGATGTTCCTTTAATAGCAGGAAAGAATGATGGCGTAGTTACAATGGAATCAATGATGAGTCGAGATGATGTTGACTATTATGCAATTGACCGTAATCACTATGAGATTGTTCAGTCTAAAAGAACTGTCAGTTTGATTTCGGATTGTTTAAAGGGAATTCGAAAGTGATGGTGGAAGTTTCATCTCAAATTTCTCAATTTTTTCTTTGAGTTCTTTCTCTTGTTTCTTTGCGAGATAGAGTGCCATTTCTAGTGAATTGATTTTATCATGAGCACTATTCAAAGATTCTTCTAAGACTCGCATTCTTTCCAGTGTTCTATTTGGGGTTCCTTCAGACATTTTCTATTGACTCCTGAGTTATTCTATAGTAATATGTATAAATAGAAACGAGTCAAAAAATTGGTCAAATCGGTCTGGTCAAAGTCTTTAATATAATATGAAAGGAAATGTGAAATGGGATGGTGGAATAAACTAGCTCAAGAACAACAGAGTGAATGTAAGTATGATGAACGTCATGGAGGCCCTTATGATAGAGGAAGTGCGGATAGTTATTATCGAAGAGGGTTTCAGCCTCATTACTTTGTAGGAGCTACTTATCAATCGAATGCTGTAACGATTGAGAATATGACGCCCGAAGAAATCATGGCCTACAAAGCAGGATATGACGATAACGAAGAAGACGGAAACTTCAAAGATTGGGGTTAAAGTGCTTGACAAACTTCTAATTAGATCGTATAATGTATGTAACAGTTAGGCAAAAGGACACAGTACATGGCATATTACACCTACACCAAAGATCCAATAGGTTGCTTCGTAGAGAAGGAAGTGGGTAATTACTTTGAATATTCACTCAACGATGATCCGTTCAACTTCTGCGAAGACTTTCCGCACAAGGTTTGGGTAGGTGGCAAAGACGTATGCGGTATGACTGGTTATCGTTATGCAATAGTCAAGAAGACTGTAGCCTACATCTGCGTAGACGAAGATGAATACGGACTGCCTGTGCTGGAAAAATGGCAACTCAAAAAGAATACAGAGTATGCAATATAGTGAAATAACGAAAGGATTAAATTATGATTCGCTTTATGATTGGAATGTTGTTAGTTTTTGGTTCTGTTGGTGGACTTGAACAGGATACTGCGACCTTTACGGAAGCAATTCTCGGTTCACTTCTTGGATTGACTCTAATGTTTTGGGCACTTCCCAAACTTAATGCTCTTGCGGATGAAGAATACTAGATTATATCGAAATCTTAAAGGAGACAAAAAATGTCAATAGAAGCTTGGTTGTTAATCACTGCATTCATTTTTACTGTGTTTGGTTTCATTTGGGGCCGTGGAAACAAAGAAGAAAGTGATGTTGCAGCAATCGAAAACACTTTAGATCAACTCATCGACAAAGGATACTTGCGTTTTCGTAAAGACGATGAGGACAATATAGAACTCTTGAAATGGAATCATTTTGGAGATTAGTGTTTAGGAAAGGAACTAAATATGGATATAGTATATGGAGTCCAAATCGAAATCGATGAGGGCGAATATGAATATGTTAGAGAAGGGAATGGTTGGAAGTCAGACTCTCCCTTTCTAACATTTAACACTAAAGAAGATGCTCTTATTGAAGCTAAAAAGTGGAATACTGGAGTCGTTGTAAATTTATCGAAACTTTCATCATGGAAAAGTTAGAAAAAAGTTTATTTCATAATAAAAGAACTATTGTGAAATATAGAGAAGCATTTCAACAAGGCGCACTAGCATGCCGTGAAGGCCTTGGATTTGAAAATTGCCCTTGGGTGGATGATGATTTTCGAAAACAGGCATGGAGAGATGGTTGGGAATCTGCAATGACTTGGGTTCTGGAGAAGGCATATTCTTAAAAAATAATAAATAAAATGGAGAATATTATGCATGAAGTACAACTAGATTTGTTTAGTGACCCACCTCTACCTTATAGACGGAATGAAAATAAAGAACGTGTAGAACATCTTGAATGGATACTGACACAGATTGGTTTAAAGGTAAAGGCATATCAAGAAACTAAAGAAGATTTTGTTTTAGAAGGAATTCCTTCCTTCATAAATGATTACTTTAGTAAATATAATTAAAAAGGATAATATATGTACCTAGAATGGTGGATGATAATCACCATCGGGTTATTCTTTGTAATTGCAATCAGCAGAACTTGGAAAAAGGCACACTATGAAGGTTTCTGTATGGGCGCAACTGTCTTATTAAACACAGTGGAAAAAGTAATTCCAGAAGATTCAGTCGAGTTTCATAAAATAGTTAAAGAATTGACAAAAAAACCTGATAAAAAAATAAAAAATATTTAAATTAGAGCTTGACATTTGTATGTAGAGTACTTATATTAATAGTATAGGGAACAGTTAGAGGTTGTTATGGTAGATTTTGAAGAACTCTATGTCAAAGGTTCCACTAAAAATAAAAGAAAACTGGCAGAGTTAGCGGTAACTTTTGCTAAAAGTATTTTATTTCCTCGCCACAGAAACGTTGTTGTCGAAGTTGAACTCATTCCAGACTTAAATGGTAAAGAAGGTATCTGGGGCGATTGTATTGACGATGAGGATCGTTGGTATATTGTCCGTGTTGATTCCAAATTATCTGCAAAAGACTTTGTTGAAACAATTTTACATGAGATGGTTCATGTAAAACAGTATGTTCGTAAAGAATTAGTACAACATTCAGTCAAGCATCAGTTGTGGAAGGGTGGCCAAATCCCCTCAGAAACTAAATATGAAGAACGTCCATGGGAAATTGAAGCGTTTTCATTAGAAAAAGACTTATCTGAATCATTTATCACTACTCACGGATGGAAATTCTTAGGAGTTTAACCGAATGCATTTGGCTGAACAACAATGCCAGCAGGAAGAAGTGTTTGAAGAGATTGTAATTCAGGCCGTACAGGAGTCTGAAAGTTTGGAACAGGTAAAAAATGAGTGTTTGAAATCAAAAAAACTCGTTGAGCACTGGAGTCAAGAAGAAATTGATGAATTTATCGCAGACCTTTGGAGTGAATACTGGACAAAATACCTAACAGACTACTAAAAAATGTAAAATATTCTTGACTTTATCATAATATTACTGTATTATGTAAAGTATAGTGAACAAAAGAGGTGAAAGACATGTCGAAGATGGGTAATTATGTTGTTGGTTTGATGGAAGATGGACTTTGGGAAGAGCCAGATTATCCAGAACCCGACATCGAAGCGTATTATGAAGAATATTATACAGAAAAACTTAGTGCCTTCAAATCTGCACTAAAACAGGCTATGATGATTTACGATTGTAGCTGGATTCCCGCCCTCAGAACCATGTACCAAGTCGAAAAAAAGGATGTACGATTGTAGCTGGATTCCCGCCCTCAGAACCATGTACCAAGTCGAAAAAAAGGATGCAGAACCGTTTGATATTCAATCGGATGCATATTGTTATAGAAAATTAGAGAGTTATCTCTACGAATGGGAATTGGGCAAGGAAAAAATTGACGAAATATGTAAAAAATTCTTCTTTAGGGCTTGACATTCGCCCTAAAAAGTATTATATTATATATGTAAGATGATGAAATAACTGATGAGGTTCTAAATTATGGCATATGTTTCCCAAGAAATGAAAAAATCACTCGCTCCTGCGATCAAATCTGTACTTAAGAAGTACGGATTCAAGGGAACGATTGGTGTTCACAATCATTCTTCTTTGGTAGTAAACATTAAGAGTGGTGTTCTTGATCTAATTGGTATCGCCAATGCAAAAAACAAAGAGATATCAGAACGCAGGAACATGCCCTACTACGCCAACGAAGGTTACTTCCAAGCAAATCCCTACCACCCAGATCAGTACGGCGAAGCTTCTCAATTCTTTGAGGAGTTGGTTGCCGCTATGAAAGGTGCTTTCTCTAAAGATGGCCCTAAGTGGTATGACAATAGTGATGCGATGATTGATTATTTCGATACTGCGTATTACTTGGACATCAATGTAGGTAAGTGGGACAAACCTTACGAATTCACAGGAGTGTAATTCATGGCTGTTCGTTCAAAAAAATACAATGAAAAAATTCATATCGATTTGGACGGGCCCCAAGGGAACGCATTTGTTCTTTTTGGAATCGCTGAAAAACTTGCCTCTATATGTGGTGTAGATTCGGAGTCCATCATACAAGATATGAAATCTGGAGATTATCTCAATCTCCTTAAAGTGTTTGAAGAGAATTTTGGACACATCGTAGTTTTGGAAACTAGTAATCAGGAGTACTTAGATGTTTTTTGTTGAAGTGAAAGAAAGATTCAGTGAAGAAAAATTCCGTTGGGAAGCTCTAACGGAAGAACAGGCATTAGATGTTGTTGCAAAACTTAAGTCTGATGGTAAATATTGGTCACTTGAAATTGGAGAAATGTAGAATGTTACTTTACATTTTTGGTTTTTTCGACTAAGTATTATAGTTAAGGAGTTCTAAATGTCGAAAATACAAGAAAAAATAAAAACTCTTATGGATACTGTACAAGAGAGTTTAGAAAGTCAGCGACATATTGAGTCGCCAGAAGAGTTTATGATTGAACTGGATAAAGTTGGACTTTACTTGGACTTTACTTCAGTCACATGAATGATGAAGATCGTGATTACTATCAAGCGGCACAAATCGCTTTTGAAGAACAAAGGAAGTGGACTATTTAAAATGAAACTTGCAAATTTTGAAATGATTGAAAAGGATTACATGCCTGGCGGTTTTCAGTCATTATTATCCTTTGGTGAGCATCATCAATTGAGTGTTATTAGTGGTGAAGGTGCATATGGTTCGAAAAATGCTCCCTATGAGATCGCCGTATTCATCAATGGAGAATTTGCAAATTTGCCTGGCATTATTGAAGATGATATTAAGGGATACTTGACAGAAGATGAAGTTGATACGATCATAAAAAAACTTCATACTATTACAAAAGAAATCCCTGTTCAAGCCAATTTGATGGAGAGTTACAATGTCACAAATATCTGAAGTAAAAAATAATATAGGTAAACTTTATTCTGTTGGGTTAGATTATGATTCTGCCAAGAAACAGTTTTTTGAGTCTGCGTATGAAAAGTTTTCTAAAGAAAAGTTGGAAACAATTTTTGATGAAGAGTGGAATAGATACGAACACATGTATTTTGCCAATTTAAATTTCTTCAAGAAAGGAATTTAGATGGACTTGGATGAGTATGAGGAAGATATTAGATTAAATGCAGTAAGTTATAGTATTATAGCATTTAAACCTCAAACCTCAACAAAACAAGTCGGGGAAACAAAAACTTTTGAAGATGCCATAAAAATGGCATATGAAATTCATAAAGAAAATAGTTTCCGCAGTGTATTGATTTATGCAGTTAATGAGACTGGACGATTTGTTTTAAATGCCTTCGTTAGAAGTGATGATATGAAACTCAAAATAATTGGGAGTAGAAAATGAGTAATCAGCGAAGAGGAAACTGGAAACCAGCTGCAATGAATGATAGTAGTAGAATAGATGCAATGTCTTTGACTACTTTCTGTAAACATGCAAAAGTTATTTTAGAGGAACGTGGAGAAGAAGATGCTGCATTCTACTTTGGACAAGTAGAAGATTGGTTGCGTGATGGGGGAAGAATTCAAACTGGACACAATGATGTTGCCAGAATTCTTGGTGTGTAATGAAATATTTTCCAACTGATGTTTCGGATGTTCGTATTGACGATGATGAGGCAAAAATGTTCGGCATCTCTGATAGAGAACTTATTAAACATCTTTTTAAAAAGGTTGTTCTATTAGAAGAAACAGTTTATGAACTTGAGCATCAACTTAGAATTCATGAAGAATGGATAAAGTTAAGGGAAAAAAATTAAAATATATTGACAATATGTTTCATATATGGTACATTAATACTTGTATGACTATTTTATGAAACATAGAAATCTGCCCTTAGCTCAGCTGGATAGAGCAACAGCCTTCTAAGCTGTGGGTCGTAGGTTCGAATCCTACAGGGCAGGCCAATTAATATCGGGCGAGTCGGACGCTCGATTTTGTCGAGTGAGTAAAAACACGGTTAAGCCTGAAAACGACACTAAATAGAAGACTCAGGTGGGAAGTTGGAAATCCCTCACAAGAAACCAACATGATTAAACAGGGGCGGACAGTAGGAAGAGGCGACTAATGTATAAGAAAATAAAGCGGCCTGCAACCCCTCAAACTGCTAAGGTTACGAACACCTACTGTCCTTTTTATTCGGAGTTACTATAATGCAAGTATCACCAGTATCGCCAGTAAGAATTGTGAGTGAGTATGTTAGACAACTGAATGTCGGTGATAAAATTCATAACATTGTAGTAACACATAAAGATTTTGGAGGCTCTGTTAGAGTTGAAGAAGTTTATAGAACATACGATAAAACTGGAAAGATAAGAACAGTCGAACCAGTTAGTAAAGTTGATGTTGAAGTTTAGGCGGATGTCGTATAATGGTATTACCTTAGCCTTCCAAGCTAATGACAGGGGTTCGATTCCCCTCATCCGCTCCAAAAATAAAAATCCAAGGTGACGGCCTGTGGATTGTGGTGACTGAATAATCCCTTGCAAATGGGGATAAGGTAATGTCGAAGGAACTTAGCGGTTCGTCTTAGCGGATGCAGACAGGTATGAGTCAAGTTAGACAGGAAGTTTGCCAGTGACTCGTTGCAGGATCCTAACCCTGCCCACACTAATAAATTTCTAAGTACACATGAGAGTAGATGCACCTACTTTCCTGTGCATAGGACAAGGGTTTGAAAGACTGCAAGTCATGTGTATTTAAAAATTTATCGGGGTATAGCGCAGTCTGGTAGCGCATCTGCTTTGGGAGCAGAGGGTCGTTGGTTCGAATCCAGCTACCCCGACCAATTTAGGAATATTCCCAGATAGCTCAGTTGGTAGAGCAAATGACTGTTAATCATTGGGTCGGGGGTTCGAGCCCCTCTCTGGGAGCCAAATAAAGAGTAGGATACTAGTTGAGTAATTTTAGATTTATTGAAAAGAACCTAGATGTAAGTAAGATACTACAACAAGTTCTTGATAATCCAAAAGATTGGAATTATGTTAATAACTTAAAGACAGATGGAAAAGATGTCGGCGGTGATGTAGACCCATATGGATTCTTGCCTCTAGTTATGGCAGTTGTAAAGCCAGGAGAAAGTCCAAAGAATACAGAAAAAACTCAGAAGACTGAGCTTTATGATAAATATGATGAAGTTTCGAAGTGGTTAAGAAGTCAAGGAATAACACAATTATCAAGAGCTGCATTTTTTAAGTTGGGTGTTGATGAGTGGGTTGGTAAACATATAGATGAAGGATCTTACTATTTAACTAGAGATAGGTATCATCTTTCTCTACAAGGTAGTTATGATTATGAAGTTGATGGAGAATGGCATACTATTGAGCCGGGCACTTTCTTCTGGTTTGATAATAAAAAATACCATCAGGCGCATAATGTAGGTGATGTTGAAAGAATAACTTTTGTATTTGATGTTCCAAAGTCAGAAAACAATCCATAGTAAGGATACGAGATGTATAAACCTCTACCAGAAGAAGTAACAATAAAAAAATCAGGTATACACGGACTTGGCCTTTGGTGCATAAAACCGATCAAAGAAGGAACTGAGATCGGAATGTCGCATTTTTATTGGGGAGAAAATTTGCAAAGAACTCCATTAGGTGCTTTTTATAATCACTCTGACGAACCTAATATAGTAAAGATTAAAAAAGATAGTAGATTCTTTATTGTTGCCATTAGAGATATTTGGCCAGGCGAAGAGATTACATGTCAGTATACTTTTTATCAGATGTAAAGGATGTATATATATTATGAGAATGGAAACTGCGAAGAAAAATTTTGATATTGATGTTGCAGGGAATATACTTTTAAATAGTAGTCAGTCTCCCAAGGATTTGCAAATTCAAAGTGGAGATACATATGCTGCAATGATTGTTGATGGAAAGCCCATTCTAATTAAGTTGGAGTTAACTTTAAAAGAATAGGAATAGTTATGTCACTTGGATTTAGAGACAAATACCAAAACATAATTAAGAATTTAGTTCAGAATGCCGACCAGTGCAGTCAACAGTGGGTTCTTACTGGAGAACCAGAATGGCATGCTGCATATATGATGTATGTTGGAAAGGTTTGTGAATTAAAGGACTGGATTAAAGAAAGAGAAAGTGAAATAGAGAATACGCCGCTGTAGCTCAGCTGGTAGAGCAACTGATTTGTAATCAGTAGGTCGGGAGTTCGAATCTCTCTAGCGGCACCATATAGGTGTTGGATGGAAAACAAAGAAAGAAAAATAATTCTTCTAACAGATATAATAGAACAAAAGGTTCGAAAAGAAAAAGAGCTTGAATATTATCAACGAGAGTTGGAAAAATTAAATAATAAAATGTTTTTCATTCGCAAAGAAATCGACTTAACAAATCTTATAATAGATTTAATAGGGCGAGAAAAAATCATGGATATGCGTGAAGTTATTGATGACAAGAGTGTAGAAAAATTGATTGGTAATGATAGTGGCGAAGAAGACGGAAGCGAAACCTAAACGGAAAAGAAGAACAAAGGCAGAAATGGAAGCCGCCCGAGAGGCCGAGTCTCAATCCTCAAAACCAAAACAAAAGAGGAAGCGCAGACCCAAAGCAGAGATAGAGGCCGCTCGGGCAGCATCATTACCACCAGAACCCAAGTGGTATGAGATTGGGTATAAGGGCCCAAAACCGCCCCCACCAAAACCAAAAAAGAAACCTCGTTCATATTCCCCACCCCCACCAAGACAAAAGTTCGATACTAGTTTAATCGACAAACAAATAAAATTCCCTGGCGGCGCCAAGTACGCAATTACTAAGGAAACAAAACATGGTAGACATGTATTGTCTTGGGGAATGGGTGATTGGAGTATATTATATAATGCAAGATATAATAATACTGAAAAACATTGGCAATTTTATCTTGACTTATACAAAAGAACGTGCGATAATGGTAAAAATGAAAAAACAAAAAAGGTGAAAAATAATGGTACAGCAAATGCAACAACAAAGTCCAGTGTCAAATCTGGACGCACCAACACTAAAGGCAATCCTACAAGAAAAAGCACAACGAGTGGTGTTCGAAAAGGCAGACGGAACTCTAAGAGTAATGCATTGCACGACAAACCCGAAGATCGTGCCGTGGCCTGATAATCCAGTAGAAGCAGAAGGCTCAGTTCAAAAAGAAAAAGATCCAAACCTTATTGTTGTTTGGGATTTAGAAAAAGATGGATGGAGATCATTTCGATTTGAAAGACTCAGAGAATATGGAGATTTAGAATAATGGGTGGTAAGTCAAAGGGAAAAAATTACACCTCTAAGGGCGAACGGCGAAGTGTATCACGGCAGAATAGAACCAAAAACCCAAAGGGTACTCTTGTACACGCAATTCGTCAAAGAGAGGCATGGCAACAAGGTAAGAATGTAGTTCTTACAATTCCAAATCCAAATACTTCAGAAACCAATAAACCTTTCATAAAGGTTAAGGCGAGTGAGGTATGGGGAGATTTTAGAAATCAAAGAAAATTTATGATGAAAGGAGCACCGGCTGTATGATAGAAGGATTTAAGCCACCTTGTGTGGTATTCAGAACTAGGGTCAGAGATGAATCAATCGAAGGCCCAAACCCATATCGTTGGGAAGATGTAACAAGTGATGATCTGTTCAAAGGTAAGAGGGTAGTTTTATTCAGTTTGCCTGGCGCATTTACACCTACTTGTTCTACATATCAATTGCCTGGCTTTGAAAGTAATTATTCAAAGATTAAAGAATATGGTATTGACGAAGTATACTGCATTTCGGTTAACGATGCATTTGTTATGAATGCATGGGCCAAGGCACAAGATATTCAAAATGTAAAAGTTATTCCAGATGGTTCTGGAAACTTTACTCGATTTATGGGAATGTTAATTGGCAAAAACCATTTAGGGTTTGGTATGCGTAGTTGGAGATATATGTGTGTTATTAATGACGGTGTTATTGAACATTGGTGGCAAGAGCCAGGCATTAATAACGATGGAAGTGATGATGATCCATATGTACAAACAACTCCAGAAAATATGTTGAGTTATCTAGATCAAAAAAATATGTGGAATGAAGTTAAAAAACGAACCAGTATCGGCGATTACACGGTTGTATAATGTATGATATAAGACCCCTTCACAAGAATAATGCTTCTGTATTTGTTGCAGAACGCCATTATTCTGCAGTTATGCCTCGACTAACTAAACATTATCTAGGATTTCACTTAGATGATAAGTTAGTTGGGGTTTTAACTTTAGGATGGGGAACCAATCCGATGGGAACAATTAAAAAAATGTTTCCAGATTTGACAACTTCTGATTACTTTGAAATTGGAAAGATGTGCATGGATGATTCTATGCCTAGAAACTCCGAATCCCAAATGTTGTCCCAAACAGTAAAGTGGATGCGTGAAAATACAAATGCAAAATATCTGTACACTTGGGCAGATGGAATAGTTGGAAAGCCAGGATATGTTTACCAGTCTGCAAACTTTCTTTATGGTGGTTTTATATGGTCTGATGTATATGTCTCTGAAACAGGCGAGAAGGTACATTTTAGGACTATACAGAGGAAGATGAAGAAAGAGATGGGTAGACATGATACGAAGTATGGCCCTCGACCAAATGACGCCAAAATGGGTGATATGGGGTTTTCAAGAGTTTGGGGTAAACAGTTCAGATATATCTATCCATTGACTAAGACAGATAGAAAATATATGAATAGAAATTCTACATGTTGTTGGACAAATCAATATCCAAAGGATGAAGATTTGCAATGGAAAATTAAAAGGCCCGGCGAAACAGAATACGAATGGTGTGATGATATGCCGTTCATTCATAGTAATGATATAAAACATAATAAGAGTAATATTGCAAGATATAAGGCAGATATTACGATTGATAGTTTTTTTTAATAACCTATATAATTGTGGAGTATATAATGAAAAAGAGAAATATAAATCAATTAAGGATTAGATTGCGTGGCGCAAGGTCAAGGACTAGACAATATTGGCAACGACAGGCGTATATAAACAGACAGAGAAGAAATTCTCAGGAGATTAATAATGATAGATTACAGTACAAATTACACGCTTAGTAGTGTACATACCGATGCTGGCAATGATGAGGTTATTACTCATTCATTCGATGCGACAAATGCAACACTTGGTGAAGTGTTGGAGAAAATCGAAATCTTTTTGATTGCAGTAGGATTTGATTGGATTAAGAAAGGTGAAATTCAGCATGTGAAAGGTGTGACTGATGAAGACTATGACTCTACTGTAGGAGCAGAATTGTTTGATGAATATTCTGTAAGTGCAGAAGAAATGTATAATAGACTTAACGGTTTAGATAATACTGCAAAAATTGTTGAATTTCCTAAGAAAGAAAAAGAAGAAAATATAACATTGACTACTGGTTCTAATGATTATGTTTTTTCTGGGGAGTATGATATGGGTTCTATCACATTTGATGGAATGGATATTACTGATGGTATGAATATTACCTTAGATACTTCCGATATTTCTTTTACTCAAGATTATAACGTATCTTTAACTCCAGATGACGTTACATTTAAATTTACTAACTTCGAAAACGAAAAAGAAAAGGATTAAAAATGGCTTTTAAATTATCGAATAGATCACTTTCTAAATTAGAAGGTGTTCATGATGACATGGTTAGAGTTGTCAGCCGTGCCATCGAATTGACTGAGGTCGATTTTGGAGTGATTCAAGGTTTAAGAACGCTCGAAGAACAAGAGGCTTTAGTTGCAAAGGGCGCAAGTCAAACAATGAAGAGTAAACATCTTGATGGACTTGCAGTAGACTTAATGGCCTATGTTGGAGGCCGTGGCGTCTGGGAACTCAATGTGTATGATGAGGTTGCTGATGCAATGAAGGCAGCTGCAATAGAAGAGGGTGTGGCAATCCGCTGGGGTGCAGCCTGGCACATTGATGACATTAGGGAGTGGGATGGTTCCATGGAAGATGCCATGAACGCCTATGTTGATTTAAGACGCTCTCAAGGAAGACGCCCATTTATTGACGCACCACACTTTGAGCTGATGGTATGAAAATAAGTTGGGGTTACTTTATAAGTATCCCCATGTCTTCTTACTTTATCCTTCTATTCCTCTTGGGTTTATTTGGAAAAAGTTTAATGATATTTACACCAGAAAAAAATATAGTAATGTATGAGTTTTTTGGTGTTGTATTAATACATTATATTTTTTATATTATTTTTTGCTTGACAAAAAGAAAAGAATAGTGTATAAATACAGTTGTAATTGTTGATACGATTCAACATACATACTGGACTTGGGGGCAGTACCCAACGCCTCCACCATAAGCACATCCGTAAGGCGCAGTAAGGTTCCCAACGGATTACCGTAGAAGACTACGCAGGGTGTGTTTATGATGGGGGCGAACTAGGATCGACAGGTGTGTAGAGATGAGAGTAGATTACCGTGTTGACCTACGATATTCGGTCGAACAAAACTAAACGCAAACGATAACTTTGCACCTGAGTTTGCTCTAGCAGCATGATCAGCGGGGTATGGGTTCCACCTTGTTACCAAACGGGCCCGCAGTCATAGTAAAAGGATTTAATAAATGACAAAGTTTTTATTCGGGGCCGCTTCGGCGGTTTTTTTATGCACATCTGCAATGGCAGAAGGAATTAGAGGCCATGTAGATGGCGAAGTTGAATATAGTTTGGAAAATGAAAAATTTACATCTGAATTAGGATACACAATGGCACTTCCACAAGGATTGGTGCTACGCCCATGGGCAGATTTTTCATATGATCGTAACTTAGCATCTGATACAATTAATTTTGACGGTGTTAATTTAGGAGTTTCATATGCAGTATCTCCTGCACTTTCTCTTTACAGTGATATTAGTGCAGATCATGATTTTGAATATGAAGATACATCAGTTGGATTTCGCTTTACATTCTGATTTTCATACTATATAATAAAGGTGGCAACTTCCTATAAAGTTGCTAATTACACACATCACACAGAAAAGGAGAAATATGATGAGTAATAAAAATCCATTTGAAATTAGACTAGAAGTTTTAAAAATGGCAAAAGATATGTCTGAACAAAGTTACCATATGGCAATGGATACATATTGGCAAACTTTGAATGCGACTGCAGAGACATGGAATAAAAGTGTTGAGGAATTGGTTCAACATACACAACACTTGAAACCAGAAATGCCTGCCCCTCAAGACATCATGAAAAAGGCTCAAGAGTTGTATACTTTTATTTCAACTAAAGAGTAAAATTGATAGGGGGTGCAACGCCCCCTATTTTTAAAAATGCGTGAAACGCAATATTGTAGAGATGGTTAGAGATATATAATGATAGAGGTAATTTATAGTGAAAGAACAGATTTATTCAGTTCACTTACAGGATGAAATGCCTCGAATTGGTTCTGGAAGAAGGACTGTTGTGGTTAAAGTAGGACGAAAATGGGTTTATGTCAGAAATAACACAAATGATCCTTTATTGATTAGAAAATGTAAAATTAAACTTAACCAATGGAATACTATTGTGAAAAATAAATTCACGCAAAAACACATTATGGAGAAGTAATAATATTATGCCGAGATATGATTTTAAATGTACAGATTGTGATCATGAATTTGAAGTTTGGTGTCGTATTGCTGAAAGAGAAGAACATTTAAATGGCTCTTGTCCAAGCTGTCAAATCACAGGAAAAATCCAACAATTTCTTACTGGTGCTCCAAATATTGGAGATCCTGTTCGCATGGGCAGACAAAAAGTTCCACAATCATTTAAGGAGAATGTTTTAGATAGAGTGGCCAAAGTGCCTGGTGCAGTAAAAACAGAGTCTAAATTTAATATGTAATTTTTCACCGTGGATTCCAACTTTCAAAGGAGTCTCATTAGTGAGTAGAAAAGCTAGAAAGACAAAATCAAACAGTAATAGTAGATTAATAGGGATAGATACACGAACACATCTTAAAAAAATTACACCAATAACGCCAGCACAAGAAGAAGTGTTTGATGCCTTTTATGAAGACCATTTGTTTCTTCATGGAGTTGCAGGGACAGGAAAGACATACATCTCTTTGTACCTTGCACTAGATGAATTAATGAATAAATCTTCTAGTTATAGAGATATACAAATTATCAGAAGTGTTGTTCCGACAAGGGATATGGGGTTTCTGCCCGGCTCGGAAAAACAAAAACTTCAATCATACGAAACCCCATATAGAACCATAGTAAACGAATTATTTGAATGCGGCAGTGCATACGAAAGTTTACGAAAAACTTCCCTCATAAATTTTAACTCGACATCTTATATAAGAGGCATGACCTTTTATGATAGTATTATTATTGTAGATGAATGCCAGAACATGAATTTTCATGAACTGGATTCTGTCATAACTAGAATAGGAGACAACTGTAAAATAATTTTCTGTGGAGACTTTAGACAGTCAGACTTTAAATGGAAAGATGAAAAAGATGGAATACTTGACTTTATGAAAATCATAAAAAGTATGGATCGTTTTTCTTTCATTGAGTTTATGCAACAAGATATTGTCAGAAGTCCTTTGGTAAAGTCCTATATAATTAATAAATTAGAATTGGGTTTTGCCTAAAAGGAGGCCTCAAATGGAAAACATAATCGAAGCTAAAGATATTTTTTCTGCTAAAGTAAAATCTAAAAGTAACAACTTAGAGGATATAAAGTCATTTATTAATTTAGGTGGTATGGATGAAGATTATGATGTATCTATTGGGACTACAAATGAACTCCTTGATGAATTTGTTTACATTATGACAGAGGAGTATGGTTTTGACTTAAGTAATAAGGCCCTTGTTGATGATTTGAGTTTTATGGGAATTGTATTGCAGGCCATTATGGACAGACATTATGGAATTGAAAATGCTCTAATACAGAATATTGACGAAGCGATAGAAGAACTTAAAACAAGACAAGAAGAAATATCGTAAAAACTGCTTGACATGTCGAAGGATATTTGATATAATGTAGTCAACTTTGGAGTAATTTATGTTTAATCATGTTCAATTGGATTTGCCTGAATTTTCACTGAGAAGTGAAACCCTTAAGTCTGGTACTAGATATTACTATGACGAAGATGGCAACAAATATCCTTCGATAACAACTGTCATATCACATTTTTCTAAGAAGTCCATAATGGAGTGGAGAAACCGTGTAGGCGAAAAAGAAGCTAATAGAATCACTACTCAGGCCGCAAGAAGAGGAACTTCTGTGCATCAGTTGTGTGAAGATTATATAAATAACATAGAAATAGATTATAGTAAACTCATGCCGAATGATACAGAGATGTTTCTAACATTGAAAGAAACTCTTGATACTAGATTAGATGATGTATATGTTCAAGAGTGGCCAATGTATTCTGGACATCTAGGAATTGCGGGAAAATGTGATTGTATTGCATATTTTGATGGTAAACTTTCTATTATTGATTTTAAAACATCAAGAAAGTCAATGCATCCAAATAAACTGGAGAACTACTTCAGACAAGCATCTGGTTATGCTGTTATGTTTGAAGAGAGGACAAAAATTCCTATAAATAATCTAGTAATCATTGCGGCCATTGATGACCAAAAAGATGCGGAAGTTTATACTTCTAAACGTGATAGTCATATCAATGGATTGATAGAAATGATAACAGAATATAAAGCACAATTGTAGGAAATAAAAAACATGGTTCAATATCTAAAAAGTAGTGCAAGAAGATATGTAGGAGTCCCAGACTATTTGGGAGTGATGTATGATTACAACACAAGAACAAGGGCGGGACATTTGTTTGTCGGCGGTTTTAAAAGAAAGCCTGGCATTCGATCTAGTGATATTGTACTATTTGATGGAAACATTCTTTTGCCTGCTACTAACAATTACAGAGAAAAAATCTTTCGAGTAAACCCCGCTACTACTATCAAATTTGAATATGAAAAAACAAATACTTTAGATCGAGTTCAATGTGGTATCATTCCACTTGATGAACCAGAGATTGGTGAAAGTATTAGTAACGCAAACAATTCTACCCACATTTATCAAAACAATACAGCACAAGAACAATCTATAAAAATATATTCTAATTATAAAGCATCAGTAGATTCTAAGTTGAGATTCAGAATTACAGAAGTAATCTCTGATAATACTCCTGTTCGTAGTACGGAACTTTATACTAAAGGAGATTTATGTCCAGGCGCTCCACTTGGATGGCAAAGAATTTTAAGATGGGATATAGATAAGATTCCAACCGTAGGATTTTCTTTGTCTGTGGGTAAGGAACTTGGCGAGAATGAGTTTATTTTCAGAGACTTTATAAATTCACAAAACAGTTATTTTAAAGTTCTGCCCAATTATTTTTCAAAGCAGGGGTCTAAGGTAGACTGCAGGGCGGATATTACTTTCGAAACGGAAGATGTAAGTGCTATGAATTTAGACCCAGTGGCACAAGTTGAAATCACAAGTATTATAGGGAGAATGTAATATGGTAAATTGGATCAAAGCTAGATTAACAGAAAGAACATCATGGGATGGTGGCGCACTTATTGCGATGGGTGTTGTTGCACTACTCTTTGATGGTTTAATTACATGGGCTGCATATGCAGCGATTGTTTATGGTCTTTGGACTATCTGGAAATCAGAATAAACTATTGACAAAACGTGTGTTATAGCGTATTATACGCTGTAACACATATCTAAGGAGAATTTATTATAATGTTGAAACTTAAGAGTTCAAAAGAATTTAGTGATGAGATAGAAAAACAAGTTTCTAAATTAAACAGTACATATATTGATACAATCACATACTATTGCGAGAAGAATAATTTAGAAATAGAAAATGTAGTTTCTCTTTTGAGTCCTTTCATAAAAGAAAAAATCAAGTACGAGGCTGAAGGACTGAACATGGTTCAGAAGTCTACGGAAAAATTGCCTCTATGATTACTATGTCTGGTAAGAAGATAGATGACTTTGAGGCGTTTAAAATTTACCTTGCAATGAAAAGTCATTTTAATAGTGAGTATGATTTTATAAAGTATAAAGGAAAAGTTTCTCCGAAGAAAGAGACATATTATGGTAGGAGAGATAGAAGAACTTTTGAAGAACTTTCAAGAAGGTTTGATAAAAAAAGTTTAGAAGAGTTTCTGCTCGCATTATTCTTGAATGTGACAGAAAATGGTAATCTTGCAATTTCTCGTAATGAGTTTATGTGGACAGGAAATCTTTTAGATAAAGAATCTTACGATACATATAAAAATTGGAAGAAAAGAATTCAAAGTATAAAGTATACTTTTACTAATGATTGTCATGTATTGTTTACAAGGGCGTCTGAGGAAAATATAGAGTTTAATTCCATATTTAAATCTATTGACAATGACTACCCATTTATTGTATTCTTAGAAAAACGTGGAGAACTTTCATTAGAAACGTTAATTATCTTTGAAAAGATTTTTGCTTTCATAGATAAGGTCAAAATAAACGATACAACTTATTGGCCTATATACACTAAGAAAGTAAAAGACTATATGTCTTTCTTAGACATAGATGTTAATTATTATGTTAATGTTCTTAGGGACATATTGATTGATGATTATTATGAAGATTATGGTCAATTAATTAAAAAAACTAGTTGACAACCTTTGGATAATATAGTATATTAGTAAAAATACAAAACGCATATAACGTATAAAGGAGAAAAATTATGTCTTTTGCAAACCTTAAAAAAGGTCGCTCTAACTTTGCTCGCCTTGCGGAAGAGTTGGAAAAAACCCAATCCCCACAACAAACCACATCAAATATCGATGATCGATTTTGGAAACCAACTATTGGTAAGGATGGTAACAGTTATGCTGTAATTCGTTTCCTTCCCCCTGCAGATGGTGAAGATATTCCTTGGGTTCGTGTGTTTAATCATGGTTTTAAAGGCCCAGGCGGTTGGTTGATTGATAACTGTCTTACTACAATCAACAAACAGTGTCCTGTTTGTGAGTCTAATACTGAACTATGGAATACTGGTTCACAAGACAATCAAAACCTTGCCCGTGATCGTAAACGTAAACTTAAGTTCCTTTCGAACATTTATGTTGTAAAAGATCCTGCAAACCCAGATAATGAAGGAAAAGTTTTTCTTTACTCATACGGTAAGAAAATCTTTGACAAGTTGAACGAGGCAATGAATCCTCATTTCGAAGATGAAGCTCGTTACAACCCATTTGATTTTTGGGATGGTGCAAACTTCAAACTGAAGTATCGTACTGTTGACGGTTATGGTAACTATGACAAGTCTGAATTCGATTCACAGGCAGCGCTTGCAGATGATGATTCGGAATTGGAAACAATCTATAACCAACTATATTCATTGCAAGAGTTTGTAAGTGAAGAGAAGTTCAAGTCTTATGAACAACTCAAGGAACGCCTTGATCGTGTTCTTGGACTTCAACAGTCTGCAGTTTCAGTAGAAACAGATTTTGTTTCTGATGATTCTTCATACTACGCTGAACCTACTCAGACTAAATCTGCGCCTGCGCCAGAACCAAAGTCTGTGTCTTATAATGAAGATGAGGAAGATGATTCAATCTCTTACTTTGAACGTCTTGCGGATGAAAGTTAGACAGTTGGTGGCACTGAAGTGTTAGTGTAAGACACGACACAGAGTCCATACAGGTAATAGAAGGTATACAACACACTCGACCGCCATCTATTATCGCATATAAAGAACTGAGTGTGGGGAAAGGGCAGGGAGAAATCCTTGCCCTTTTTTTGTCTTAGGTATGTTCACATTGCATATCGAAATTGCGAAAATTATATGACAATTTTCTGCACTTGCGAAATAAATATTAATGTCAGAATCACTGACATTTCACACATATCATACACAGGAGAATAAAATGAGTGTCGAAGAAATTATTAAGAGTTTGAGTGTTCTTACAGTATCACTTACTATTGTGGCTGCAGTTATGTTTATGTCTATCTTTCCGTATGTTAATTAACGGAGAATTAGATGACACAATTAGTATTAACAGCATCAGAATGGTTAAACATTACCCCATTTGTAGATTTTATTCGTGATTTACAAAAAAGAATGAAATTGAGAAAACTTCAAAAAGAAACTATAAAAGAATTAAGTTCACTATCCGATAAAGATTTAAGTGATATTGGTATTGCAAGATCACAGATAAAATCTATTGCAATGGAATTGGATTTAAAAGATGTTTAAAAGAATTTTAGAAACTTTTGAACGTATTGGAAGAGCAAGAGCCGCACACGTTCTTGTACAGCAGGGTTTATACGAAGAAGCAAAAAGAGTTATGTGTAGGGACTGAAAGGTTCCTACCATGCACCTACTAGTGATAATCTAGCATCTCTTACAGCACCATCAGTATGTCTTACTTCTGGTTTTTGTTTAGGCATAATTGTCGAATTATTAGTTACATTATTCACAGTGTTTTGTTGTGGTGCATTAATAATATTTGCGGCCTGTTTCGCATCTGCTGTAGATTTATCCATAGCAGCATTGTCCATCATATTAGACGCTTCTAATTTTTTGTTAGGAACATCACTTGAGAATGATTGTTGTGCAGAAACACCAGAATCAAAATCCATCATTTCTTGTGCAGATGGATTCGCAAATGCATTTTCTTCTTTTGGAGTGATATTCAATTTGTCCAATTCAGCTTGTAGTTTTTCTATTTCTGCTGTATCTTCTTCTCTACCTTTAGAATCTCTACCCCAATAAACATTTTCACCACCTTCACTTCTGGTAATTCTGTCTTTTGCCTCTGCAATTTTTGACTGAAGTTCTGCTTTTTGATCTTCTGGAGAAATCTCTGGTGCGATTGCACCTTCTTCACCATCAAATGCACCCATATCCTTCGCCATGAGTCCAGCATCAATCGCTGTTGACGCAGCAGTACCAAGGCCTGGTATTATACTAGTAAGTCCAGAAAGTACCTCTAGGCCTGCACCAGAGAAGTCTCCACCAAATGCTCTTTGAGCACCAAATCCCAATCCTGCAATTAAACCAACGCCAGGGATTTTTTTCAATAAAGATTTCCCAAGTCCCTTACCAGCTGTTGCGGCGCCCTTTGTGGCGACACTGGCGGCGCCCTTTCCAGTTACTTTAGATGCAAGTCCACTTATTTTCGCACCAACTCCTTTTGCTGGTGCTGTTATTTTATCCATTACTGATGGCATTTTTGGGGGTACTGAAATACTTGGCGTTTTTGGAAGTTTGTCGGGTATTGCACTACCAACACCTTTTATTCTATCAGGCATCGAAGTCATTGTATTTTTTACATTACTCGCAACATTACTTGCAGCGCTTGCTGTTTTCACCGCTCCAGTTGCAGCAAGTCCTGCTACTGCCCCGCCGCCAAGTTTCAGTGCATTTAATCCAATGTTTTTAATTCCCCCCAATGCACCTCTTGCGACATTCAGTCCACCACCGACTAGACTTCTTGCTCTTCCTGTAATTCCAGATCCTGCATTCCTTATTAGATTGCCAAGTCTACCAAATCTACCACCGCTTGCTCTATTTGCTACTGAACCAACTCTTCCTAGACCACCTCTTACTGCTCCACCAGCTCTTGAGAATGCACCTCTAATACCGCCTCTTCCTCTAACGTTACCTCGACCTCTTCTACCTCTTCGTCCATCTCCAACGCCGTCTAATAGGCCGCCTCCGATTCCACCTAACAATCCGTCTAAAAATCCACCCCCATCACCAGAGATTTCATCTAAGTTTCCAGTGTTTTCTGCAATCTGTTCGAGAAGTTTAATTTGTTTTTTCTCTAATTCTTGTTCTATTTTTCTTTCTCTATTAGCTTCTCTTTGATTTTCTAAATCTAATGGAGATGGATTGTCAGAAGTATCCTGCAAGAATTTTAGAAGATTTACTACTTCTTCTAGATATGGACTGTTTTCGCCAAGTTGCTCTTTTACTTCATCCAACTTAGTTGCTGTGATTTGAGAAACTTCACTTGGAGTAGATGTTTCATCGGTAGATAAACTTTGAGTATTTTCGGACGGAGATGGTACTGTAATATTTTCTCTATCGTCTGATACTGAGGTTTCTGGTTGTGGAACAGATACTGGAGATTCTGACATATCAAGTCCATAACTTTTTCTAATGGACTCAATTTCATCTTCTCTTGCCTTGTTTGCGTCTTCTGCTTCTTTTGCTGTTTTTGCCTGACGAATGATAGCATTTTTCTGTTCGTCAATAACTTCTTGTTCAGTAATACCTCTTGCAAGTGCTTGTGCTGCTACTTCTTCCGATGTTATATTTGCTCTTGAGATTGCTTCTTCATTTGATATTTGTGTTCTTAAAACAGAAAATTCTTCTTCTTCAATTTTTTTCTGTTCTACAATTCTTCTTTGTCTCTCTTCTTCCTCTGCCTTATTTGCCTTACTTGTTTCTCTGAATTGTTTAATTCTGTCACCAACAAATGATGCACCAAATGCTAATAGTGGACTACCACTCAATGCACCTGTAATAACTCCACCAATTCCACTAATTGAACTTTCTACTGTCTTTGTTGCAAGATCACCAATAGATTTTTTAAATGTAGTGTTTTGTTTTATACTTTCTTGAGATGCTCTTAATATCTCTTGAAGTGCTTTCTTTTCTTGGTCAGTAACACCCTCTAGTTGTGCCAAATCGGCATCAAGAAGGTCTATCTTCTTTTTGGTTTCTTTAAATTCTTTTACAGATATACCTTCTTGTTGTCCAAGAATATCAGCAACTTCTGCAAGGGCCTGTCTAGCTGCGGCTGACTGCAACTGGTCGGTTGCAGTGCTAAATGAAGCAGACAATTCCTCTTGGTTTTGTCTGATAAGTTTTTCTGTTACCGCTTTTAGATCAGGACTTGCCATTTATTACTTCTTCTTATCTGAATATGCGTTGCCCGCAAAGAATGCGGCCACAATTGCAGCGACAGAAACGAAGTATGTTGCCGCCATGTCACCCAGAATCTTTGATGCTTGATCCAATCCTGCAACTACTGCAATCACTACTGCGAAGGGATAGAGTAACATACCGAATAAAGAGAACCAGGCCATTTGACGCATTGCATCTCTGCGAGCGTCAGCATCTTCTAGTTCTTTTCTTTTAAACTCAAGATACATCTTTTCTTCTTCTTTTGAAACCTTTCCATCTCCATTAGTATCGGCGGGGTGATGTCCAGATGCTTTAATTTCTTCTTCCATATTAACTCCTCATTGCGTCTTTTCTACGCTTTTCTTCTTCTTTAATATAGTTTATCAAAAGATTTAAATATATCTCTCTTTCCCACGGTATCATATCTTCTAATTCACTCAAACTATATTTATGGTGCTGCATCAACGCAAAATTATTTCGATACATCGATGCAAGGGACTCATGATTTAAACTTAGGAAAAAAAATCGGTAATTCCTTTTACTTTCATCGATTTTTTCCATCCACATTTTCTACAAACAATATTTACATCACACGCCGTTTCTGGCATTGTATTGAAAAAATTGTTAATAGATTCAAACTGTTGTTGTGTTAAATTCTCAACAAAAGTTTTTAATTCACTTTCTGAATAATCAGACGCATTATATACTTCACTTCCATCAACGATCATGTCAATACAAGTAGCTACAACATCAATTACATCATCTACACTATCTGCAGTTAATACAGAATTTAAGATATTAAAATCTGGATATTTCATAATGATTTTAATATCTGATGTTAGATTCAATTCATTGGTGTGTCCTTCTTGATTTTCAATCTCCGCCTTTTCTAAGTCTAATGTGAAAGGAATTTGACAGCCCCCCTGCCCTACTCCTTCTTCTTTACAATCTTCCCGATTGTAACTCAAACCAATTACGTTTCCGATAGACTTACTTCTAAGTTTGATGAAAATGTGTTCAATATCAAATGTAGAAAGTTTATCAACATCTACATCTGATACTAAACAGTTTCCAATAATTTGTTTTATCGCATCAATTTTTTCTTGTAGTTCTTCTCCTTCTTGTGCCATCAGAAGAATTTTTTCTTCTTTGACTAAAAATGGACGAAACTTTACACTTTCATTTGTTGATGGTATAGTCAAATCATATGTTGGTGCATTAATTGTAGGTAACATATTTTATCCTCTTCAAGTATAATTTAATTATTATGGGCCGGTTACAGTAAGCTCTGGGCCGGTTACAGTAAGCTGTACACGTTTATTCGCCTCCTCTTTACTATATTCAGAACGATATTTTCTGTAGAACATCGTAATCTGACATTGCGCCGGTTCTTCGTTTGCATATGCATATTCAACTGGGCCTATAGATAATGGATATAGATTCTCAAATGTTACAGTGTGTGTTCTCTCATCGTTTTTATTATATGTAATGAGCTCTGCCTGTGGTGCCACATAGTCGTTATAATATGAAATTTTATGTGTAGTAAAATCTATAACTTGGTGAAACCAATCTTCAAACCAATCTCTTTCTTTTAAGTTATCGCTCAAATATATACTAAATGTCAATTGATCGTATGTAGTTGTGTATGGTGCCATTCTTATAGGGCCATAAATTTTTGTTTCCGTTGTTGAAATGGTTTTCCCTGGCAAAGAAATTGATGGAACACGAAATTTTAATAAATTGTCTGGATTTGTTAGAAACGACTTCGGCGGTGGTTTAATTCTAAGTTCATAACGATTTGCCTGAGTAAGGCCAGATTTTGAAATGTTTGCAATAAAATCTTCTATTGATGCCATTTATGATCTCCTAGCAGAATCTGACCAAACTTTCGAAGCAGCGGCCTTTTTGAATTTTTGTACTGGTAAAAACAATGCGATGTCCCATTCATTTGCCTCAATTTTTACAAACTTTGATCTAACATGAGTAAACAAGTATTTTTTGAGACAAGGTTTTATGACATTATATTTAGACAGACCTTTTAGAACATTATAAGATAATCTGAGTCTTGTTGTTGAATCATATCTTTTGTTCGATGCAATTTCAGATAATGCATTCATTACAACGATTCTATTTCTTGGCGAAACATAGTGCAAGTTAATTCCAACAAACCCCCCAGATATTCTTTCTACCATAAAGATAAGTGGAAATTCATCGTAATATGGCAACTTCTTTGCATACTTAGGGTCATATTGATAACAATACATACTACCAATATTAGGTGTTGCTGCAGAACGATCCCCATCGCCCAATAGGGATGCCCTTGTGATTCTCGTTTCTCTTGCCTTTTTTCTAAACCACTCCCTTGCTTTATCAGTATTTGGTCTAATGTTTCGAGCAGCGAGTCTATTTAATAGTGGTGTAAAGTCTGTCATTCGTTTATGCCGTTTTTTACTATTTATATCGTTTTATTGAGCGAGTTGATCTTCTGTTAAAATTTTAAATTCCCACTTCCTATCTTCGCAAAATTCTTTCGCATATTTCCACTTGGCCTCGTTAATACTCCATGTTTTCATTTCACTCAAATATCTTGGTGTAATCTTGGTTCGCTTTCTTGGGGGTTTGGTTTCTTTTTTTGGTTTTACTTCGATAACAATGGTTCTTGATTTATTTTCTTCTTGGATTCTTATTACAAAATCTGGATAATATTTGTGTTGTTTTCTGTCCACTGGTGAAATGTAAGGTATTACTAATTCTTCGCTCGACCAGAAAGTGATTGCTTCGTTGTTGTCGCAATACACCATAAACCTTCTTTCCCATGAAGAACGATATATAATGTTATTCACATTTCCTGCATATTTTTCTGGATTTACTGGTTTGTATTTTCCTCTATAAGTAAATCTTTTTCTCACTTCATAAAAACCTTTATAAATAGTACTAAAATATTTAGGAGCAAGTATTTAATGGCCGCATCAGACTCACCATCCACTTTGACGCAACAGAGACAACAGGTTGCAGCAGGCGGGGAAACTTATATATATCCAATGTCATTGCATGAACATGAAGAAGTTGTGGAGATGAAAGATTTTGTTAGATTTACTGCATATAAAGGCGAGCAGCCTGGCTACACAACCATGCAGACAAGAGGAACTGCAGTTGATCTTGAGAAAATAGGGAGTGTTACTCTTCATCTTCCAGAAAATATTGAAAATTCAACAAAATCCCAATTTGAAGGTGCAGACAGTGGCGCCTTGGGGTTGATGGGTAAAACTGGTGCAGTAGCAGGCGAAGATAATGGATTCTTAGACAAAGTACTCAATCTTGGTGGGGAACTTTCATTATCGGCAACGCAATTTGCAGGAGGCCTTGCATTTGGTGGAGATGGTAATTTGCAGTCTCAAGTTATTGGTGGTAGAGTTTCTGGTGCGAATAAACATATGTTATTCAGAGGAATTGATTTTAGGGCATTCAATTATCAATATAGTATTCTTCCAAGGTCAGCAAAAGAATCTATTGAAATTAATAACATGATAAAATTTTTAAGAAAGAATATGCTTCCAGAAATGACAGGCCTAAATTTTTTCCAAGTTCCCAATACATTTACTGTTGAATACTACTTGGGTGGTAGACCTGCCGAGTTTCTTCACAAAATCAAACCATGTGTATTAACTGACTGTACTGTTAAATATGGTGGCAACGGTGCGTTTGCAACTTTCAATGAAACAGATGCTCCTGCAGTTATTGAGCTATCTCTGACTTTCCAAGAGATTCAGTTGGTTACTTCTTCAGACGCAGCGGAGGGTTACTAATGTTTAGTTATCTAGAAAAAAAGAAATATGATTTGATGTTGAATGGAAAACCAAAAAATGTAACTAATATTTTTCAAAATGCATATATCCTAGAAAAATATAGAGAAGATCCTCTTTCGCATTATGAGTATACTGTCAGGGATGAAGACACGCCAGAAACAATTGCACATTTATACTATGGAAGTCATACTTATGGTTGGGTTATTTTGTGGATGAACGATATTTCAAATGTTTACGATGATTGGCCAATGACAAGTAGAACACTACAAACTCATATCGAAACTGTTTATGGGGCTCCCGCTTATGCAGGGTCAAATTTTTATCCAAGAATATTTAAAACTGGTGATTATATTTATGACACATTAGAACAAAAAGTTTTTGTCAGAAGAAATGACAGATGGGAAATTGTACTCAATGATTATTCTGCAAGCAATTTAAATGGATTGTCTATTTCAAGGAATATTCCTATTCATTATACTCATGATGTATTGGGACATAAAATATCTCCAGACACATATAATCTTCTTACTCCACAGGATAAGAAAAAATATACAATCTATAGTGCATACGATTATGAACATGATAAGAATGAAAAGAATAGAGTGATTAAATTAATGAGAGCAAATTTATTAAATGATTTTCTTTTGAGATTTGAAGAGGTTCTTTAATGTCAGATACATTTAAGTTAGGTGATTACAATATTCGTAAATTCACTATTCGTTCACATAACGGATTTGAATTAGACCTTAAAAGATATTTTACATCAATTTGAATTAGACCTTAAAAGATATTTTACATCAATTCGCATTTTTGAAGATATACTATCGTCTAGTATTACGGCGACAGTTAGTTTTATGGATGTAGAAGATATGTTAACTTTTATGCCAATTGTTGGGCAAGAAGAAGTTTCTTTAGATTTTGAAGTTCCAGAGTGGAAAAATATTAAGTTGGATTTCCTTGTTCATAAAATATCTGAACTAACAGATGATGAGGGAACTCAGACTTATAATTTAGAATTAATTTCAAAAGATTTTGCAAAAAATTTTGAAGAAAAAGTGTCGGAATATTTTCAAGGAAGTTCTACAGATATTGCACAAACCATTTTTTCAAGACTTGGTAGTTCAAAGAGTCTTTCTGTAGAATCAAGTAGTGACCAGTACAGTGGTGATAATGGATTGGTAATTCCAAATTATACTCCAATGAAAAGTATTTCATTTTTATGTAATAAAGCATTCAGTGAGACATATAAAAGTTCTTCGTATATGTTTTTTGAAACAACAAAAGAATATGTTATGAAACCGTTAGAAATGCTAACACAGGCAGAACCAAAGAATAAATTCATCGTTGGTGCATACAAAAGTGCTGGGGCAAAAGAACTTGATGATATTTCAACAAATGTTGAAAATAAGAAAGTAATTAGTTTTAATTTTGATTCAAACTTCGATGTGCTTGGAAATATTACAAAGGGGTTTTATAATTCAGAAGTTTATGCTGTGGATTTACTAACACGACAGGTTAATAATTATACACACTCATATTGGGAAAATTATGGAGACTACAAGTACTTGGACAGTAATACTTTTCAAGATACTACTGGACAAGGAATGCAATATAAACCAAAAAACTTATATGTTGTTCCAGAAAGAGACTTGCAGGGTGGGAATCCTACATTCAATCAGGAAAAACTCTTTCTTCCAAGATTGTTTTATATGCAGTTGATGAAAAACATAAAAGTAACTATTACTGTTTTTGGAGATACTGATGTTTGTGCTGGAGATATCTTAGAACTTGAAATGCCAATATATCAAAGAGATAACACAGGAACAAACAAATATTATAGTGGAAAGTATTTAGTGTTTGCAATTAGACATAGAATTGAGGGTGGAAGATATCAAACTGACATTGAGTTGGTTAGAGATAGTATCGGACTTCCGTTACCAGCGGAACAGCCAACGCCTCCATCAGGTGGGAGTATACAATAATGGATATGAATATGTTTTCGGGTAGAGAGGGAATGGTTTGGTGGCAGGGTGTTATCGAAGACGTAAAAGACCCAGAAGCTCTTGGCCGAGTAAAAGTTAGAATTATTGGATGGCATACTGCAGACAAGGCACTTCTTCCTACAGAAAAACTTCCATGGGCATCTCCAATCATGCCTATTACCAGTTCATCTACTGGTGGTATCGGACAATCTCCAACGGGCGCAATGCCGGGTGCTTGGGTTATGGGATTTTTTAGAGATGGAGAACAAGGTCAAGATCCTATAATTTTTGGAACAGTTTATGGACGCCCAACAGAGGGTTCCGAAACAAATGCAGATGGAACATATCCTTCAGAAAGTGGGTCAGTATTCGGTGGTTCTACTAAAAATGAATCTGATGTTAATAGACTTGCAAGGGGTGTAAGTGATAGTACATCTAATACAAATGGTGGAGATGAAAATACATCTTCTTCTGGAAATGCGACTGAATGTGGAAAAGAAGTTAACCAAGATGGTGTTTCAAGTGATAAAGAAAATAGAAAAAGACTTAGTAAGATTACTACAAAGTCTGGAAAGAGTGCTTGGGTTGCTACAGTATTTAAAGATCAGTTCCAAGGATTTGTGAATGAACTTGAGAGTACAGGGTATGTTATTAAAAGTATTGGTGGATATGCATATCGAAAAAATGTAAACAATCCAAGTAGATTTAGTTATCATGCTAGTGGTGCCGCAATTGATATTAATCCCGCCGAGAATCCTAATGGGAATACTTTGATAACAGATATGCCAGACGGCGTATCTTCTATTGCAAAGAAATATGGTTTAGGTTGGGGCGGCGATTGGAATAGTGTTAAGGACGCAATGCATTTTAGTGCTGCATCTGGAGAAAGAGGTTCTACTCCTTTAAAACGAAACGGTATTGTTCCTGACCCATCATCAGGCAGTCAAACCGAAAGTTCTTCTGGTGGTGGTACTGATAAGCCAGGAGAGAGTCAAGAATGTGATACCGTAACAACCAGTGAATCGGGTGCAACTTCTAGTAGGTCTGCAGATACAGCGGCGCAACAACAAAGTCAGGCACCATCTGCAAGTGCAACACAATGGTCTGCTGGAAAATCTTATAATGAAGGTGATTTGGTGAAATCGCCGCCACTAGAAGAGGGAGAAGAGTCTGGCGGGCCTCCATACACAATGCGTTCTGGAACTTTGGCGGCCGCCGAAGCACTTGGAATCAGTGCGATTGATCTTGCAACAGTGATGTCATACGAAACTGGCGGCACACTCGATCCTCAGAAAAGAGGGCCTACCACTAAATGGGGTCAACACAGAGGACTTATTCAATTCGGAGAGCCGCAGGCAAAGCAATACGGTGTAGACTTCAGTACTCCACAAACAGCAATAGACACTCAACTTGGCCCAAGCGGTGCTGTGGTTAAGTATTTACGAGATAAGGGTGTCAGGCCTGGCATGGGTAGACTAGAAGTTTATTCTGCAATCAATGCTGGTGGTATCGGAGAAAAGTATTATAGTCGCTCAGATACCGCAGCTGGCGGGGCAGCAGGGACTGTAAGAGACAAAGTAAACAATCAGATGGAAGGACATGAAAGAAACGCCAAGCGTCTTCTAGCGGGTTCTAATGACAGTACATTTGTCCAACAAAAAACATTTATTGCTAAAAATTCTGGAACTTCTGATGCAGAAGGTGATGGCCCAACTTCATCAAGTTTAAAAGATGGTGACATTCTTTGGGAAGTATATGAAGATCCATTACCAGTGATTGATGATGCAGTGGAAGAAGGTAGTGTGGTAGATGTGGATCAGTCTCCATCAACATTTAATGCAAACTCTGGCAACTCTTCATATGGACAGGACACATATAATCCACGTTCTATTGTCGAAATGAAAAAGGAAAGTACTGAAAGTACAGAACTATTTGATGAACCACCAACTCCATACGCTGCAGAGTATCCACACAACAAAGTGTTATCTACTGAGTCTGGACACCATCAAGAGTTTGATGACACGCCCGGCGCAGAAAGAATACATACATATCATAGGTCTGGAACATTTGAAGAAATACATCCAGATGGTTCTGTGGTCACAAAAGTTGTTAAGGATAATTATGAAATTATCTTTGGTAATAATAATATTTACGTTAAGGGAACGATTAACGTTGTTGTAGATGCAGATGTAAATATTAGAGTGGGTGGCAATGTCGATGCGAAAGTCGGTGGAACAATTGATACCGAATCTGGTGGGAATACCACAATAAAAGCACCAAACATTCATTTAAATCCATAAGAGGAAGTCATGTCAAATTTAAGTAGTGCAGAAGAAAGACTTGGGATATTACCATCTAAGAGAGATCAATATATTGATTTTGATCTAACGTTTAGACGAAATCCAGTCAGTGGAGATGTTTTAATCAAAAAAGATATTGGTTCAATAAATCAAAGTATTAAAAATATTTTATTGACTAATAAACTCGAAAAACCATTTAAACCAAGGTTCGGTGGAAATATTTACAACACTTTATTTGATTTAATGACGAATTGGGATTATAAGGGTTCGCCGCATGACATAAATATGCAAGAAGAGATAAAACTTGCGTTAAAAATACATGAACCAAGGATAGTAGTTTCTGATGTTAATTTTTTCTCTAGAGAAAGAGTTATGTCATCGTTGAAAGGAATAAAGACAGAAGACGAAAGAATGAGACAGGCACAGTTAGTAGATAATAATACCTTAGAAGTTAGTATAGTATACAATGTCCCTGCATCCGAAGAAGATATAACATTTCAATTTAGTATAAAAAGAGTACGATAAATGGCCAAAAATATAAACATATCAGATTTAAGTTTTGATGGAATAAAAGACAATATCAAAAAATACATGGAGAATGATAAAGTTTTCAAAGATTATAACTTTGAAGGCTCTGCATTGTCTAGTATTCTCGACATACTAACATATAATACTTATTACAATTCATATTATATGAACATGATCGCAAACGAAAGTTTTTTAGATACTGCAAGAATTCGTGAGAATGTTGTATCCAAGGCAAAGTTATTGGGTTATACTCCACGTTCTAATAAGTCTGCGACTGCATTGGTTGCAGTAACATTTAAGATTATTAGAAAGAATAGACAAGAAAGAGATTATCAATATAACACATTAAGAATCGATAGACAACTTGCATTTTCTACTTCTATTGATAACGAATCTTATATTTTTGTTCCGAAGGTTTCTAGGTCAATTACAAGGTCACGCTCTGCAGCAGAACCAGATGGTTCAAGGGCTCATTACTATACTATAAACGATTTAGAATTGTTTCAAGGACAACAAGTGGAAGAAAAGTTTGTTGTTGATATTAACAATCCAAACCAAAAATTTATTTTATCTAACGAAAATGTAGATACTGGCACTATTCAAGTTCTAGTACAGGCAAGTGCAGACGATGATGTTGTTTCTGAATTTAATTTAGCAACTGATACTACACAACTTTCGGATATTTCTAAAACATATTTTCTTCAAGAATCGAGAGATATGAAGTATGAAATATTTTTTGGAGATGGTGTTCTTGGGGACGAAGTAGAAAATGGTAATATAATTACAGTTCGTTATATTACGACAAAGGGTGCTAATGGAAATGGTATTACTGGAAGACTTACTGCAGTTGCACTGCCTAAAGGTGTAATTGTTGACACCGAAAATGTTCAGATTATTGGTGAGAGTTATGGTGGTGCCGACAGAGAAGATATTGAGTCTATTAAATTTTTTGCACCAAGAACATTCGAAAGTCAAAATAGAGCAGTTACTGCCAGAGACTATAAAGCGATTGTTCCACAAATTTATCCAGAGGTAGACACGATGAATGTTTGGGGTGGAGAAGATAATGACCCTCCTGCATATGGTTCTGTGTTTATGTCTATTAAACCAAATACTGGATTGATTCTTTCCACTCAAGAAAAACAATATATTTTGAATCAGTTGAAAAGTAATTATTCAGTTCTTACTCTTTCGCCTCAAATTATCGACCCCGACTATTTAAAATTGAAGATAACTACAAATGTAAAGTATAATGATGAGTCAACCTTATTGGACGAATCGGCACTAAAAGAATCTGTAAGGCAAAATATCATTTCTTATAATAATGAGTTTCTAAACGAATTTAATAGTTATTTTAGATATTCGCAGTTCTTGTCTACCATTGATAAAACTGATGATTCTGTTACAAATAACATAACAGAAGTTTTGATGATTAATGAAAAAACACCAGTATATAATGGTGTTGCATCATATACATTCAATTTTAATAATGCAATACGTCCTAATAGTTTGTATTCTAATGCATTTACTATTGCTGGATTAAGTGACCCTCATTATATTGAAGATGACGGATTGGGTGGATTGAGAATATACACATTAACTCCATTATTCGCTAGAAAATATAATAATGTTTTGGGTGGAACTATTAACTATGGAACTGGTAAAGTTGTTTTGAATGATATTCAGATTACAGGCATTGTTGGCTCAACCGTTTTAGGTTTGGTTGCAGAACCAGAATCTAATGATATATTTCCTGTTCGTAATCAAATTATCTTTATTGATTATGACGAACTTGATATTGTAATGATGCCTGATACAGATGAATTTAATGAGAACTACGATATCTCTTCACAGAGAGTTGTTGTCACTAGATCACTTAGAACAACATATAATACATCACAGGCAAGTATTACAAATGTAATATCTGATACTACAACATAACAAGCAGAAGTTAAATTAAATGGATAGAACTAATTTACAAAATATTGCATCTAGGATAAGAGAACAACTTCCTACTTATTTAAACAGTAGTGAATATGATAACTTTGTTCGTTTTTTAGAACTGTATTATGAATGGTTGGCACTAGATGACAATGTTAGTAATGTCACTGGAAAAATTACTTCACTTACAGACTTAGACGAAACTTTTGATGTTTTTGTTCAAGAGTTTAAGTCTGAACTTGCTGGCGCATGGCCAACCATTACCAAGATTAAGACAAATACTCAAATTGCAACTGAAATTTTGCAAGAATTAAACAATGGCGATGATGCAGAAACATCTATAGATACTACTGCTGACCAAGAATTTTTTACTGACGGTGTTTCTGCAAAATATGTAATGGATTATTTTAATCCCTTTTATTATTTCTCAGATCAAGATGTAGACACAAAAGTTACTAAGATACGAGTCTTTATAAATGATGTCAATTTTGCTGGAAGAGTTGGGGAATCTTTAAGTGATGTTGTAGATAATTTAACACCCCCAAATGATGACCCAACAGGAAGCACTGGTGATTGGGTTGAATTAATTGAGGGAGTTGATTATAGACTTTTAGAAAACTCTATTATTTTTCAAGATGAAAATAACGATCCGATTGTTCATGATAATCGTGATATTATAAAAATAAGATTTTATTTGAGAACTTTTATAAGTCCTACTGCAGACGTAGATACTGAATCTGCAATCCAAAAATTAGTAGAAGAAAGTGGAAAAGAAAAAACCAGATATACTAATGAAAGAAACTTTTTAAAGTTAATTAATAAGTTCTATAAACAAAAGGGCAGCGAAAGTTCCTATAAATTTTTGTTTAGGGCACTGTTTAATGAAGATATAGAAATATATTACCCAAAAGAAAACTTGTTAAAACCAAGTTCTAATACTTGGCAAACACTAACAAGTCTTAGGACTGTTCCGTATGAAGGCCCAATTAAGATCAATCAACCACTGTTCATTGAAGGTGCGTCTAGTGGTGCCTCAGCAAATATTGAATATTTCAATGATTATACTTTAGGTGATTATAAAGTTCGTGAATATGTAATTAGTTCTATCAATGGTGAGTTTTCTAGTAAAGAAACTGTAAAAATAAAACAAATAGATTCATCCATTTATGAAGAAAGTTTATATGAATGTGTCGTAGGATTTGAAATAGAAAATCCTGGCGAAGATATGCCACGAAATTTGACACTGCAAAATAATTTATCTTCAAATGGTAGTGGTTATGGTTTTGCTGCAAAAATCGCACACACTTCTTTCGGCCCAGTTGAAAATATCAAAATTGTTAATAATGGAGATCAGTATATTACTGGCGAAACAATTGAGTTTCAAAATGGCAACACATTGGGTTCATATGCTATTGGTCAAATTAGTTCTATTCAATCCGTTAAAAATAATTTTAGTGTTTCATTCTTTCAAAACCCAGAAAGTTTAGAATATCCAGTCATGTCATTTGATATTGGACTTTCGGGGTTTGATTTTGGCCCTAGAGCACAAAATCCATCAGTTACGATTGAAAACATAGATTATCTCTATGATGATGTTTTTTATCTATACGATTATGAAGACATCTATAATAGAAAAATTACACATCAGGTCCAAACGTTTTTTGCCGCCGTCAAAGATTATAAGACTGGGGAGTTAAGTTCTACTTATAGAAGTTCTATAACTCCAGTCGAAGAACCACCATTTATAATTACAAATTTAAATGAAGGTGATCCCACAGAATATAGATTAAGAACAGACTTGGAGTTTCAAGTTACATCTGTAAATGAATTTGGTGGTATTACTGGAGTTTCAATTACAAATAACTTAGCAAGTCCAACCAATGTTTTCCCACAGATTGCGGATGTAAGAAACCAAACTGCAACCTATCATCAAGGTAGAGGTGTAGGTGCGTTGTTTGATGTTGCATATCTTGATAATGTAATAACTTCTGTCACTTTAGGGAGTCAAGAAACTTCTAAACATTATGTCCCTGGCGATTTTATTAAAATTGACGGCGAACAATTTTTTAATGGTGTGTCGGGTGTTCATGATATCTTTATAAAAGTATTGACTGTTACAGGTGGTTCGGCATATTTAAATCTAGACGCATCTTCATATACTACAACTTCTAGAATTGGTACAGGCGCTGTGTGGGATATTGATACAGACGAACCCAGTTATCCCCAAAACCTTTCTGTTCTTTTGAGTGATGCAAATGCACAAGGAGTTTTATCACCAACTACAAATTATATCGTTGGGGATAAGTTTACAATTTTAGGTTCTGTTGTTGGTGGTACGGATGGAGAGAATGATGTAACAATTACCGTAACAGAAGTCAACGATGAAGGACGAATCGAAGATTTTGAAGTTTTTGCAAATCCAATCACTGGACATATATCAACATTTGAAGTTTTAAATCCAACAACTCCGATGCCAGATGGATATTCATATTACTACGCACCACAATATACCGCTTCTACTCAAAATGGCGGAACTTCTGGAACAGGTGCAATATTTAATTTCATTAGAAGAGATGGGACAACATATTATGTAACAAATCCTGCGTCAAGATTTAATGGAATTAACTATTCCGTTGGCGATTCAATTACAATAATTGGTAGTGAATTGGGGGGTGTTGATGGAATTAACGATCTAGTTTTTGATGTAATTAAGATTGACGACAATGGTGGTATATTGCAGATTGGAAATATTAGTGGAACTGCTATTAATTCATCGCCAGAAAATCTAAACAAGAATGATAATTTAGTTAGTGTTATGTCTAATGGTTATGGTGCAACCTTTGATGTTAATATTAATAACGGAGTATATACTGTTACGCCAAATCAACCAGGCGCCAATTATCTTGTAGGACAAAATTTTAAGATTAAAGGTTATAAGTTAGCACACCAATACTTAAAAGAAGGATTTAAAGCAGGACTTGCAAAGGTTGGGGAACATGCATTATACACAGATTATGGATGGTTGAGAAGTGATAACATCGATCTAAAATTTGATGTCGAGTTAACCAACAAAGAACTAACAATCGACTTTTGGTATTTTAGAAAATCTATTTCTATTACAGATATAGATTCGCCCGGCGGCGTTATTTTTGCAATCAACAGTGAAGATGGTGGTACTCAACATTTAACCCTTTGGCAAAATTATGATGGTACAATTGATTTAATTGATTCTTCTGGAAATGTACTTGGTGCAAGATCAGTTCCGTTTGGAGAGTGGAATCATATAGCGGTTTATTTTTCTAACGATGGAACTTCTATCTATTTGAATGGACTATTAGAAAATACAATTCCTGGCGTCAATATGTTAAATTATAGTACAAACTCAAATTTCTATATTGGTGCAAGACAGATTGTAGATGGAAATTCTTTAGTAATTATGAATGATTATACTCTTGGTTTCTTTGGTGCATTCAGAATGACTAAAGGACAAAGATATGTTGCTAATTATGAATCTAATATTACTTTAGAAGGAGATCCTGCAGCAGTCGAGGCGGCATTTGATGATTGGTATAGATTTTCACATTCTGGTGCATCATCATACCAAGCAATCCCCAGCGACTTGTCTGCATGGATTTATAACTCTAGTACAAATAGTATTGAATGTACCGCAAACACAGGTAGTTTTACTGGTTTTATTGGCTCAACTCCTGCAACAAACTTAGAATTTGAATCCGTCATGTCAAGTACTTCATCAGATGATGATACACTTGCGCTTATAGTTGGATTTGTGACTAATGGATTACAACCTACAGACGCTGGATATAAAGAATATACTTTAAGTGCGGTCAGAAATATGGGCGGAACTACTCCTAATGTTGGTTGGGGAATAGTATATAATTATCTACAAGATGATCAGATTGTTCTTCAAACATCTAATGTACCGTTTATTTCTGGTGGATGGAGTGCAAATGGTGCTACAAAAGTAAAAGTAATAAAAAATGGTGCCAGTGTATATGCAACTACTTCCCAGAATGGGTCAACTTCTTTAGATTCTTCAACTACACTTTATGTTGATTTGAGTACAAACCCAGTCTTAAATAAATTTGAAGGTGCAATTCAGTGGGGTTTTGGCGCACACAGTCAAGATGCTGCGAACTTCTCATTGTTAGATGCATCGGGTTCTTCTACTGGTGTTTTAGTAGAAGATAAGGGAACCCAGAACCCTGTTTCTGGTAATGGAATAAGTCCAGAACATGTCAATCCTATTCCCTTTAAACAAGATATTAGACAGTCATCAAGATATCTAGAAAGAGTTGACGCCGTTGGAGGCGAAACAGTTATTGAATTATTCTATGACAGTAATTCTGCAGTGAGAATATTCAAAGTTACAGATAGTATTATCACTCCAGAAAACATTCCAGATGCATTCCCAACAAATCCTATAGAACGGTTGGTATGGGAATGGGCGGATAATTATTATATCTGGATTGATGGTGCATGGAAAAACTATGTTGAACTTGACCCATCAGAGTATAATGCAACAACAGGTACTGCGATAACCTTTACTAATCCGTTAGTTGCTGGTGATATTATAATGATTAGATATTATGGTGCTTTGTCGGACAAGCTTGAATATGTGATATTCAATAGTGAATCTTTAGTAGAACCAAATAAAATCAGATTGAGAAGGTGGGTAGATAATCCTCAAACTCTTGATGACACTATGGCGCAATATCAATTGCCTGATGCCCATACACTGACTGTTGGATGGGAAGAAATTCCAAAGTCTGGTATTGAGACTACTAGACTTATTACAGGTGGTGAGGGTTACATTAGATATCCATATGGAAATGTTGCGAGGGAAACATTGTCGTATACTTCTACTGGTAGAAGTGGAGTTTTGCGAGGACTTGGAAAAGATATTGGTAAAATTAATAGACTAGAAATATACGCAAATCCATTTAGAGAAGATTTTGACGGATTTGGAGTTGGATATGATACTCCACCAGAAATTGACTTGAGTAATTATGGTAATGGACAGGCATCTATTAAAGTACTAACTGGGCCTCTATGTGTTCGTGATGGTGTTTATGTCAACCAACAAGGATTTATTTCAGATGATAATCGTATTCATGATGGTTATCTGTGGCAGGATTATTCTTATGTTGTAAAAGTAAACAGATATATTGATGAGTGGAGAAGAATCGTTAAGAAGATTATTCACCCCGCTGGTTTGATGATGTTTGGAGAATTTACTACTCTAACTAAGGCCTCTGTAAGAAAAGGACTTGGGGTTGCATATCGTGAACTCATGTTCGAAATTATTAAAAATGTTAATTTGAGAATGCGTAATATGGATGGTAGTGGAAGTTGGACATATGCTACTGCCCAACAAACTGATATCAACGATTTGAATTCTCATGGTTATTATTTTGTGTATGATAATCGTCAACTTAGTATTGACAGTGAAATTGATGGCCTTTATCAAGGTGTAGGAACTGGAGAAATATCTGATGATACAGTTGGTGCAGCAACGGTAGATAGTGGGTCTGGTAGATATGCATTATTAGATGAAAATGGAAATAATGCTTTGCGCTGGGAAGATGTAAAGAAAATCGCAATTAACTACAAAGATGCATATGGAAAAGATTATGGACACTATTGGTCGTCTAAAATACTTGGTAATACATTTACAATATATGATACATCTGATGAGAGTATGACTAATGATGAATGGATAAATGTAAGGCCTTGGGCAAAGTATGTTGTAGAGAGTGTAGAACTAGATCCTGATTATCTTGACAGAATTGCAGTTTTTGATGTGAAGATTATTCAGTCTTATAGAGAACTTCCTTCTACTGCTCCTCAGAATAGAGTTGAGTTTAGATGGGACAACATTTGGCGTGGGAATGTAAACAGACAACCAAACTATTGGGTTGGTGCTATTGCAGATGGTGCAAATCCAAGAGATGAAAAAATGGTGATAAATATAACAGGTAAGTATATGTTCTACAAAAACTATACTGGTGACCTGCCGACATTACACACCACATACAGGTCACTAGAAAGGTTTAAGTTTTACTTTACTTCCAGATTCCCTTGGGAAAGGTTGAGACCATTACTGTTTAGTCCTCAGAGAGAAATGGATAATTCTCCATATCTGATAAAACGACCAATTGTAAATGGAAATGGATTGACTCATATTCCCGCAAAGGCAGAAGGCCTTGGGATTTGGTATCACTTACCAGTGGATGCAACAGATAATGATTGGATTGCAAATACAGACGGAACAGATCATAATTGGAGAAATACTGTAATTGAAGATGTTGTAAAACTTGCAGATAACAAATATCGTGCGGTTTTAGATTCGTTTATTAATATTACACCTGTATTCTTGATAATGAGTGAGGAAGAACCAGATGTCCCGACTAGAAAAAGACTGGGGCCTACAAATTTAACAATTGAGAGAATAAAATTTAATGATAGATTACAATCAGGACTTGATTATAATGTAGATAGAGTTGACTATGACGAAAATTTATTAGACTTGAATACTTTTATAAAGTATCAAGCAGAACACATTCATGATAAGTCAAATGTCGCACCAGAATCATCTATTGTACTGTATAATACGAATCCAACAACAATTGAAGAATTAAATCAACAGATTGTTCTGAAAGACTAAAAAATAAATTATAAATAGTATTAAAATTCATGACACTAAAAAGGTAAAAAAATGGCAGCGATTATTACAAACAAATTAAGAATTTTCAATGCAATGGAATTCTTGCAATCAATTAACAGATCCGCACCTAATTGGAAACCTAACAATACCTATGCAGAAGGTGATGTTGTGGTCAACAACCAGAACTCATTTATTGCACTAGGAAATATTAGTGGTTCTTCCACAAGTGGTGTTTCTGCTGGTGATGGGGATGGCCCAGCACCAGATACTCTCCAAGATGGTACTGTACAGTGGGCCCATCAAGGACAATCGGTTTACAATATGCTTTATATGGCAATTGGTAAACAAACTCCTTGGTTAAATGATTCAAACCCACCGACACCAGAAGATTCAATTGGTTACTCATATAGATTTAAGTACGATACAATTGCACTTAAGAAAGTCAATTACAGTGATATGACTCTTGCAATTCCAAGAATCAACTGGACTTCTGGTAGAGTATATACTATGTACGAACATGATAACCCAGAAGAAATTATTCCAAATGGATATGTGATTGTTGCATCTGGAAATCAATTTAATGTTTATAAGTGTATTAATAACCAAAAATATGATGCTGCTGCCCAAACAGTGACTACAGTTGCTTCAACAGTCCAACCATCAACTACTGGAACAGAAATTGAAGAGACTGTAGATGGTTATAAGTGGAAGTTTATGTATGCAATCGATCTTCAAGATTCTCTTAAATTCTTGACAAAAGATTATATTCCAGTTAAAAATCTTCTAGAAGATCCAGTTGCACCTGGCACCGCCGCTCAGGTACAGTGGGACATCAAACAAGCCGCATCTCAACCAAATCCTGGCCAAATTGAACATGTAAAAATTATGCCAAACGAAGAGGGTGGTGCGATTGGTGGAGGATTGGGTTATCATCCAAACATTCAACAAACAGCCTCTGTTACACTAACTGGTAATCAAGTTACCATCGCCGGTGTTGACGGTGCGACAGATTATACTGGTTATGATTTAGTAGACCTTGGAAATCAGGAACAGTTTAGAATTACAAACTGGAGTCTTTCTGGTACAACTGCAACTGCAGAATTACAAACTGGAGTCTTTCTGGTACAACTGCAACTGCATATGTAAACGGTTCTTTTACTGGTGGTGCTGGTAGAGATATTCTTATTGCGCCCGGCGTTAATATTTCTGGTAATGGTTCTTCTTTCAGTGCATATGGACTTGTCGTAGACCAAAGAATTGAAAAAATTGTTATCACCAGTACTGGTGCAAATTGGTCTGCTGTAGACAACGCAACCGTTGATGTTAATAATGTTCCAGCATACAATTTCGATGGAACATTGAATGTAAATGCATGTAAAGTAAAACCAATTGTTTCCCCAGAAAATGGACATGGATTTAATCCTGTAGAAGAATTGGGTGGTTATTATGTAATGACTGCAATAAAACTTGAATATGACGAACAGTCTACAAGAGAAAATTCTTTGGGGAGTTTGGAAACTAAGATTATGTTTCCTGTCGAAAATTCTGAAGCACAGTTTAGACAGATTGCTATTGTCGCTGATCCCGATGCACAGACTCAGGGTGGGTCGACTCCTGCAAACGAAGAGTCATATAGAGGCCCACAGCACCCAGATTTTGGTTCTGCAGATGAAGAAACATTTGATATCGTAACTGGTACAGGTAAAGTTCTCTACATTGAAAACCGACAGCCCGTTTCTAGAGCCATTGATCAAATTGAAGATATTAAAGTAGTATTTGAATTCTAATTAAAATAAAAAACCAGTTGAGAGAAGAAGACACATGGCAATAAATTTAAACGTCACTCCCTATCACGATGACTATGATATTGATAAAGGGTACTTGAGGGTATTGTATAAGCCTGGAAATTCTGTACAGGCAAGAGAATTAACGCAACAACAAACAATCTTACAACAACAAATTGCAAACATGGGAGATCACTTCTTTAAAGAAGGTTCTATGGTTATCCCTGGCAGTTCTGCTGTAGATGTTGCTGTTCCTTATATCAAAGTGACTCTTGCTGAAGGACTTACCACTGCTGCAGAATTTGTCGGCAAAGTAATTCAAGGTAATAAGACAGGGATCAGGGCGATTGTCATTTCTTATGCTGATGCTGTTGATTTAAATCAAGATGCACAGATTGATGATAATGATGAACCAACAACACTGTTTGTAAAATATCTTGATGGTGTTGCTGGAGGCCAAAGAGTAGTAGATGGTGTTACACTTGAAATTGATGATGAAAATGGAATCGATTTTGTTGTTAATGGAAATACTGTAAATTTAAAAGAGGGTGATACTTCATCCTTCGTAGAGGGAGAGGTTCTAACTGCATCAAATGATGATGGTTTAAATTTAATCGCAACAGTTGCACTTAGTTCCGACCATGCAGATCCTTTAGGTAAGGGTTCTCTTGCATTTGTTGAAGAAGGAATTTATTACACTCAGGGGTTTATGGTCAAAAACCAATCACAAAGTGTAATTCTAGACAAATATGATGACACTCCTAGTTATAAAATTGGATTTGAAATACAAGAAACGGTTGTAAGTGCAAACGAAGATCCATCTCTTTTTGATAACGCACAGGGAACAACAAATTACAACGCCCCTGGCGCCGATAGATATCGAATCAATCTCGTATGGAGTAAAAGAACATTAGATACTCCAACAACAGATAACTTTATAGAAATTATTACCGTTCAAGACGGTATTATTAAAACACATGTTAGAAATACAGAATATTCAGTAATTACCGATGTACTTGCAAGAAGAACTTATGATGAGTCTGGTGATTATACGGTTCGCCCATTCAATTTAGACATTAGAGAGTATTTCAAAGAAAATGGAAATGGTGGTGTATACACCATGAAAAATTTTGAATTTGATACCGAAGTGGCAGCAAAAGATTTCGCACTAAAGAATTTTACAGATGAAGATGGAATGGTCGATCAAAATGGAAACGGACTTGCTCATACAGTAAGTGCATTAGAACTTATAAAATTTTCTGATCAAAATTTGGATTCGACTGGATTAAAATATTACCCAGGCTCAAGTCATCAATTTTTAGTTGATGCAGTAAGAAATTATCTTGCACTTGGAGTTGAGAGTGGAAAGGCCTATGTTAGAGGTTATGAAATTACCAAAACGGCCACTACATACATTCCTTATAAAAGGTCGAGAGAAAATTATCAAGTAAACAATCATTATATTCCTGTCGATCTGGGCCCATACATCTACATTACAGATGCAAAAGGACTTCCACTGATAGATGAAGAAGTTAAACTTGTTAATATGAACATTTCTCCAGTAATTAATGAAGATTACACAATTGTAACATCGAATTTAGATGATGCTGATACTGCATATTTCCAACCAGTACAATATGACGAAGATTTGACATTTTTTGCTGGTGGCGGCACTAACTTGGGCGCAAATGCATATGGTATTGATGTAATTGCAAATGCAAAAGTTAAGGCGATAGAATATTTTACAGATTCCGATGATGATTCAATTGATGACAACTACGGAACTTCTACTTTTAGGCCTTCAAATACATCCGTTGAAACTGGAATATGGAAAGTTTTTCTATATGACATCGAATATGAAATTAATCCAAGAACAAATGTTCCTTATACTATGTTGGATGCAAGGTCTATTGTTTCAAATGAAGAAGTTGTTCCAACAACATTAGGTGGTTCAATTTATAGATTTGGCGCTAACGTATTAACACTGATGTCATTGTCGGATGTGCAGGGACAGTTTACACTAAAATCTCTCATCTATGATAGATATGATAGAGATGTAAGAGCAATTAACTATTATTATAACTCTGCAGATCAGTTCCTATTGGTAAAAAATCTTAATTCTGGAAATGGATTGTCTACAGAATCGGGAGTATTGCCTAGTGCAACCTTTGTTACAAATGAACTTATTAACGAGGCGATTGCCAGTGGTTCTGCTGGGACAGATACTACATCTTTTGATGGTAATGCATCTGCTGATATGACAGGAACTCAGGCAAGGATTACTGGTAAATTTGCACTTTTGTCAGATGGTGGTGCAAGTATTGTTGATACTGGTAAAAGATTTTTGCAAACTGTTAGATTTGTTGATGATGAAAGTGGAAGAGAAACAGTAGATACTCAATACGATGTACTGAAAGTATTTGAAGATCAAACAGTTACAGCCAATGGACAGCTTGTTTTAACCGCAACAGATGATAACTCATTCTTTATTTCAACTCAAAGTTTATATTTGGCATTTGATAGGGCAGATTTGAATTCTTCTGTAGGTGAAATTGGTAGAATTACAAGTATTTCATTTTCTTCTGATAGAAGAACTGCCACTCTTAATGTCACAAATTTGCCCGCAGGAACAACTGGGGTAACTGTATACGCACCAATCAAAAAGACTTCTTCCAGAGAAAAAATTAAAACTTTGAGAGAAAATCAGTTACATTTGCCTTACACCTTAGTGGATGCAATTGGACAAACAATTGGACAAACTGACTATGATAATGTAAACGATGCAAATAACGATACATCTCTAAGTTATGATGTAGATTTATTAGGATCAAATTCTAGTGTTGCAACAGGAGTTGTGAATTCTTCAATTCCTACTGGCGCAAATAATGATCTTATTCTTAGTGTGTCTAATTTTCAATTACCACATTCAGATGTATATGAAATCAAAAAAATATATGACACTTGTAATGTAAACAATACTTCTTATAGAATTTCAATTGAATCAAATGACAGAAAATTCCTACATGAAATGACAGAGGCAGATTTTGAATTTGCACTGAAAGCCTATACTTTTTATGAAACGACTGGCGCCTCTCCATTTTCTGTTGATTTAGATCATACTGTATATCCAACTCTTGTTAGTATTCAACCGCAACTGACTGTTGATGGTACAGTAAATCCATTTAAGGAAGAAATCGAAGAATTATGGTTGAGTAATGTTGGTATCGAAACTCCTGCAGAAGTTCCTGTTAAAATTAATGATATTACTGATAGATATACTTTATTTTCTGGACAAAGACATTCTATCATTCAATTGGGCGAATTAGAACTAAAGGCTGGTACATTACCATGTGGCGGCCGCCCCATTATTATTTACTCTTATTTTGAACACGGCACAGGCGATTATGCATCCGTAGACTCATATGTTAATATCCCATATCATAAAATCCCAATTTTTGAGGGTGTTAGATTACACAGTACATTAGACTTTAGACCTGCTGCAACTTATCAACAACTGTCTGGGTATCCATATGGTAAGGGTGTTGTTTCTGGAATTTCTGATTATCCAATCGATGCGAGTGCAATCAGTGCAGATATGCGTATCTATTTTGGTAGAGCGGATAAACTTTACATGGATAAGTTTGGAAACATTAATGTGAAGTATGGTGCTCCTTCTGAAACTCCTGTTTTCCCAACAGATCCAGAAGATGGAATGGTATTATACACATTAGAAACACTACCATATACTGGTGTTCCTAAAGATGTTAGTGCGAAAATGATTGACAATAGAAGATATACCATGAGAGATATTGGTAAACTTGATAAGAGAATTACTAATTTAGAATATTATACTTCTTTAAATCTTTTAGAAAAAGAAACTAAAGACTTGTTGGTTACGGACGAAAATGGACTTGATAGATTTAAGAATGGATTTGTAGTTGAAAACTTTACTGGTTTTGGAACTGCAAACGTTTATGATTCTGATTTTAACGCTTCTATGGATACAGGAAAGGGTGAGTTGCGTCCGTTTTTTACTACCTCAAACATTCCAATGCATTTAGATTTTGTAAACTCTGAGGGATTTGAAGTTTCGGGTAGATGGGCGTCACTTCCATATACGAGTCAGTTATTAATCGAACAAAGAAAATCTTCAAAAACTGTAAATGTAAACCCATTTGCAATTTTTAGTTTTAAGGGTTCTATGGTACTTGTACCTTCTACGGACAACTGGCATGACGATCCAAAGTATTTGGATACAATTACAATTAATGAACGAGGAAACACAGATAATTTTGAAGAACTTGCACAGAGGTCAGGAATTCTTGGAACCGTTTGGGGCTCTTGGGAAACGACATGGACTGGTGCAACTAATCAGGCAACAAATACAAGTTCTCGTACCGAATCTAGTGGAAACAATGACCGCACAGTAACAACTACAACTAATACTTGGAATGATACAGGAACAAGAACAAGAACAGGTGTTACAACATCACTTAACGAAAGTTGGACTCCAGTTACTACAGATAAACTGGTCAGTACTGAACAAATTCCATTTATTCGTACTAGAGATGTATATTTTAAAGCCACTGGGATGAAACCAAATACAAAGTTGTTTGCATTCTTTGACAATACACCAGTTAGTGATTATGTTACTCCGATAAAAACATTAAATATTACAAATGTTCCGCCGGCAACAGCGCAATATATTAAAAACAATAGAAATATATTTGCAGATCAATATGGTGAATTGAAATTGCGTGGACAATCTACTGCACATGAAATCTTTGTTGCAGATATTGATTATTTGGATGCAACTTCTCTAAAACTGATTATTTGGATGCAACTTCTCTAAAACTTTATGTATTGGATAATGTGCCTGGCAAAAGTAATAGTTCTTTCAGTTTAGGAGAGGTTCTATTCTTAGTTGAACGAGATGGGAAATCTCATAACATTGGAAGCTTCCCAAATGAAGGTATTGTTGGTGGTTCTGCTTTAAGATCAGACTCAGCTGGTACTGTTTACGGTAACTTTTCAATTCCAAATAACAACCAAACTCCAAATGATGATGATTTGAAATTCAGAACTGGAGAAAGGGTGTTTAAGTTATGCGATCAACCAAACGGAAATCTAGATGATTCCGATACGGATACGAATGCAACATATACTGCAAGAGGAATCATTGAAACTAGACAAAAAACAACCGTAAATACAAGAACAGTTGAAATTGTTGATACAGTAACCAGTTCGACAGAAGATGTTGTTTCAGAATTACGTTCAAGTAGTAATTCTAGTTTTGGTCAATGGAGACAAGTTCGTGGATGGGGTGACCCACTTGCACAATCATTTTTGGTTGATGTAGAGGGCGGCGCCTTCATTACAAGTGCGGAGATTTTCTTCTCTGCAAAAGACGAAGTTGTTCCAGTGACTCTGCAAATAAGAAATATGGTTAATGGATATCCTGGCCAATATATACTTGGTGAAAAGATGTTAGATCCAAGACAAGATTTAATTCAACTTTCGGATGATGGTTCTTTAGAAACAATATTTACCTTTGATGAACCAGTATATTTGGAAGAGGCAACAGAATACTGCCTTGTATTAATTGCAAATACGCAAGGATATAGAGTTCATGTTGCAACATTAGGACAAGAGGCACTTGATGGATCTGGAATTATTTCTGAACAACCTTATGCTGGTGTTTTCTTTAAATCTCAAAATGCTTCTACATGGACTGCAGAACAAAAAGAAGATTTAAAATTCACACTTTCTAGAGCAAAATTTGATATTAATAAAGATAGTAGTCTATATTTCACAAATTCCGAAATAGATGTTGGAATGTCCGATATTAATGTTATGGAGAGAATATTTGATGATAACGCAATGTTTGTTCATAAAGATAGTTCTCTTATTACATTTACTGTAAATGATAGTTCTGGATGTGTCCCAACAAGTTTCTGGCAACCAAACGGATATAATTATGTTACTCTTAAAAATTTCCATGGGACTTACGACCAATATAGCGCTGCAGATTTAAATGGTTCGCATTTGGTTGTTGCAACAACTCATAATTCGTTTACTATCGATATGAGAGGTTTTTTCTATCCAGAAGGAGTGCAGTCAGCAAGAATTGCCCATGGTGGAACCATTCCATCAGTTGACTCTATATTTACTCCTGCATCAAATACATTTTCGCAGTTTAGACAAAAGAAACCAGCTAGTTGGTGTACTAATATTAAATATGATTTAATGAAACCTAACATTACATCTGTTGAACTAGCTGGTACTGGTATTTCGATGAAATTTAAAGCATTGACAGGTACATCGCAGGATTCGACAGAGGCGCCAGGGGTTAAAGACTTAAGTTTCAGAGGAATTACACCAAATCAAAACTATGCATTTAATAGACCAATGATGGTTGCAGACAATTATAATGAGACTGTTTTTGATACATCTACGAATTCCCTTGACAAAAAGTCATTGATCTGGAAGGTAGACTTAGTTTCTAATAAGGACAATCTGAGTCCTATTATCGACTTAGAAAGAATTGCTGCCGTATTGGTATCTAATGTAACAAATAGTGCTGAAAATGTTCCTAGTGGAGTTAGAGGACATGTCAATACTGGATTTGTTGATGAAACGAGTCCACACGGTGGTTCAGCTGCAACTAAGTATATGACAAGAGAAATTAAATTAGATCAGTCATCAACATCACTAAAAATTATAGGTTCAGTTTATCGCCCAGATGTAACAGATGTAGATTTTTACTATAAGATTAAAACATCACCAGATCAGAATTTTGAAAAACTTAATTATGTATTACTTGACCGTCCTGCCGTTTATGATAAGGCATCTAGAGATGTTTCAGATTATAAAGAATTTGATTACGAAGTAAGAAATTTACCAGAATTTAATTCTGTAGCAATCAAAATTGTTCTTAAGAGTAAAAACTCTAGTGTTGTACCAAAAGTCAGAGACTTTAGAGTTATTGCATTGGCAACTTAATTGGAGAATATAATGAGACTAAAAGTTAAGGGTAATAAAGATCTTGTCAGAGATACGAACTCACAGGCGATAATAAATACTGATAACAATGGTTATAATAATTTTATCAGAAGGTCTAATGCACTTAGAAGGCGTGACGATGAAATAAAAGATTTACAACAAGAAATGAATGAAATAAAAAACACACTAAACTTAATATTGGAGAAACTTTAAATGGCCGTAGAATATCCATCCCTTGTAGATGTGTTGACAACAGACACCTTTGAAGAGTGGAGAGTCAAAACTAATAATTTCAAAGCTTATGCCGAGGCAGCGGCTGCAAATATTGGTAATCTCGCATTCTTAGAAACTGATGCACAGTCTACAATCGTTGACGCAATCAACGAAGTAAACACTCATACAGATATCAATACTAGAAATATTGGTAACATGTCTACTCTTGACCCAGAAAATCGTGGGTGGAGAAGAGATAATCTTGTAGACACAATTAATGCAGAAAATCAATGGTCTGTAGAATACACAGACGATGAGGTAGAAAAAGAAAGAAATGCACGAATTGCAGCAGACAATGCCCTACAGGCAGAATTAGATGTAACTCAGAATGCTGCCGGATTAAACGCTGACGGAACATATTCATTAATTTCTACGGCAACATATGTTCCTGCTGCGACTAGTCTTAGACAGGGAATTAGTCTTTTAGATACCACTTTGAAAACTAAATCTGATTTGTTAGATAGATTAAATATTACAGTTGGTGGTGGTGCTCTTACTGGACAGTTTGATTATGATGGTTTGGGTGTTAATTATCTTTCTACAGACAGTGATAATAATGCAGTAGTAAAGACAAATCTTGTTGAATTAGATACTGCAGTAAAAGTTAATGAGGACGATATCACTTCATTAGAATCTAAAACAACTAGATTGGAAAATGTACAAAACTTCTTGAAACACTCAGTGGGTACAAACAATGATGGTGTATACGATGCAGTATTATCAAATAATTATGCAGACTACGGTACTGTAAAAGAAAACATAAACATTCTTGATTCCACATTGAAATTGGTTAATGATGAAGTTTTTGGAAGTCTTAAAGATAGAGTTGACAATATTGTAACTGATTTAGAAACCAAAGAAGATAAGTTAATTGTAAGAGGGCCTGGCGCTACTGATGCAGACCCACTTGGTAACTTGAATAGTGGTGTCGGTGATACTACTTCAATTGTTAATGCCATTAATGCACTATATCAACAGGTTCTTCCATTAATTACCGACCACAACGCTGGTGGATATGTTAAGAAAACTGGCGATACAATGTCTGGAACACTAACAATCGAAGGTGCAGATCTCAAAGTTACTGGAAATCAGTCGCTGAAAATTGAATGTAGTGGTGATATTATTGCATTCCAAGTTTAATTAATTAGTAAGAGAAGAGAATTCTAACATGGCAATACCAGCAGACGGCAGACTGAAAATGACGCACATTGTTGCGGAGTTTAAACCAGTAAATAACTCCGCACCCCATTCTCTGTCTGAATATTATAGAGGTGGTGGTAATGTTCCAGATAGATTTAATAATAGAAATATTCCTGTTGGGCCCAGAGGGCGTACAATAAAATATTCTGATTTCCGTGGAACATCTGATGCAACACTTCCTTATAATATTTTAATTCCTACCATATGTGTTGAAGACGCATGGAAATATATGCGCCTTAGAGATGGAACATTTATGACTAGGTGGGATCAGATTAATGATAATAATACCGTCTATTTCACAAGAAATGAAGAACTTGGTTCTGTAAGAATTGATACTCCACAAGATTGGGAATATGTTAAGTTAACTATTCCTGCAATGAGTTTCAAGATGGGAACTGAAGAAGGATTTGAGCAAGTTGGGTATGAACAACACTGGTCTAACAAAGTAGACAATCAACAAGTCTTTGAGGCTGGTGATTGGAAAATTAGAATTCCAAAAGGATACAGAAGACTTAGAATTTTAGCAACTGGTGCCGGTGGTTCTGGTTCTTCACAATATATTCCTGGCCAACCTACTGTAGAAGATTATGTTCGTGAAGGATTGGTAGGTACGGAAGACCAAGGATTTGCTGGCGAAGACACAACTATTACAATGCCAAATAATCAGAAGATTAAAATTTTTGGTGGTATTGGTGGTAAACTTTCAAATGCAACAGGAGAGTCTACAACAATTCGTGGCGAGACTACTGATACACTTCAAACAGAGACTGGAACAGTAACACTTGCAAGTGGTTTTTCAGAAACTGATTATGCCGAAGGTAAGTACAATGGTTCATATATTTTAGAAACTAATGACTCAAACTACCAATTTTATTGGCAAAACCAACTTCTTGCAACATCAAATGATATTTCAGAAGATGTTAGAGATAGTTCTGGTTGGTTGTATACTTCAACTTCTGAAGTTATTGATGAAGATCCTCAAGGTACATTAAAGTGGTATAAGGTATCTAGAGTTAAAAGTTTAGAAGTCTCTGCAGAAGTTACGGATAGAATATACAATAGTATGTTGGAAAGAAACGCTAATGCAACAGAGAAATCTAGACATGTAAACTCAGATACTGTGGTGGATGTCATTCGTTATATACAGGGAAGAACTGGATTTGTTGATGTTATCGCTGCAAACCCAGACTTTGGGCCCAACACATTTTCAACTACAGATGGATTTAAATATTTACTTGCTCAAGCAAGTAGTTTGTCTACAAGTACAACAACGAATATTCCAAATTATTCTGGCACCGATACTGGTACTATTAATACCAGTGGTAATCTCTATCAACACAAAGTTTATGCAGAAAATGGTACAACTGCCAATAATAATCAAACAACAACTACAACTATATCAAATGTGGCAGATAATTTACTTTTGACTTTTGAACATCTTGGCGATACCACTTTTGCATACAATGCGAATTTTCTTTTCCCAATTAGAAATGTCCGAGGCACAATCTCTAATGGATTTCCTGCACTGGGAGAATATGTATTTACAGATATCGATGGCCAGAATTACTACAGAGGCGAAATAATTGGTGTAAGTGATGGCTTCATCGATACCACAAGGGTTGGTTTTGACGAAGACTTCACCGAGGGCCAATCAGGTTTTGCCGAGATAACGTATTCTGCTTGGACTGCATCTACACAAACCACTGAAGTAACATCTACTACCGCAAATACTCCTATTGCAGCAAATTCTGCCGCAACAAATTCTGAGTTTGTTGTTTCAAGTAGTGGTAATTTTTATTATGAATATAATGCATACTTACAAAATACTACGCAGAGTGTTCGCCCAGAATTAGAAATTTATGTGAACGGTGTTCGTCAAGTTAATTATACTGGATCAAGTGCTCCCACTCTAACAGGAAATCAAGGAGAAATTAGACTTGCTTCTGGTAGATTGAATATTACAAATCCAGACTCTACAGTTAAAGTTGTTACTGATTTAAAAACGGTGACTACATCTGCAATTCTACCAGAAATTGATGGTGGTGGGTTTAGTACTATTGCACGAAGTGGAACGCACGATTTACCACTTGGTGCAACTGGCCAACCCGCTGGTAAGGGTATCTTTATTTGGGGTCATAATTTTTTTGCATCTCAGAAATTATACACCGATGTGAATGGAAATGTCAGTGTTGTTCACCAATCTTCTTCAGACCCCGAATATTGGTTCTTTATGACAACAGAAGAAGATGCAGGGCAATTTTATACTCCAGCATCTTATGGTACAGAACGAATATTTGTTGGAGTTCACAACGCTGGAAAATCAGTATATGTTTGGGGTAAAAACTATTTTAGATCATATACCTTTAGTGTTGATAATGATGGTTACTTTTCTTTCATACATCCATCGTCAAGTGACAGAGAACAATGGTACTATGCGATTGGTAAAAGAGGTGCGAATTTTACAACCCCAGCTGAATCTGGAACTTATACATTAGAACTTGATGCCACTTATGCAGGAATGGAAGTTATAGTTTGGTCTAAAAACTTCTGGGGTATAAACGGACGCTTAACGCCTACTTCTACTAGTCCTGCTCCAAGACATCTTGTTTTTGACTCTGAGGGTAAGGTTGAATTGTCCCATTGGTCATCTTCAGATGATGAACAGTGGTACTGGTGTGTTACGGATGGTGGCACTACATCACAACCAGCTGGAGTTGGTGGTGTTTCAATGAATAGTTTCACACTAGAAACTTCACTGGACACAGATACAATCGATAAAATTTATCAAAAATATGTTGGAAGAAACTCTAATGTAATTGACAGAGACCTTTTCCGTCAACAAAATTATACAGTATTCCAAGGAATCAATTATGTTGTTGGTACTGCCGAATACGCCGCACAATTTGGATCTACAGTTACGGAACCACCTGTCGTAATACCTGGCCAGGGAACTATACCCACAAAGAGTCAACTGATTAGTGTTACTGGTGGGGTTGCGACAAATAGAACTTACGCACTATCTACTTTACCAATAAACTCTTTGAAATACACAAGAGATAATTTACAAAGTACTCCATTGTCGTATTATGCAGACCTTCCATCAAGTGGTGCAAATATTGTAAGTGCATTGGTTGAAAAATTCCCAATTAATACTTACTGGTTCGAATCATCAGGATTAGGAGAATTGCATTTCTTTAATAATGATGGTGGAGACGGCGGTTCTTCGTGGCATGGTTCTGGTACAAGAGTTGCACCTGAGTTTCCAACAAATGGAAGTCCATCAGAACCAAATCCAGTATATGGATCTGGTGGTGCAGCTGGCCAACATGGTATGAGATATTATAGTAGTACATCGAAAAGTGCTACTATTGGTGGACAGGCAGCTGCAAGTGGATTCTTTGGTGACTTTATGGTATCGCCCGGCGATATTGTTGATATTAAAGTCGGTAGAGGTGGACAATCAAATCAGACCTCATACTTAGATTTGGTGCCTGGCAGTCAAACTCAAGAAAGTACATATGAATCTAACTCAGGAGATGGTGGAGATGGTGTAGTTGTCGTATTTGGTTCTAAAGGAAACGATTATACAAAAATATCAAAGCCTGGCATTGCATTGATTGACGATAGAGGACAAGTTGTTATGTACTCTGTTGCGAATGTATTTTGTGAAGGAAATCAAGAGTTAACTGGTTCAATTTCTTCAAAAGAAATACTTTTATTCGGACAAGGAAAACAGTATTACTTGGTGCATACTTTCCAATTGCAGAAAAACGGAACACAAAAATACCGTGTATATTTATGTCAAAATGGAGAACATTACGCAAAAGTAGAAAGAAGTGGCACTGCGCCTGGCCCATTCTTTAGTCCCAGTCCACCAGCTGGATATCTTCCATCCGTACAAATAACTACAGATCCAGTACAGGCGCCAGATGAATATGTTGTCACTGGTGCAAAGAGAAGTGACATTGATAATGATATTCAAAGTCCAGACCCATGGCCGATTAGAAAATGTACGGTTACATTTGAAACTACTCGACAAGCTAGTTATGAAAACACAATGACATTTACTAATATTGGTAGTGGTGGTATTGGCCCGTCATCAATCGTATTTGGCCCTAATGCTAGTACACAGACATTTACATTGAGTGAAGATGATGTCTATGTTTTACGTTCCTCTGGATTGCAAAGTAACAGAGCATCATCAATGACAACAAGAATCATCGATGATGGAAGGTCACACCAAAACACAACTGGTGGTTCAACTTCTGACGGACGGCCGACAGGTGTTCTTAGAAATAAACAATTTCCAGATTATTTACATTCTGGTAACTGTGATGAAACCCCTACAGGTGGTACATCTGTTTTTGCCGTGCTAAAACAGGAAGGTCAACCCACTATGTATTATATTAAATGGGGAACAGATGTGATTAAAGGTGATGGTGTTAGTTTTGGAACTGTTGCCAAAGCTGATAATACTCTTTCTTCATATGGATTTGTTCCCGCTGTCGAAAATAACCCCTACAGTAACTATTCATGGGATATAAATTGGGAAGGATCGTGGTCTTTTGACAACGACAGTTCAAATACAGAAAGTATAGATTATAATGGATGGCGCTATCATAGGGATCCAAGCAATCTCATTGCCGCTTGTACTAAGACTGCTGGGGGTAATACAATAACATATCAAATATGGGGAATATTCAGAAAAGAACTGCCGGGCGGAGAATCGACAACTGAAAACAACAATAACAGTTGGACTACACTTGAAATGGATGACGGTGTTGATAATGACTTCACTGACTTAAGAGTTACACCTTCGCCAATGGGTAACTTTTATGTAGAGGGTGGATTAACTCACTTTAATTGTTTCTTCTTGGGTGATGGAACTGGAACTGGAACAACTTGGACACGCCCACCGCCTGCAGACACGGGCGGTAACAATGATAATAGTGGCGGCCCTTCTGGACCAAGCACTGCACCTGTAACAGTAGTTACAGATGGGGATGGGGATCCAGTTGTTGATAGCAATGGGGATCCAGTAACTTCTGGTGGCGGTGGTAATGATGATAATCATAATGAACCAACATTTATGTCTCACTATGAACCATCAACTGGAACTGTAACATATTTTGATAGTCCTATGACACATAATGAAATTCAATCCCTAAGGGCGGATCAACCAGATGGTGTATTCTCTACTGGAACTGGAGCGCCTGGGGCAATGATTGGCCCAACTAGAGATGACAACATTAGTGATTCTGGTGGTAGTGGTACTTCTGGACAGTCTGATAAGATTGTTTGTACGGAGATGTATAGACAGACACAACTAGATGATTGGAAAACTGCAATGAAGATTTGGGGATTGCACACAAAGACTCATTTGACTCAGTATCACCAAAGAGGGTATCATTTCTTATTCATGCCTTGGGTTAAAGGAATGAGAAAGAGTGATACCTTAACTAAGTCTGGTGGATGGTTGGCACAAAGAAGAACGCAACACTTAAAGTATATTTTAAGTAGAGATGGTTATGCAGGACACTTAGGTATTGGTAAAAAAGAGAAAGACGATATTGTGGGAAGAATTTGGTGTACTGTGTGGCATCCAATTACTTTTGTAACTGGAAAAATTCTTTCAATATTTAGAGATAAATAGTTGATAAAGTAATGAGAGAAAAAAATTAATGGCACAGAGAAATATAGACCCAAACTACTTTCCTAATTTTGGAATATCTCGTCAAAGAAATTCATTTACTTCTGTAATTGGTAATGGTGGCGTAAACAGTAATGATGGTAGTATCAGTGGCGGATTTATGGGCGTTCTTGCTGAAGATTTGGCAAGAGAATGGCCATTATTTGCTGGTGAACCAATCGCTGGAAATGAATTAATTGATGAGACTCAAACTCTAGTTACAACTCAAATAACAAAACAGTTCTTTAGTCAGATATCACTAAACCGCCCAACTTCTGCAAATGGTGGGGGTAGTGGTGTATATGCTGGGGTTGCAAACTTCAGTGAGGTTGGTGATGGAACCAATCCAGAGCAACATGTTATGATTTTTCAGACCACAAATCAAATTCTGCCTAAGTCTGGTGCAGTTGCGAGAGGTATTGATCAAAATTATAGAATAAGATTTGAATTCGACCTTAGACCACGTTTGTTTGGTGCCGGTGTTGGTACGAGTGGTGATAAAGAATTTAATAGTGAATTGTATCAACTAAATCTTAGAATGGCATCGCAGGGAAGGCCAAAATATCAAGAAGGAAATACTGTACTAGAGGCAGAGTATCAGCCACAATATCATCCAGGCTACAGTTATAATGGGATTTTAAATAGTGGTTGGGAAACTACAGTCGGTATTCCAAATCCTATGTATGGATGGTTTAAGGTAAATGTAGGAACGTCTAATCAAATTAGTACAGATGGTACTATTTCAAGTCCACAACTTACGACTGATGGATTGATTACATTAGAAAATGGTTCAACTGTTGATACTTCTATTATAAGAATGCCAGGTGAAATGGTAGACTTGCATTTTGATGATGTAACTATTACTGCAGATGTTGCAAATACAGGGCCATATTTTGTCTTTGGACAAAACACAGATACTGGTAACTATGGTATTAATCAAGGATATTATTATCCAGTATACTTAGATAAGGCTGCAGCAGATCAGGCAGATATTGACGCTGGTGGAACAGGTTCTTCTACAGTTCATACTTTTACAGAGTATCCACTTGCAACCTTCTACATTCCAGATACAGGTTCTTCATTTAATCAGGCAGGCGCACCTTCTGGAACGGATTATAAGAAATATGTTAATAACAGGTCGATTAGATTTAGAAATAAAAGAAAGGGTTATGGTTGGTTTAAAAGATTTCCAAAAATGAATGCAGAATTGCAAGGAACCTATCCGTTCTCATATAGGCTTACTATGACAGAAAAGGGTATTGTTCTTTACATGTATGATGATGCTGCTGCAGATCAGGCAGACGATTATTCATGGTTCTGTATACAAAGAACATCAAGCAATGAGTCGGGACTTCCAAGAACAGACGAAGCGTCAAAATTCCCTGTTCATTGTATGTATTCTTGTTCTAGAGAAAGTTTTTATTCTTCTGATGCTGGAATTTACTTTTCCAATCAAGCAGCAAACCTACAGACTGCAGAAGATTTGGTAGACACAGTATTCGATGAAGCAGGAAATATATACAATTTATCAAATATGGACAATTCAAAAACATTCTATATATTAAGTCCATACGATAGAGAAGACTATCTTGCCGATGAATGGCAGGCAAAAAATATTTGGAGATTTGTTGTAAGAGAATTTGATGTATTAAAACCAACTGATGTGCATAAATTTGCAACAAAACATCAGACAGATAGTAATGCAGTTATTAATCCATTAGAACAATTGGCCATTACAGATGAAAATAGATTTATCATTACCTTTCCAACTGGACTAACAACACAGAGATATATGTATCCTAAAGAAGAGATGGATATGATTTGTTTTTCATCTGCAGAAGTAGTAGCAGAATCCAGTAATGTACCAATGACAACATACCTATACAATGGTACTAATGTAGACCAAAGAAGATACCAAGGAATGCGTTCAACTATGGCATTTGGAAATGGAATGAGATTACTAGTCTTAGTAAATGGACAATATATTTTTAATAGTGATATCAATCTTGACACATATGACCCTGTGGGAACACCTGCATAATGAATATAGTTTGAGAATTTAGTAAAACAACAAAAAAATTTTTATAAATATAAAGAAAAATACAAAGGAGATATGAATGTCTATTGCCAGTGGATATAGCATACAAAGAAATGACATTATCGATGTCCCTCACCGCAGTCAAGTTGAAACACACAATGCACTGAGTGGGTCTAATATTTATTTTTTAAGATCAAGACCTGATGTTTCTGATAAGGATTGGGAATGGGATATTAGAATTGGAGAAACACGTTTTTACCTTAACAGAGGTTTAGGTAATAACTCTATGGTGTCTGGGGTAACTGCAACTGATGCAGAATTATATAAAGATAGAGTTTATGTAGAGGGTAGTACTTCTGCAGGACAAGGTTCGATTAGATACGATTCGGCGTTGGGAGAGTTTGGTGGAATTGTTTTTGCAGAAGAGGTTAGACCTATTTCTGGTGAAATAATTGAAATCAAGTATATCGAACATGTTACACATTTCACAGGAAGTGATGGTGGACTTTTATTCCAACTGGCACACGATTTAACAGTTCATCCATTTGAATTCCCAGAAATCTTTAATTTAAATTTAAGTAGAGATGTAACTTTTGATACTGATGCAGATGGTACTCCTGGCAATGAAATTACCAGCGATTTTACCACAAGTGAAATCCTTAATGAAATTGACACAGGAACTGGAAATCTTACTGCGTATCAACAGGTATTACCAGTTCAGTATAACAGAGATTATTCCGAAGATGGTACGCCAGCAGATCAATTAGTTGCTGGTAAACTTTGGAAAGTTGTGAGAGAACATAAAGTAGTTACAGAATTAAACTTAGGTTCGGGTGGTGCAACACCGTTTGCAAGTATTGACCCTTCTGATTCAAATACATGGCCAAGTATCATCGGAGATTTCCCACTTACAATTTCTGATCTTGGTTCTGGTGAATTTAGAGTTTCTTTGAATGGAAGAGTTTTACCGTCTGAAGATTGGATTGCGACTTCTAATAATGTTTCAAGGTCAACTCTATTTAAATTTAAAAGAACAGAGGTAATGCCTTGGGTCTCAGACCTAAGTCAATGCGTGTTTACTATATCTTACCATTGGGGTAAGACAATTGATGTTCCGTATGGTGCATTAGTGGGGCCTGGCGGACTGGGCCCCCAGCAAGAGACACTTTCTGGTGGTGCAAATGATTATTCATGGCCAAAAAACAATGCAGTTGATACTGATTACTGGGCGTACTCAAAGGCAACAACATCAGATGGACAACCAACAGGTACTGCAGTAAATGGTTTCGTTGCATTTTTCTACGACCAAACAACTGATACTCCAAATATTGCAGCTGCGATTACTGCATCTGGACAGAAAGACGAGTTGGCAACCACAGAGGAAGGCACATCTTGGATGCTTACATTCCAAGAAAATGATAACTTCCAAAGACCATTCGATTTGATTTATCCTACTCCAGTTAGTAACGATAAAGAAGATGTTAAAGATGCATTGAGAAGAATTACAAATGGATTCTTAGTTGAGTCCAACAAAGGTGTCGATTTATTATCAGACACTAACTTGAGTTTTGCATCAAGTCTTTCTCCTTCTGCCGTAAGAAAACCACAGAAGTGGAGAATGAGATTTGAGTGGAACGATGATGAAAGATATTTAAAAGTAAATGTTGCAACTTCTTATCAGCTGAAAGATGATTTTACTATTTCACAACCACAAGGCCGTGACGGGATTAAGAATCCTGTTTACAGAGAGCCCGGCGAGTTGTGTGATGTGTATAGTTCACCAATGATTGGTAGAGGTGCAATCTTACAAATGAGTAAAGCCAAATCACAGTGGTTTAGAAAAACTCAAATAGAAGATTCGCTTTCAACCTCATATCCAATGTCTTATAGACTTACAGTTACAAATCATGGTTTGGGACTTTTCTTATTTGACCATGCATCAGTGGATCAAGACGATGATTACGCATGGTTAGTAGTACAAAGACATGTTGACCAAACAACTGGACAACCAGAGTTTGCTGAAAAGTCTCCAGTACACTGTGTATATTCGCCATGCAAACGTCCTGTAGATGTTGCAAGTCTAACTCCATATTTTGCATCTCAAGATTTGGATGATTTAAGTAAACCTGGCCCAATCCAAAACTCACTTGGACAAGTTTTCAGATCAGAAGCGCCGACTATCTTTGTTAACAGAGATCTTGCGTTATTTAATGGAATTGTTAATGCAATCGACTTTAATCCAATTGGATATGCAACAGGCGGAACCACCACAAACACATTAGGACAATTATACTATAACGATATTAGAAGTGACCTTACGAGAGGATTTACTGGAACAGGATATGCAGAAAATCAGAATCTTTGGTCATTAACTGCTCATAGGTTGCAAATTGATAGAGACATAACAGTTTCTACTGCATTTGCTTCTAGTGGAGTTAGAAATGTAGAAGTCTTGACGCCAGGGAAGTTTATCGCACAAGAAATTACAGATGCAGAAGGAAATATTACACGAAAAGGTGGTAGAATCGTTGCGTTTAATAAAGAAACTGGTAGATTAATTATCGCTGGACATGTTGGACTAACCTTCGCACGCCCACCAGCTGCCGAAGGCGCTGACCCTGATGCACCACCATCACCATTGGTACTAAAAGAAGGAACTTCTGGATCGGGTGATGTATCGATTGATTTCACTGCTGAAACTACTGGTGACTTCGTTGCAATTCCACTAGATGGGCCTACAGGAAATACATTCCAAGAAGAATTTCAACATGCTGTTTTTGACCTTCAAATTCAAGGTTTTAACTCTCTTCCAAGAAGGAAGGATGTTGCATTTACAACTGGTGCATCACCATCGCCATCGGCGGTTGAACAGATTAAAACATTTACAGTAACTCCTGCAGTTCCGCCTGCGACAGATCCAACAACAACAACTACAATTGATGGACTGGAACATTATGATCGTTCTGGAGAGATCCTCACTTCTTCGACTGCAGTACCGGCGCAATATGTCATGGGTTCTAATGCAGGAGTGAGTTTGTCGGAAAATGTTGCATTCCCACAAAACCTTTTAGAAAGAATGTCAACATTTAAGTACGCATCACGTTCTGGTGATGGAGTACCCACATCTGATACTTCTGTTGGACTTGTTGATTATAAATCTGCAGATTCTGCATTACTAGATATTCTATACAGTGCTCCAGTTGCAAACATGGACAAAATTTTTGAGTCTATGGTTATTGCATTGGACGATGTAGAAATTATTAGAGATAAGAGTGCATATATTTTATCTTATGACGAATGGGTTAGTCATGGTGATCCTAATACAGTACAGAGATTTGTGGAGTCTTTAGACGCCGCTGGGGTTACAACAATTGGTTCAGATTTTAGAGTTCCTTCTATAGATGGAACTACTATTAGATGGGACAATGTTGATGTCGCAACCAAAACATTGACAGTTGGTGACACAAACCCATCTACTGGAAGAAATTTCTTTTACGCACACGCCGGCGCAAGTTCTGCGAACCAACCAACTTATGCATTAGTGGCAGCCAATCATGCGGTTCAGTCATCTGTAAGAGAAAATCTTTTGAACAAAATGCCTGGAGACCCAGTGTGGACTGACCAAAGTTCTTTGAAAAATGAATACATGTATGATTTCTTCAATCAGACGCTCTATTTTAAGGTTTCTCCAAGAGCGGGCGCAGAATTGACAATATCTATTATTAACTATGTTACTTCAAATCCTGCTCAGGGTGCATATATTATTACTGTTCCAGAGGATAGAGATTTCCCAGAAAGAAATATGAATGAAGTGAAAACAATCAATAGATTTGTTGTTAGAGAACAAGATGTATTAAAACCATGGGATTTCCATGTTTCTGCAACAATGCACGAAATCGATTCTCATGCTGTTATCAATCCGATGGAACAACTTTCTATTACACAAGATAGAAATTTTGTTTTCTCGTTCCCAACTCAGATAACAACTCAAAGATTCTATTATCCACAAAGTGAACTTGATATTATTTGTATTTCTTCTGCAGATTTCTCGACACAATCGGGTCATGTAGAAATAAACAAATATGATGATTCGGATGGAGTAAATGAAGAGTTTAGAGGTGGTTCTTTTGTTCCTGCCTCAATTTCTTCAACTTCTCCTGCTGAAGTTACAAGATATGCAGGACATGAAGGCCCTGATGGGGTTAAGTATATTTGGAGAAAAAATGCCAGAAAGTATGAAGGTATGTCTGCAACATTACCAAATGGAAATGGTATGAGAGTGTTTATGCAAGTTACTGGTTCTAGTATTAGATACAGTGATGTAACGCCTGGTACTGCGCCTGGGTCGACACTAGGAAGTTAAAATAAAATAAAATAATTACATAAACTGGGTATAAATACTTGAAACACTTTAAAGTTATAAATATAAGAAAAAACATTCAAAGGAGAATTATTAGATGACTACTGCATTATCGACAGAGTTCCTTTCTGGTGGATTTTCTATTCAAAGAAACGAAATGGTATCTATGCAACAGCAGAAATACGCACAGAAGTTCGAATTTTTGAATAGTTTCAATCAGACATATACAAGGCTTTCAAAACCGGCCCAACACGAATTTGACAGAATCGCACCATATGCACTCTCTTCACAGAGAAGAGTATTTGTTGGTGGTACTGTTACAACTGTTACACGCCCATTAAAACAAACATATAGAAACGGAAATCTTCCTTCTGTTCTTGGTTCAATTCAATTAGATGCAAACGGTGCAATTCAATCTATCAATGTTCTTGATGGTGGTTTTGGTTATGCACCAAATACAACTTTTAATGTAAATATTAGAGGTGGTGAACCAACAAGTGGAACATTAACTCCTGCAGTTGTAACTGCAACTTCTGATAATTCTGGTAGAATTGTTTCGGTTGATATTGTTTCTTCTGGTAACAATTACGATGCAGCTGCTGCACAAACTTTAAGTGCAAAAATTGATGAAAGTCCAGATGAAGGACAGTTTTATGTTTCGTTCTTTGAAGGTATTGGCGCACTTACTTCCGTAAACATCACTAGTGGACAAACAGGACATAGGCCAGGCGTCTATTATGTTGCAACAACAACTACAGATTCTGTTGCTGGTAGTGGTGCAAAATTCCAAGTATATGTTGATGCTGGTGGCACAGTAACAAAAGTCGTTCCATTGGAGTTCGGTGAAACTTATGTAATTGCTGACACAATCACTATTCCAAACAGCGAACTTGGAAATGATGGTGGAAGTGATTTGGTAATCACTGTAGAAGCAGTAACAACATCAACCCAACTTGCATTCGATTACGGAACAGTAACTTGGAGAAGTGAATCTTTCCAAGTTGGTGATACAGTTCTTTTAGAGTACTTTATTGATACTGACAAAGATCCTTCTGCAAGTGATGGCTTCTTAAGAACTCTTGCAAAAGATTTATGTTTACACCCATATGGTAACTACTATAGTTCTGCGTTTTCTAGTGTTCCACAAAGATCAGCGTCCATTGTAATTAAGGGCGGTGCAGTAGATGGCGCATCTGTAGAACTTTATGACGATGCTGGTGTACGGTTCGGTGTTACTGACGAAAGTGGTTTTACCGCTGCAGACGATGGAAAAAGAATTGTCGAAGTAAATGGTTCGGGTGTTGCAATTCTTAGAGTTACAGGTGATGGACATACATTAAATCCATATGTCGCAACTCTTGAAATGACAAGTACGAATAATGAAGAAAGTAATCCATTTTCATATGAAGATGCAACAGACGGTGAACCAATTACTGGTATGGTTGCAGGAGATAAATCATATGCAACAGGAAAATGGAGACTCGCAATTCCTGTATCTGATTTTGAAGCACAACCCTACAACATAATTTATCCATTTGTGGATACAGATAGTAACACACCAATTCCAATTGGAAATGATGGACAACAAAATCACAGAAATGTAATGGCTGCAATTAAAAGAATTGGTGATATGTTTGTTGTTGAATCGGAAAAAGGTACAGACTTACTTTCATCCAAGAAAGAAATTAATAGTGCTACAGATGCGATTCCAACTTCAGTTTCATTGACTCAGCCAGTTAAAGATGCTCGTAAACCACAGAAGTGGAGAATGCGTTTCTTCTATGACACTAGAGATGAATATCTTTATGTAAATGTTGCTACTGCATTGCAAATTAAAGATAACGGAGACCTTTCAAAAGGACAAGGTCGTGACGGTATCAAACAGGCAGTTTACAGACAGCCTGGAGAACTTAGTGAAATTTACTATAACTTCTCAAACGATAGTAACAAGGCGAAATCTGGATTCTTCCGCAGACAAGGTAAAACTACAGATGATACAGAACCAACATATCCAATCGCATTCCGTTTGACTTGTACTGACCACGGTACTGGACTTTTCGTATTCGATCAGGCCTCCGTTGACCAAGATGACGATTATGCATGGTTTGTTATTCAAAGACATGTTAACAACATTTCTGGTAAAATTGAATTCGAAGATGGTAAGTCTCCAGTTCACTGCTTGTATTCTCCATCTTCTAGACCAGAAGAAACATCAGATTTTAATATCGGTTTCTTTGCAGAGGTTAGTGAAGAGTTGAATACAACTACTGGTGCAACAACAGTCACATCTAAGTCATTGGATGAATTGGAAATCTTTGATGTAAACGGTAGAAAACTGAAGCCGGGACTTCCAGTGAATGTAACAATTCCTACTGACTCAAGACCTGTTGCATTGATCCCAGAAGCATACGGTAGAGGACTTTCATATCTGAACACTTCTTCTACTGCAAACGTTCCACTTGCCGACCATGGTGCGTTAGGAACAGATTCCGCAACTGGATTTACAGTTGTTAACGACTACTATAAATTCCCAGAGATTACTGCTGCGAACCTCCAGGCTGGCCCGACTGATCGTGGATTGGGTACTGCAGAACTTGCAGTTATTCAAAGTAATCTGAGTGTGCCGCCTTTTGATAGAGATGCATTTGCATTAAACTTTGGTTCTGCATATGGTAGTTCATTTGTACCAGTAGGTGACTATATTACTGGTTTTGAAAATGGTACTGGTTCCGGCTCGAGATATGATGTCATAGACACTAATGGGGCCCCATCTTCTTGGACATTAATTAATGACCAAGATGGTAAAGGTTTGAAAAACTATTCCGTTGCAAGAACACAAATGCAAGGCCCTGCTCAGTTAGGTTTGCGTACATACAGAGTTCGTCACAGAAGTTCTGATGGTGTTGACACCTTCTTGGATTATGAAACTGACTTCCAGTTTGTAAGTAAAACTGAAGTTGCGCCTGCGACTGATGCAAACGGACAGGCAAGAGAACTTCCAATCAGTTCAACGGTTGCAATCTTTACACCAACATCTGTTGCTGCTAAGAATCTTGTTGCAAAGAGAAGACGCAGAATTCTTTTCGTTGACAACTTAGATATTGGTGCAACAACTGGGACAGGTTCGAATCCTCTTCTTGGTACTCAAGGACAATTTGCTGGTGCATTGGGTGGTATTACTGACTTAACATTAGTTCCTGTTACTGGTTCTTCATTTGGTGGAAATGCAGTTGGACACAAACTTGCACTTGATTCTGCTGGTGCTGCTGTCCAAACGGCTGCGACTGGTGGTATTGGACAAGACTTCATTGTATTAGATGGAACTGGTTCTACTGGTGATGTAAAGGTTGGAGATGAACTTACAACCGCAACTGCACAAACTGCAGGATTTGGATTTAGAGTTCTTTCTATAATCGACTCCTTCCCAGAAAATGACCAATTCATCTATGAATATGCATGGGAAGGTGCTGGATTTAACAATGAGTATACCAACTTCTTTGGTAGATATGGTACTGCATCTAACCCACTCTTTGAGGTTAACAGACTTAAAGTGTTTGTTGATGGACAAGAGGCAGATGCTGCGGTTCAAGGACAGAATTATCAATTCGATTCTTCTGGTAATATTGAATTTGGTACGACTGGTGGTTCTACAGAATACTTTGGTGTTCAAAAACCAATGTATGCATATTCATTAACTACGGACAAAGTTAAATTTAACGAACCTCTAGAGTTTGCCACAGTTGTTAAGATTTCATATGAAAACTATAATGATGTGGAAGAAAGAGATACTGGTAGATCAACTTACTTGATTAAACTTCCAGAAGACAGAGATATTCCTGCAATCTGGAACGATATTCATAAAGTTGCAAAAGGTATCTACAGATTTATTGTTCGTGAAAACGATGTGTTTAAACCATGGGATTATCATGTCTCTGCTGTTACACCACAGGTTGACAGTCCTGCATGTATTAACCCTGTTGAACAGTTATCGATTACACAGGATAAAACTGTTATCTTTAACTTCCCAACACCACTTGCATCACAAAGATTTATCTATAGTGACGCAGAAGCAGACTTGATCTGTATCGCTGGTGCGGATAGTTCTACTCAAGGTGGTATCATTAAGACATCTGCAACTAAATATGACCTTGACGGACAACATGCTAGTACATTAAGTCCACAAGGTGGTACTGCATCTACATCTTCTAATACTGATCCACTTAACTTCAGAAGAGAGTATTTCTGGCACAATGTGAAACAGTCAGATGGAACAACTGATGCATTTGACACAACAGAAAACTCAACACATAGAACTTATGTGGGTATGATGTCTACTAAACCATTTGGTAATGGTATGAGAATCTTCATCTTAACAAGAGGTGGCCCAATCAGACCATCATATAGTGACTATACACCAAGAGATGTAAGAGGAATTTCAGATAACTTCCCAACAGGTGCTGTTAACGGTGCTATTGAAACTCTTGGAGGAGTAGACTATACATTCGATGATGGTGAACGCTCAGGTAATTTAGTTACTGCCGATGATGCAGTAATTAATGTCGGTACATCCACAATTTCTGGTGCGACTGTCACTAGTATCTCTTCTGATATTTTAGTAGGTGCTACTTCTTCGGTAACTACAACAGAGGGCGATACAGTTACACTCACAGTAACTGAGGTTTCTTCTAGTGCCGGTTCCATTACTGTCAGAAGTAGTGGTTCTACTGTAGGAACGCTTGCTGTAGGAACATTCGCATTCACTAAGAATGTTGGTTCTTCTTGGAACGGGAATTATGTAAACTTTGGTTCATAATTTCTAAAGATTGATAAAATTATCATAAATATAGGGGAGACATAAAGTCTCCCCTTTTTTTATACCAAAGAAAAATGTCTGTAGAAAATATATTTTTATTTAACGATGTAATAAAAGTCAAGGTTGGAATTGATTCTCCAGTTGGAATCAATGGCCCATCTGATGGCCAAGTTGTTGAACAAAATGGACTTACATACACTTATAATGCAACAACAACTTCTTGGGATATTACCGTATTATCAAACATAGTATTTGTTTCTGGTCTTGCATCTTCTATAACACTGTCATTTTCTGCTGGAGATATTCTTGTCAATGGCACTAGTCAAGGTACAAGTACAACAATATCTAATAACGATGTAGTACAATTATCTTTAGAAAATCCAACCCTAAATCAATCCAACACATACAGTATTGTTGCAGATGGCACAACAATAGATTATATTGTCGAATTAAACGATCCAGAGGTTGCGAACTTTGACTCAGATAGGTCAACTTCCTCGACCAATGATGATCTTGAAAAGATTGATACGACATCTCCTACATTAACAGATTCTGATACAACTGTATTTCAAAGTATTATAAACCAATTAAATGCTGGTGATGTAGATTTTGAAAGTGTAAAAGAAGAACTGTCTACACTCATTCAAGAAAATTTTTCAGAGGCATATCAGGAAGCTCTTGGTGATTTGCAAGTTTTACTTGCTCAAGAATTTGAAGAATTTAGAGATACAATTTTAACTTCTGAAACTGATATTGTAGAAACAACAGTCCAAGAGAGTGCGGAGATTACAGAGGTTATTACCGCAAAGGATGCGGAGATTGATAGTGTTTTAGAAACACAAGAATCTCAAGATTATACGCAAGAATTGGTTCAAGAAACTTTAGAGACTTCAGAACAAGAAACATTTGTAGAAGATGAGGTTGTAGAAACTTCTGAACAAGAACTACTTGCCGTTACTGATTCTCCAGAAACTTCAGAACAAGAAACATTTGTAGAAGATGAGGTTGTAGAAACTTCTGAACAAGAAACATTTGTAGAAGATGAAGTTTCAGAGACTTCTGAACAAGAACTACTTACTACTTGCCGTTACTGATTCTCCAGAAACTTCAGAACAAGAACTACTTGCCGTTACTGATTCTCCAGAAACTTCAGAACAAGAAACATTTGTAGAAGATGAGGTTGTAGAAACATCTACACCAGATACATTTGTAGAAGATGAGATTGTAGAAACTTCAGAACAAGAACTACTTGCCGTTACTGATTCTCCAGAAACTTCAGAACAAGAACTACTTGCCGTTACTGATTCTCCAGAAACTTCAGAACAAGAAACATTTGTAGAAGATGAGGTTGTAGAAACTTCTGAACAAGAGTTGTTGGCAGTAACAGACTCTCCAGATACATCTACACCAGATACATTTGCAGAAGATGAGGTTGTAGAAACTTCTGAACAAGAACTACTTGCCGTTACTGATTCTCCAGAAACATCTACACCAGATACATTTTCAGATACTATTCAACAGGCTCTACTATTCAACAGGCTCTTTAGAACAGGTTAGAGAAGAATTAACAGATAACGAAGAATTAAAACTATCAGATCTTTTTTCTGACCTAGAAAATATTTTAACAAATCAATTAGAATCTTTTGCCGAAGAAATAACTCCAGATTTTCTAATTCAAGTATTATCGGAATTAAGTGATTCCGAAGAATTAAAAACTGCAGACATTCAAAACTTAGAAGATATTCAAAGTCTTTTAACTCCAGATATTTTATTAGATTTAGAAAATATTCAATTAGAAAATATAACCCAAGAATTGGTCAGAGAAAGTCTTTCAACAGTACTACAAGAATTTTTGGAAGAAACTTTAACTGAAACATTTATTTTACCAGAAACTGATGAAACAATTGAAACGTTATCAACACTAGATCAGGCAAAAGATGAAACCGTTGATGTAATAGAAACTTCTACATTAGATAGTTCAGAAGAACAAGATGTAGTAGAAGAAGTTACTGCAGATATTGATACCACAGTAGAAACAACGGAAGGTGTTGAGCAAGAAAGAACAGAAGAGTCTCCAGAAGAACAACAACTGGAAGAAAAGTTGGATGCTGCTAGTGAAACAGTAGATTCGCAGGACACCACTTCAGACGAACAAATTTCAACTGGAAGTGATGGAGAAGTTGTCGAAGAAGATAGTGCAGATTCAACAACTTCTGATACAAGTGTCGATGATGAGGTTACAGAAACTTCAGTAGATGATGCCACAGTAGACGATAGTACAGACGCTACTGAGTCTCCAGATGCAACTATAGATGATGCCACGGACACTACAGAGTCTCCAGATGCAACTGTAGATGATGCCACGGACACTACAGAGTCTCCAGACGCTACAGTAGATGACGATACAGATGCTACAGAGTCTCCAGATGCTACAGTAGATGATGCCACGGACACTACAGAGTCTCCAGACGCTACAGTAGATGACGATACAGATGCTACAGAGTCTCCAGACGCTACAGTAGATGACGATACAGATGCTACACCTTCACCATCTTTAGATGAGGAAGACGAATCTTCAGAAACTGTGTCTGATGGAAATGTGGTTTCTGATTCTGAACTTGAAGGTGGAACTGATACCGAAACTCCAGAAGATGCAACCGAAGATACTACAACTCCTAGTGAGGTGCCAGAAGAAGATCCTAGCACAACAGAAACGCCAGATTCTGAGGTCGAAGATGAAGTTCAGCCAGTTTCAGATGATGCGAGTGATGTTACTGACGAACAGAATATAATCGAAACCGAAACAGATATACCAGTTGACGAATCTGGAGATACCGAATCCGATTCTGATACATCAGTAGATCAACAAATAGAAGTTAGTACAGATACTGATACACCAGTTGACGAATCTGGAGATACCGAATCCGATTCTGATACATCAGTAGATCAGCAAGAAACTAATAATGTTGGTGATGATGGAGTGGATGATGATAGTGACGCAACTTCTAGTGCAGATGAAACCTCTAATGATGACTCGACAACTTCCGTTATTGATGGTACTGAATCTGAAGATGACTCAACAACTTCTGCTACCGATGATACTGAATCTGAAGATGATGAAACAACAACAGCAGTAGATACTGAGACTTCAGAAGATGACTCAACAACTTCTGTTACTGATGACACTGAATCTGAAGATGACTCAACAACTTCTGTTACTGATGACACTGAATCTGAAGATGACTCAACAACTTCTGCTACCGATGATAATCAAACCACTGATGAGTTAAATGAACCAGTAATTGATTCGGAAGAACCAAATGATGAAAATGACGGCATCGAAGTTGATGTTGATAATAGAGAAGATTCAAACCAACCACCTGTCTCAGACATAGATGAAACAACAGATGACACAACTTCAACTGAAACAGAAACGGATGAAACAACAGATGACACAACTTCAACAGAATCCTCTGTAGATGAAACGGAAGATGACACAACTTCAACAGAATCCTCTGTAGATGAAACGGAAGATGACACAACTTCAACAGAATCCTCTGTAGATGAAACGGAAGATGAAACTGATACTACTGAAGATGGAACAGATGTAACTACAGATGAATCTGGCCAACCAACCTCAGAAGATGATACAGTTGACGATCAGACAGATACTACTGAAGATGGTACAGACGAAACTACAGATCAACCAAGTGACCCTAAAGGCGAAGATGATACAGTTAGTGACGAAACAGATACTACCGAAGATGGTACAGATGTAACTACAGATCAACCAAGTGACCCTAAAGGCGAAGATGATACAGTTAGTGACGAAACAGATACTACCGAAGATGGTACAGATGTAACTACAGATGAATCTGGAGACCCGACAAGTGAAGATGATGCTGTAGAAGATAGTGATGCTGGTGTTGGCGGAGAACAAGATACAGTAGATGATATATCTGATACATCTACATCAGATGATGAAACGGTTGGTGATGATACCGACACCACAGAATCTTCTGGTGACGATACTGTTGATGATACAGATGCTACAGAATCTTCTGGTGACGATTCTATTGATGATACGGACTCAGTTCCATCTACGGATGAAGATGGTGAAGATGATACGGACTCAGTTCCATCTACCGATGAAGCGGGTGAAGATGATACAACACCACCAGTTACGGATGGAAATGATACAGACAATGAAGAGATTCCTACTGGCTCAGATGATGAAGTTCCAGAAGATCAGCCTGGAGTTCCGTCAGGAGATGAAGATGATTTCGAAACAGACCCATCTATACGAGTTTCTGATGGAGAAGAGCAGACTGATACTGATGGTGCAGACGAAACATTAGATGATGCACAAGAAGATGACACAACACCAGTAGTAGATGATGAAGAAACTACAGAAGATGTTTCAGAACCACCCACTACAGATACTGATGAAACAGAAGATGTTTCAGAACCGCCTGTTACTGACGAAGATGATACAGAAGATGTTTCTGAACCACCAGTAACAGATACAGATGATACAGAAGATGTTTCTGAACCACCAGTAACAGATACAGATGATACAGAAGATGTTTCTGAACCACCAGTAACAGATACAGATGATACAGAAGATGTTTCTGAACCACCAGTTATTCCAGATGAAGAAACTGATGATGATGGAAAACCACCAGTTATTCCAGATGAAGAAACTGATGATGATGGAAAACCACCAGTTATTCCAGATGAAGAAACTGATGATGATTCACAACCACCAGTTATTCCAGATGAAGAAACCGATGATGATGGAAAACCACCAGTTATTCCAGATGAAGAAACTGATGATGATGGAAAACCACCAGTTATTCCAGATGAAGAAACTGATGATGATTCACAACCACCAGTTATTCCAGATGAAGAGCCTGACGATGATCAACCAGTTCCGCCTACAAACGATGAAGAGATTGATGAAGACGCACCAAGTAATCCACCCAGTCAGGATGATGGAACAAGGGAACTTGGTACAATCGTAATGAGAGATGGTGAGATAAAATTATATGTCTTAACGCCTGTCTTATCAGCAAATAAATATATTGGCCCATTTGTTGATAGAGAATTGGGCAACAGATTTTTTAGTTGATGGATAGTTAAGAATGCCACAGTTTCAAACCGCTAATGGACAAAAGATACAGGTTGCAACTAAAATAGTTTCAAATATTATAGTTGAAACTATTGATCCACCACAAGTCGAATATGTAAATTACTTTACTCCAGACATCGATCCTAGAAATAATGCAATTGATCTAGAAAGAATAAAAACTTATCAGGGAAAGACATATGAAGTTAGGCGTTCTGATTTAGTATGGAACTATGGACTAGAACTTGATGAGATTGGTTATGCAAACTATTTCTATACAAATGGAATAAATTTAGCACAAAGATATTATGACAACTTAGTTCAAACAAGTGTTCATAGAGGTGGTATTGGAGAATATAATCCAAACTTTTATATTGAAGTAGAAAGTATTGGATTGGACGCTGCCAATGTCACCGCAAATTCCAGTGAATATCGATCTCAAAGGATTGATTATTACAATCCAATCACAAAACAAATTGATAAAAAACTCTATCATACAAGTCGAGGAGTTAGAGTTACAAAATTAATCAAGAATGGTAGTTTTTGGACATTTGTTGATAGTATTCAATATGACACTTTTGATAGTACAGAGTCTCTTAGTACATTTTTGGTGGCAGGACAAGACGCAGTTGTTGGTGAGGTATATGAACTTGTAGGGACATACGATATAAATGACCCTGATACTTTTGCTGCATTAGATTCTATGGGATTTATCGCAGGATCAGTTGAGTCTCCAACAATTTCCACCAGAGCCACATTACAAAATTTACCACCAGAAAATTTTACAGTTACTTTTAGAGAAGTTAGAACTATAGGATATTTCAATGCAATAAATCTAAGAAATTTTATTTCTACTTTTTCTGATGGTGATATGATTATCATAAACACTTTCGATGAACCTAGTGCCAATAAGTCTGTATGGACAGGGGAATTGAGTAATAATTTTATTACAAGTTTTGCAGATATCGCATGGGACTATAGAAGTGCATATTTGTATATTGGCACAAAAAACGGAGAAAAAATAGACGAACAATATGCTGAAGACACGAATGCAAAATTATACACTACGATAAACTCTGAGTTGTTATTTGGTACTGTTACGGCAACAACATATACATCAACTTACGATGAGTTTAATCAAGGTGTATTTAAAAACAAATATAATGTAAACAAAAGATATATTCCACAAATTAGTTCTACCTTAGATGAACAACAGGATGGGGTATATGTTGTATTAGATGGTTATAATAGAAAAACTGCAACCGTCCCATTTAAATACTGGCATCCAAGACATCCTTCGCAGAGAATGAATACCCTTGAAGATGTATTTCATTTTTCAGTAAGTGTTAAAGACATAGATTTTAGTTTATTTGAAGAACATTTAAGAGTATCTGTTTATCACTCAAAAGAAAACCACGAAGATGTGTTGGAAGATTTAACCAATTTTTATTCTAAAAATACATCATCTTTAATTGATGAAATAGACTTTGATTTGAGTGGACAAGTAGATAAAGAATGGGTACATCTGAGTATTGATTTGCTTTCTCTCAATTTTCCATCATATGATGGCATAGTCTGGTTTGAGATTGAAAGAATTCCTAGATTATTTGATAACCCATTTACCGATGGTTTCCGAGCGGATCAAATATTTAATTCTTGGTATAGATTTTCTCATTTAGGTGATGAGGCAGTATATCCATTTGACCCACAAGATGAATTAGAAACTGCATATGTATATGATATTGTCGATAATAAAATAGTTTCTACTCAAAATTTCAGAGGTTATACTGGATTTGTTTCTTTTGAATCTTATGAAAATTATAATTTAGAAGTTAGGGTAAAGAGTGGAGAGTTTGATAATGATGCAGTTGGTTTAGTTATTGGTTTTGTATTTGAAGATGGAAAAGAATACACGTTAAGTGTATTACGAGCTCTTGGACAACACTTTAGAGGTAAGTCTTGGCTTGCAATTGCAAACTGTAATCAGGCAAGTAGCACTCTTGGTGAACCTTGGGAATGGTTGGGTTTACGTCCTGATGAAGTTATTGATTATGAATATGAATTTGATAAAGATATCAATCCTTTCTATCACGAAATATGGGATGGAACTCCTACTGCACCAAAACCAGAAGTTCCTGCTGAATTTTTGGATGCAGAGGTGGAATCACAGGGCGCTCAGTGGAATATGTTTCCTAATGGAACAAAAATAAGAATTGAAAAACGTGCAAATATCGTAAAACTTTATACAAGTCAATTTGATGATCCAGAGACTATTGATCCATCTACAGAAATTGAAATTGATTTGACATCAGACCCAGAACTAGAAAAGTTTATTTATTCTAGAATTGGTATCAGCAACTTTTCTGCAGCAAATGCATCTTGGGAAGATGTTATATTTGAACCATTAATCGATGTGGAGTCAGAGACTACTTCTGAAGATTATCCAACATCTAGAAACGGTTTCATTGCAGTGGGTGGAATGGGAACTGAAAGAACTTACATGTCAGAAGAGTTGTCGGGCCCAGTTCCAAATCCTTACTTTATTGAAATAATCGATTCAACTAGATTTGTTGTTGATAGACAAGAATTAGAATCAGTTGCAAAGTTCGATTTAAGAACGTTTGAACTATCTGTTGGAATGGACGGATATAATCAAGATGTTGTTGAATTGATGCGTCCAGATTTATATGGTTCGACAATTTTAGATTATAACAATATTAATATGATATTGCAATCAAAAACTATTCACTTTGACTATTCTCCATTTACTGGTGGGAAGTCACTGGATATTTCTAAAATATGGGAAATGGACTTTATTGATAGAAGACCAAGTACGCCGATATTTGAACAAACTCTAGGTGGACTAAAAGTAAAACAAGATTTAATAACAAAGATTTGGGAAGTAAATCTTGCAGGAATAACTTATAACTTTGGAGATTTGCCAAGAGCTGAATATACTATAATAAGAGATAATCTTAATTTATTGGGTGAATTACCAAGGGCAGAATTTACTACATCTAACACACAAGATTTGATATTAGATACTAATACTGGTTTATATTATTTTAAACCTAGTGATGAGGCATCTGATATAACAAAATCTTTATATTTTGGAAAACCAAAAGATATTAATATTCCTATTAATCATTACTTTGCAAAATATAAAGATTCTGCATTTAAATACAATCAACAGATTAAAGAGGTGATGGATGTTGTAATTCCACCAAATGATTATTTTATAAAATCTAAAGATATTGTTTTAGATAATACTTTATTTAAAGAGACTGTTAAAATATTTGAATTTGATTATCCTAAGTCCGTTTTCTTTGATAGGGCAAAAGATATTCAGTTTAATGTTGCACCTTTCTATACAGAAACTTTAGATAAGACATATATTAATAAATTATTCTTTATTGATTTAGATGAATGGAATACTAGTTTAAACTTTAGTCCTTTCCAATATAATATGGACGATGTTTCTTATATAATTGAACAAAACTATTTACTTGCAAAAGATACTGGTATTGATCCTAAAAATAGTTTTAAATTTAAAATGCTTGAAGAAATATTCAAACCAAAATTTATTGTAAGTAATCAACCGACATATGAATTTATTTTTGATTCTTTTGTTGGAGTTTCTTCTAATCTTTGGGACGCTACAAAATTCCAACCTACTTATTATGAAAAGGTTGAGAGTGGCCACCCTAGAAGTGATGGTTCTGATGCATATGGACATGAGCCTACTACCGTAGAAGTTCCTAAAAGTCGATATAAGGAAGGGGCCTTCTTAGGGTTTATAAAGGAAAATAGTGTTGGTAAAAACCACGGTTCTGGTGCATTTCATGTGGATCAAGAATACAGTGAAACGCAGATTCTTGGTGATGTTGGTAGTGGGGGGAAATTCTTATTTGAGTTCTCTGAAGTAGACTGGGATTTAGACAAGAATGGTTCATTTGAAAGTGGATGGGGATTGGCCCGAGCAGCCAAAAAACAATATAACTTTACATATGAAATAATTAAAAACGATAAAACTGGTAGACTACCAGATTGTCTAGAATTGGATGGGAATATTATTAAAGGCAGACTCAGTGAAACTGATATGTTTGTGAGAAAAAACGCATTTGAAACTTGGATGAAAAGTCAGGGTCAAGAAATAGATGGTGCGTGGATTTCGCACGCTGATAATATAGACTATGATTATTCTGATTTCCAATTAACCAATCCTAGAATATTTACTTTGCAGATGACTGGTACAAACACTACTAGAGGAGAATTAGATGTAATACATTCCGGCGGCGAAAGATATTCTTTTGGTGAAGTTATTGTGCAAGGTGATACCACTCTTGTAATTGACAGTGTTGGTTCTGATTATACAACTGAAGTTTTAAGGGATACTGGTGTTGAAACTGTAACGGTAACACGATATGAATATAGAGAACTGAAAGGTGAAATTGATATAACTTCAAATGAAACTACTCAAACTTCTGTTTTTGTTCCTAGTACTCAAACGGCATCTATTGAAATTGCAAAATTACAAGAAGACTTAGTTTTTGCAACTGGAAACACTGCAACTCTTATACAAGAAAGAATCGATGAATTGCAGGATATTATAGATGGAAATGTCGCAAGCGAAGGTTATTTTGCAATTACAGACGAATCGCCAATCACAAATTTTAAATATGTCGAAAGTGAAGAAACATCCCTGCAAGCAATCGTACATGATTTTATTGTCGATAACAGTGGTGGATTGATAAAAAATATAGAAATAGTTATGCCAATCTGGAATAACTTTACATATGATAAAGATTTATTCTTGCACAAATCTGATAAAATACAGACTCCAGATAATCAAGATAGGTTGAAGTGGATTGAAGAACAAAGAAATAAGGGAAATTTCACATATGACCCTAGTAGAAACAATACTGCACTTGATAACGCATGGATACAGTCAATAAATAATTATAATAATGGTATTATCACTTATGATGATTATGTATGGAAGAAAAATTTCATAATTAATTCTAGAAGTTTTATGTCAGAAGAGAAGAGAGAAGAATATATAGAATATATTGACAGTTTTGTTAAACTCGAATTTGGAACAACGGATAAGTATAATGTAAACCAGGCCAAACTATCACAAGTTTCTATCGAATATTTTAATACAAATTATCCATATGTAGAGTCTGAAAATAATCAATTTACATATTTGGAAAATATTGAACCATTTGTACTTAATTGTGAATTTGAGGTTTCAGAAGAAATATTCTATGACTTTGATCAGGATGCAAAAGTAATTAGAGGATATCCAGTATATGCCAGCTGTAACTAGAAAGGGCGACACCTGTACAGGACACGGTTGTTTTCCACCAAGAGCGAGTGTCCAAGGAAGTGGAAATGTGTTTGTAAATAGTATTCCAGTTCATCGACAAAGTGATGGATGGGCGACTCATTGTTGCCCGCCGCCCACATGTCATGGTTCTGTTCTTTCATCTGGTTCTAGTACAGTTTTTGCGAATGGATTACAGGTCGGTAGAATAGGAGATCCAGTCGCATGTGGTTCTTCCGTTGCCGTTGGTAGTGGAAATGTTTTTGCTGGTGGATGATATAAATAATGTATAAAAGATAAGACGGAGTTTTTCATTGGCAATTGCATATCCTATTAAGGCACTCGTACAACAGTCTGGTGATGTTGTTCTTGGAGAATTTTTAGAATCCGACTATATTGGTATTCTAGATGGTGGCACTGGCGCAGGGGGAAGTAGAGAAAGTAATAGTCTTCCTGCAACAGCAACAGATGAAGAATTACTTGATGCAATCAGACAACAAATGCGAGATAATTTTGAACTCGCACGATATGAAACATATTCTTCTATAATCGCAATTCAACAAGAAGTTCCAGATGCTGGTAGAATAGCAATGGATAGTACTTCTGGAAGATTGTTTTATGGTACAGGAGAAGCTTGGTTTGAAGTAGGACAGGCACTTTTAGTTCAAGATAATATCACTGGTGGACTTGAGTTTGGCGGAGATATTATTGTTATATACAACCCAGACACGAGTACTACATCAGTAACGGTAGATTTTACACCACTTAGAAACCAAATAAACGCAATTATAGGCGGCTCTGGACTAAATACGGATGGTACTTATACTCCAAATGCAAACACCAATTTTATTTCTGGTGCAACTAGTCTAAATAATGCTGATGTATTGTTGGACACTGCTCTGCAAAACGAAATTAATAGGGCAACTGGTGTAGAATCTTCTATTATATCACAAATAACAGGGGTTACTAACGACCTTGCAAATTTTGCATATGAAGGACACACTGCAGCACAGGTATCTGGTGCTGGAAAGGTTGGTATTGTTTATGATACCACCAGTGGAAAATACGAACCAACTAGTGATTTTGGAGTTGGTGGATTTATCAAGTTTACTATGGAAGACGGTAGTAGGGATGATATTCCATTGACCACAACTTTCCATGGTAATCAAATAGTAAATGGCGTAGTTGAATTTTTTACAGCAAACGGCACCCAAGACGATATAGATTTGGTCGTAAACGGTGTATAAATTCTTTTTTATAAATAATAAGAAATAAATAATTGCAATTTAAAATAATAGGAGTTTATTAATGTCTAAGTCTATCCAAAAAAATGAAATCATTCACATGGACGGATACTACAGAGATCCAAAGCGTGATGATTTTATTCCACTTATACAACAAGTAACAGAACAATTCTTAGAAAATGGATTTGATGATGTCGGGCCACAAATCACAAAGATTTCGATCAGAGATTCAGAATTAACAAAATATATTGATGAATTTATCGTGTGGAATTATGATTCTGGCGCAACATCGTCAACAGAAGGTGCATATGGAATTGACGATCCTACGTCACCAACTGCTGGTCAGACATTCACTCCATTTTATTTAGATGGGGAAGCTTCAGTAGCGAGAAGAAAAGAAATTGATGATGTTTATGACAATAAAGATTGGCACGATTTGTTATCAGAAAACTTTCCATCTTCAACAGCTGCCAGTACAGCAGGTCTCACTACAGATAAAATATTGGGCCCAAATGCGGAATTATTTGCATATTTAAACCCACATCCAAATAGAAGGGGCGGCGGCGCAAATAGTTCTTGGGCAACTACAGTTACTATTGATGCCGATAGTGACCCAGCTGGTTCAACTACCGTAACCACCTATAATGCAGCTCAATTGTCTGTTGGTATGGAATTGAGATCAAATAATGGTGTTGCACTTTCGGCGCCATATCCAACAATTACTTCAATTAATATCAATGTTGTTACTCTTTCAGACCCCATTATTAGTGTGAGTGGACAGAATTTGGTATTTGGTACTGGCGATCCAAGACCTGCAACTCTGTTGAATGGACATTTTTTTAAAGAAGCTCCATCTCCTGTAAAACTGGAACAGACAGATCAATCAGGATATATCGGACTTCCAAATATTTCTAGGACAGTTTATCAAAACGAATACAATAAAATTAAAAGATGTCTGACAAATACAGCGAGAGATGTTAAATTTTTACCAGACATTGAATCTGGAATTAATACACAGGCAAAACTTCGTCAATATAGAGAAGAGGTAACATCACAGGGTGATGTTTTTCACCATTTCTGGATTTCTAACTATAGAGATGAATTTTTCTTTCCTGCAGGAACACTAGAACCAAGGAGATATCGTGGAGAATTGATTGTAGGATATCTTCACACATTTAATGGTAATAATCTACAAAGAGGTGATAGTTATAAGTTTACTTTTGCGGTTACAAACCTTGCACCAAATTCGACTATCGAATATGAAATTGATGTACCTGTTGGTTTAGATAACAGTATTGTTGGATATACGCAAGATATTTATGATGTATTAGTAAAAACTGCACTATGCGATCCAAAGGGTGGGCCTTTCCTTGCGTCAATTAATCAGGACGATAGAGAAGGGGTAATTCAATTCGAATCTAGAGAAGTTGGTTTCTACCTTGCTGTATCTGTGGAAAGAACGGAACGCCCTCAGGCAACTCTAGTAAACTCTTTAACTCAATTTACTGTTCCTATTACTACTGCAACATCTACTATTACAGATGGAACAACCACACTTGCAGCGGAACCTGTTTTCCCGAATGGATATTACCATCAAGTACAACTAAGAGGATTTGATGGTTGTAATATTGGGGACACCACCGTAATTACAATTTCTGGATTGGTTGATGAAACAAAAGTCGCTGCAGGAGTATACGACACCGCAAATGCAACTTTAGATGATATTGTTCTTGAATTTAAGGCGTTGGAAAATTTAAACTCCGCACAAATGACATCCCAGATTGTAAGCAAATTGCGTCAAATCGGTTATATCAACACCTATATGACAGTTAAATCTTCTGGTTCTTCAATTATATTAGAATATAATAAAAATTCATCTGCATATTTTGCATTCGGCGGAAAAGGTAGATCTTCTGGGTTATCTTTAGCAGACTCTACTCATTTTGCCAACACAACAATTGGAGAAGTCACAGTGACTGACTATCCTGTTAATGGTGTCACTGTTGCAGATGCTACCGCACTACCAACTGCATTTACAGTTTCTGGTACATATACTCTTGCAACACTTTTAACTGCAACAGATACTGGTAGAACTTCTAGTGGTGATGCGGATGTTGATGGTGATCCAATGGAGTTTGAACTTTCACAAACACAATCTCCACAAATATCTGATGTATCAAAAGTTAGAATGCAATTTCCACTTGCAAGAGACTTTGGTACTTTTGCAAATCCAATAAATGGAAATTGGAAGGTTCAGATTGGTGCTGATGCAAAGGATACTTCATATTTTGTTTCATATCAACAAAATATTTTGCATACAGATGGTTCTAGACCAGTCGGGCCACAAGTTTCCTTTGATTTAGATCAAAGAACTAGACACCCAAATAGTACACACCCTGGCCTTTCTTTGTCTAAAACAAGTTTTAAAGAGTTCAACACATATACTCATGAAATAGAAATTGATAGTTTTGAGTACATCACAGATCACTCAATGGGCCCAATTGTTTTACAGACAAAAGGTGCAAATTCTTTATCTGGAAATAATGGAGACCAACCATGGAGAATTCGTTTTGATATTTCTAGAGGATATGAAGTTAGAGAAACTTCTCCATATATCAATGATGCAGTTCTTCAAGTAAGAGGAGATGTTGATGCTTCAAATAGTTTTGAATATTTTAAATGTCATGTCGCAACTGAATTCCAGTTGAAATCAGACGGTGATGTTTCTCAGATTGAAGGAAGAGATGGTACTAAAGAAGCAAAAATGAGAGAACCAGGCTTCTTGGGTGCATTGCGTCCTCAGTTTACTGGATATCTAGAGAGTGCATCCCACTTAATTAGTCCTTTTGTGAATAGAGAACAATTAAGAAATTCTGTTGTAACTGATTTTAATCCAACTGCTGGTTTGGTAGGTAGAAAACATTTTGATATTACAGGTACAATAATTACGGGGTTATATACGCCCTTTGTAGACCCTGCTGGGTATACTATCACAAAAAATAACGGACAAGTTGTCACAGAAGGAATATTAAATGATAATGAATACAGATATGAGGAAAGATTTTTGGTAGGTTCTTCTACAGAACTGACATATGATACTCCATATAACTCTGGTTCTCTAAGACTTCAAAAAGGATGGTTTAGAAGAACTGGAAAATCACATCCAGATGTTGCTGTATCTTATCCAATGTCATTTACTGCAACATTTGCAGATCACGGTATTTCGATGATGGTTAGAGACCAAGCATCATCAGATCAAGCAGACGATCACGCATGGTTTGTTGTTCAAAGACACGTTGATTCTATTACTGGTGAGGCTGACTATTCATCAGAACATCAACCGATCCATTGTGTTTATGCAACTTCCGAACCACCAACATTGTTCTCTGATTTAGTTCCATACTTTACTTCTAAAACAACAAAGAGAGAAGAGTCTATTGCATATACTGGTTTGTACGATGTCGCTGGTAATTACTTGTTTAATTTCACAATCGATGAAATGCAAAACCAAGAGTTGCTTGCACTGGATATGGACACCCAATCAAGATTTAGACGCTTTGTTGTTCGTGAAAAGGATGTTTTGAAACCATGGGATAGACATGTTTTTGCTGGTATTAATGAAACAGATTCTCATGCCGTCCTTAATCCATTAGAACAATTGTCTCTTAATGATAAAGGACAGTTAGTCATTCAATTCCCTAACAGACTTGGATCTCAACGATTCTTGTACACAGGTAAAGAACTTGATTTGATTTCTTTCTGTGCTGCTGGTGCGGTGGGTCAAGATACTCTTATCTCTAGTGATAGATTTAGTACTGCTGGAACGACAGATAAGAAGAGACTGTATAGAGGATTAATGTCATCCGAAGCTTACGGCAATGGTATGAGATTATTAATGCTAGTTGCTGGAAATGGTATCGAAAATACCGATGCAGATACAACTCTACTTACCTCTTAATTGAAAGTTTAAGGTTTCGGTCATACTGAGTATGGCCGATCCTAAATAGTAAGAAAAGAGGAATTTAATGACTAACGCTATCCCAATAAGAGTAGTCGTAGATGGTTCTGGTGATACAACAGGTTTAAGTGAATTTCGAACAAATGAAACGGTAGGTCTGGATCACGGTGGAACTGGTGCAACTAATGCGGCAGATGCTAGAACAAACCTTGGACTTGCAGATATTGCCGCATCAGGAAGTTGGGCAGATTTATTAAACAAACCAAATACTGACGATATTCCAGAGGGCACAACCAATCTATATTTCACTGATGAAAGAGTGGATGATAGAGTTGCGGCTCTTATTGTCGATGGCGTTGGTATTCAGAAAAATTATGATGATGCTGGAAATCTTCTAAACATCGAAATAAACTTCAGTGAATTTGATACTGATGATATCATTGAAGGTTCAGTTAACACATTCCTTGCAAATAGATCAACTTCTGATATTCCAGAAGGAATAAATCTTTATTTTACAGACGAAAGAGTAGACGATAGAGTTGCTGCTCTTTTTGTTGATGGAAAAGGAATTCAAAAGGCATATGACGATGCCGGAAATCTTCTAAACATTGCAATTGACTTTTCAGAATTTGATACTGATGATATTGTCGAAGGCACTGTTAATACTTTCTTATCAAATAGAACAACAGATGATATAAACGAAGGAACTGCAAATCTTTACTATACAGATGAAAGAGTAGATGATCGAGTTGCAAATCTTTTTGTTGATGGTAAAGGATTAACTAAAAATTATGATGATGCTGGTAATCTTTTAAATGTAGAAATTGATTTTAGTGAATTCGACTCTGATGATATTGTCGAAGGCGCAGTCAATACATTCCTTGCAAATAGAACAACTGATAATATTCCAGAAGGTTCAACAAATCTTTATTTTACAGAAACTAGATCAAGAAATTCCATTAGTGCAACTGGAAGTATTAATTACGATCCAGCTACAGGTGTAATAAGTTATACCCAAGGCGATACTGATACAATCGTAGAAGGTGCCACAAATCTCTACTATACAGATGAGAGAGTCGATGACAGAGTTGCAAATTTAATTTTAGATGGGCAGGGAATTACAAAAAGTTATGATGATGCTGGGAATCTTCTAAACATTGCGATAGATTTTACTGAATTTGATTCTGATGATATCATTGAAGGTGCTGTAAATACTTTCTTGGCCTCTAGAACCACTGACAATATTCCAGAGGGTTCAACAAATCTTTATTACACAGAAGCAAGATTTGATGCAAGACTGGCAACAAAATCTACAACTGATCTTGCGGAAGGTACAAACTTATATTTCACAGAAGAAAGAGTAGATGATAGAGTTGCCGCATTAATTCAAGCAGGAGAAGATATTTCTGTTGTATATGATGATGTTGCAAATACTCTAACGATTGCACTAGCATCTAGTATCGATGGAATTAATCTATCAAACAACACCACAGATGATCTTTCTGAAGGTTCTACAAATCTTTACTATACAGATTCAAGAGTAAATATTGCATTTGATACTAGACTTGCAACAAAATCCACTACAGACCTTTCTGAAGGAACAAACCTTTACTACACGGATGCTAGAGTCGATTCAAACTTTGCAGCGAAAACAACAACCGATTTAACCGAAGGTACAAATCTTTACTATACAGAAGCAAGATTTGATACAAGACTGGCAACAAAATCTACAACCGATTTAACCGAAGGTACAAATCTTTACTATACGGATACTAGAGTTGCAACATATCTTAATAATAATGGTTACACTACCACATCTGCTGTTGCAGCACAGATCGCATCCGTTTCATCCGATTTAGATGATGAGATTTACGATAGAGAACAGGCGGATTTAAATCTACAAAGTCAGATCGACAATTTAGTACTTAATGACTTGACAGATGTGAATGCAAGTTCTCCCACTTCTGGTGATGCACTTGTATGGAATGGAACATCTTGGGTTCCACAAGCTCCGTTTAGTCAGACAGATTTTGACTCTGCATTTGCAGCGAAAACAACAACAGATTTAACCGAAGGTACAAATCTTTACTATACTGATACAAGAGTTCGTTCTCATGTCGAAGGACAAGATTTAGACCTTGGTTCAAATAAAATTCTCTTTTCTAATGTTTACTCTGCATTAGGAGACTTACCAAATGCATCTTCTTACCATGGTATGTTTGCACATGTACACGGAACTGGCAAAGCGTACTATGCCCATAATGGACAGTGGGTTGAATTAGCTAATGATGGGGATCTTCCAACAAGTACAGATGACCTTCCAGAAGGTTCTACAAATCTGTATTATACAGATACTAGAGTAAGAAGTGCAATCAGTGCAACAACAGGTGTCGCTGGATATGTATCTTCTACTGGTGTTTTCTCAATACCATCCTCAACAGATCATATATCTGAAGGTACAAATTTATACTATACAGATGCCAGATTTGATGCAAGACTTGCTACAAAATCCACAACTAATCTTTCCGAAGGAACAAATCTTTACTATACAGAAGCAAGATTTGATGCAAGACTTGCTACAAAATCTACAACCGATTTAACCGAAGGTACAAATCTTTACTATACTGATGCTAGAGTTGATGCAAATATTGCATCAAAAACAACTGATGACGTTGCGGAAGGCTCTACAAATCTTTACTATACCGATTCAAGAGTTGCAACTTATATAAGTGGTAATAGAACATATGGAAACATCACAACCACTGGTTATATTGCAGGCCCATCAACATTAACTATTGACCCTGCAGGGGTAGGAGACAATACAGGAAAGGTTGTAATTGCTGGTGACCTACAGGTCGATGGCACCACAACAACCATCAACTCCACTACAGTAGAAGTTGGCGATTTAAATATTGTGTTGGGAAGTGGAGCAACAAATGCAGCTGCTGCCAATGGTGGTGGAATTACGATTGATTTAGGAACAGATGGTTCTGCATCCTTTACTTATAACTCTACTACTGATGAATTTTTATCAAACAAAGATATTAATGCAAATATAACTGGACAAGTTTCAGATATCAGTAATCACACTACTACCGACCTTGCGGAAGGAACTAATCTTTATTATACTCAATCAAGATTCGATACTGCGTTTGGTGTTAAGTCAACGACTGATTTAACTGAGGGTACAAATCTTTATTATACTCAATCAAGATTCGATACTGCGTTTGGTGTTAAGTCAACGACTGATTTAACTGAGGGTACAAATCTTTACTACACAGATGCCAGAGTTGACTCAAATTTTGCAACCAAGACTACAACAGATTTAACTGAAGGTACAAATCTCTATTATACTCAAGCAAGATTTGATACTGCGTTTGCAACAAAAGATACAGATGATTTAACCGAAGGTTCTACAAATCTGTACTATACGGATGCTAGAGTAAATACTTGGGCGACTGCAAACCTTGCAAATGTTGCCTTCTCTGGTTCATATGCGGATTTATCAAATACCCCTACAGATTTATCTGATTTCACTGATACGACTGGACTTTTAGATGTCGCAGCAATTACTGTAGGTGATGCTGCTCCATCAAATCCAAATGATGGTGATTTGTGGTTTGATTCTACAGAATTAAAAACATTCATTTATTATAACGATGGAACTTCCTCACAGTGGGTTGAGGCGGCAGGAGATGGTGGTGCATCTGTACAATCTTCTAGTACTGCTCCTAGCAGTCCTTCAGACGGCGACCTTTGGTTTAACGATAATAACCTTAAACTGTACATATATTACAATGACGGTTCCTCAGCACAATGGGTCGAGGCGTCAGGGGGTATTGCACAGGATACGGATGCAATCCCAGAAGGTAATAATAACCTTTACTACACTGATACAAGATTTGATACAAGATTCGCAACAAAAGACACAGACGATTTAATAGAAGGTTCTACAAATCTTTATTACACAGATGCTAGAGTTGATGCAAGAATTACTGCTTCTGCATTGGGTTCTACTGATGATTTGCCAGAAGGTTCTACAAATCTTTACTACACAGATGCAAGAGTTCAATCGGTTAGTATAAATGAAGTTGTAGAAGATACAACTCCCACATTAGGCGGCAACTTAAATTCTGGTGGATTTAATATTACTAATATTAGTGCAGATGGTTATAGTCTGCCAGTTGCAGATGGTACAAATCGCCAAGTTATTATGACAGATGGTAGCGGTACGTTATCGTTTGAAAATTTAGACACAATTCATACTGAAGTAACAAACCAAACTGGGTCAACTATTCTTAAAGGCACACCTGTTTATCAAACAGGAACAAGTGGCAATGCAATGACAATTGCACCAGCTGATGCAAGTAGTTCAGCTACAATGCCAGCGGTTGGTGTTTTAGAACAAGATTTAGCATCAGGTGCTACAGGATTCGTCATTCATATGGGTCGAATCTCTGGAGTTGACACAAGTGCATTTAATGAAGGCGACATAATTTATGTTGCAGTCGGTGGTGGTTACACAAATACCCCTCCAGTTGGTGAAAGTAATCTATTACAAAACTTAGGCCGTGTCACAAAAGTTCATGCATCCAACGGCGGCGGCGTTATTATGGGTGCAGGACGTACAAATGCTGTACCTAACTTAAACAGTGGAAACATTTTCATCGGTAATGCAAGTAACCAAGCAACTACTGCATCATTAAATACCTCTGTACAAAATTATCTATCGAATCTTTCTGGTAGTATCGTTCCAGATACAAATGTTACTTATGATTTGGGTAGCAATACAAATAGGTTCAAAGACATTTATTTGAGTGGAAGTTCTATCTATCTTGGAACTTTACAATTATCTGACAATAATGGGGCCCTTGAGGTAACTGCAAGTGGTAGTACAGAAGCATTTGCAACAGAAACTTATGTTGACACTGCAGTTGCAAACTTAGTAGATTCTTCCCCAACTACATTAGATACACTAAACGAACTTGCAGCTGCCTTGGGAGATGATCCAAACTTTAGTACTACAATTACTAATTTGATTGGAACAAAACTTGCAACAGCAGATTTTAATACAACTGCTGATAGTTGGTTAACTGGTAAGACAACCACCGATTTAACTGAGGGAACAAACCTTTATTATACAGATGTAAGAGTTGATGCAAGAATTGCACTTCAAACAGGTGCAAATCTTTCACTTGCAAATAAAACTACGGATGATTTGTCTGAAGGTTCTGCAAACCTTTATTATACAGATGCCAGAGTTGAAACATATCTGGAATCGAATGCAACTGCAGACAGAATACAGTTAAGAACAAATAATTCGTATTTCGGTGTTGGAACTGCTGCTGGTTCTGCTGGCATGGCAATTAAAAATAATAGTGGTCAACCATTCTTCTATGGACAAAAATATCTACCGGCAAATAATGGACAGACTGACCTAGAACTAGAAGCGAATGCTGGTGGTAAAATCAATGTAAATGCATTTAGAATTTATAATGTTGGAACGCCAACTGACCCATCTGATGCGGCCACAAAATCTTATGTCGATTCTGCAATTGCAACAAAAGATCAATTATCAGAATTGTCTGGAACTACCGATGACATTTCCGAAGGTTCTACAAATCTCTACTACACAGATGCAAGAGTAGATGCTAGAATTACTGCATCTAATCCATATGATTCTTCTGATTTTGATGCTAACTTTTCTGGCAAGTCTACAACCGATTTAACCGAAGGTACAAATCTTTACTATACAGATGCTAGAGTTGACGCAAGAATTACTGCATCTAATCCATATGATTCTTCTGATTTTGATGCTAACTTTTCTGGCAAGTCTACAACCGATTTAACCGAAGGTACAAATCTTTACTATACAGATGCTAGGGCGGATGCGAGAGTTGCTAATGCAAATATTGGAGTATTGAATGATGTAAATACAACTGGAATTGCGACTGGAGATTTCCTTCTGTATGATGGTAATGAATTTCTACCAGTCGATTTTGCAACTGAAGTAAACACATATGCCGATACTCGTATTAATACTGCAAGTATTCAAGACTTATCGGATGTAGATGCAGTTGATACACCAGCAAGTGGAGATGTTTTATTATATGATGCTGGAAATAGTAATTTTGGATTTATTAATCTTGGTAATGAAATTAATTCATATTTTGACACACGGTTTGCAACAAAAGACACAGACGATTTAACGGAAGGTACTACCAATCTTTACTATACTGATGCAAGAGTTGCCTCTTATTTGTCTGGTACAGGATATGCTACAACTTCATATGTTGCAGCACAAATTGCAAGTATTTCTTCAGATTTAGATGATGAAGTATATGACAGAGAACAGGCAGATTTAAATTTACAAAGTCAAATAGATTCACTGACAACAAATATTGGTACTTTAGTTCTTGACGATCTTAGTGATGTAGATACGACTACAACTGCACCAACTAATGGACAAACTCTCATATTCAATGGTACAACTTTTGTGCCAGGCACTATTTCGGGTTATACAAGTACAGATTTTGATACGGACTTTGGAACGAAATCCACAACTGACCTTTCTGAAGGTACAAATCTTTACTATACTGATGCTAGAGTTAGAACTCACATCCAAGGCGCCGACCTTGATATGGGTTCGAATAAGATCTTATTTTCTAATGTTTATGCAAATACTGGTGATTTGCCAAGTGCTTCATCTTACCATGGTATGTTTGCACATGTACACGGTACAGGAAAGGCATATTATGCCCATAATGGACAGTGGGTAGAACTTGCAAATGTATCTGAACTACCAACTAATACTGATGATGTTTCAGAAGGTTCTACAAATCTTTATTATACAGATGCCAGATTTGATGCAAGACTTGCTACAAAATCTACAACTGATGTTGTAGAAGGAACAAATCTTTACTATACAGATGCAAGAGTTGATGCTAGAATTACTGCATCTAATCCATATGATTCTTCTGACTTTGATACGGACTTTGGAACGAAATCCACAACTGACCTTTCTGAAGGTACAAATCTTTACTATACAGACGCAAGAGTTCAATCATATTTAACCGCACAAGGAATTGCGGCAGAAACACTGACTTCACTTGGAATTGCAGGAAATGTTCTGACATATACAGATGAAGATGGTAATACAACAAATATTGATTTATCTCTCTACTTGGATGATACAAATCTTGCAAGATTAGTAAGTGGTACATTAAATGGAACTACTGGTATTGCAACATTCACTAGAGATGATGCAACAACATTTACTATTGATTTTAGTCCTCTATTTGATGATACAAATCTTTCAAGAATTAATAGTGCAACATTTACAAATGGAACATTAACTCTTACTAGAGATGATGCATCCACCGCTGCAACTATAAGTCTGGATGGAAGATATCTTCAAGATCTATCTGGTCTAACTACAGATAATCTTTCGGAAGGTTCTACAAATCTTTATTATACTCAGACAAGATTTAATTCTGCATTTGCTGGCAAAACAACTACAGATTTAACTGAAGGTACAAATCTATATTACACGGATACTAGATTTGATACAAGACTTGCTACAAAATCTACAACTGATTTAACTGAAGGTACAAATCTATATTACACTGATGCAAGAGTTGATGCAAGAATCGCAGCTGCGAATATTGTTTCTGGTTCTTCTATTGATGACCTTTCTGATGTAGATACTTCAACCACAACACCAACGGATGGGCAGGCACTCGTTTGGGATAATACAAATAGTAAGTGGGTGCCTGGCGCATCCGCTGGTTCTTCTATTGATGTTTCTGACATTGCACCCTCAAGTCCATCAGATGGAGACTTGTGGTTTGATTCTTCAGAATTAAAAACTTACATTTATTATAACGATGGAACTTCTTCTCAGTGGGTAGAAGCTGCAGGAAATGTTGCATCTAATGTACATCTTTCAGATGCAGCTCCAAGTTCTCCATCTGAGGGCGACTTGTGGTTTAATAGTAGCAATCTTAGACTTTATGTTTACTATAATGATGGAAATTCTTCCCAGTGGATTGAAGCTTCTGGTTCTGTAAATTCTACAGGACAAACTTCTCTTGATGACTTAACGGATGTAGATATAACCACAACTGCACCTACAAATGGTCAAACTCTTATATTTAATGGTACAAATTTTGTGCCCGGCACTATTTCTGGTTATGCAACATCAGACTTCAACACAGATTTTGCAACTAAAGATACAGATGATTTGACTGAAGGTTCAGTAAATCTTTATTATACAGACACCAGAGTTCAAACAAAACTTGGTAATGTTTCTGGACATATTATTCCCGACACAGATGTAACATATGACTTGGGTAGTTCAACTCACAAATTTAGAGATTTGTATCTAAGTGGAAATAGTATTACTCTTGGTGGTATTGTTCTCACTGAACATTCTGGTGCTCTTCAAGTACATACAACTGGTGGCGGGTCTGCACAACCATTTGCAACTGTTTCATATGTAGATACTGAACTTGCAAACTTGGTGAGTTCTGCACCAACAACATTAGATACTCTTAATGAACTTGCTGCGGCTCTTGGTGATGATCCAAACTTTGCAACTACAATTACCAACTTGATTGGAACTAAACTTGCAATTACTGATTTTAATACAACTGCCGATTCTTGGTTAACGACAAAATCTACAACTGACCTTTCTGAAGGAACAAATCTTTACTATACAGACGCAAGAGTTCGTTCACATGTTGAAGGACAAGATTTAGATTTAGGAACTAATAAGGTTCTGTTCTCTAATATGTATGCAACTATTGGAGATTTACCTTCAGCTGCATCTTACCATGGAATGTTTGCACATGTCCATGCAACTGGTAAGGCATATTATGCCCATGGTGGTTCATGGATTGAGCTTGCAAATGTATCAGAAGTATTTGATGGAACTTGGGCATCTCTCACTGGAACCCCAACAACAATCGCTGGTTATGGTATTACAGATGCATTTGACGGAGACTATAATAGTTTAACAAATAAACCATCCGTACCGTCTGCGTTAGACGATTTGACGGATGTAGATTTAACAACAACATCACCCACAGATGGACAGGCACTTATTTGGGATAGCGCAAACTCTGTTTGGAAGCCGGGTAATGTTGCTTCTGGCGGTGGAGGTGGAGCTTCCGTTTCTGTATCCGACACCGCACCTTCTTCTCCTTCTGTTGGTGATCTTTGGTTCAATTCTGCGAACACAAAGATGTATGTGTACTTCAATGATGGAACATCGTCACAGTGGATTCAATCAAACCCATCAGGTGCGACTTCACCAATTATTTCGTCCGATACTGCACCTACAAATCCTGTTGTAAACAGTCTTTGGTTTGACTCATCAGACGATTCATTATATTTCCGTTATGATGATGGTTCATCAGAACAGTGGGTCAATCTTATTGGCGCCTCCGGCGGAGGCGCCTCAGTAACAGTATCTGATACTGCACCAACATCACCAAACGCTGGTGATATGTGGTTTGATAGTCAGTATGCTACTCTTCTTATTTATTACAATGATGGCACTAATTCTCAGTGGGTCAGTGTTTCTGGAGAAAATAATTCAACATCTACACCACAATGGCAAGAACAATCTGCAGATTATACTGCAAGTGCTGGTGATAAACTGTTTGTTGACTGTAGTTCTAGTGCGGTTACTGTAACACTTCCATCCTCACCATCACAGGGAGATGAAGTTAGAATAATTGATGCGACAGGTAATGCATCTATAAATAATATAACCATAAATAGGAGTGGAAGCAATATTCAAGGTGCTGCAGATAATCTAATAATAACAACGCATAAATAGGAGTGGAAGTAATATTCAAGGTGTTGCAGATAATCTAATAATAACAACGAATAGGGCCGCATTTGGGTTGGTTTATTATAACGCAACTCAAGGTTGGTTACTAATGGAGAGATAATAAATGGCTGTAAATTTTCCAGATAGTCCCTCAAATGGTGACAACTTTACCGCAAATGGAATTGTGTATATTTACAATTCTACAAAAGGTGTGTGGGCAAAACAATCTACAACCGCACCACCAGTCGTTAATGGACATGTTTTACCAAATGCAAATGAAGTTTATGATTTAGGAAGTACAACACAAAGATTCCGTGATATTTATTTGAGTGGTAATACTATCTATTTGGGCGATACTGCCTTGTCTGTGGATGAAAATGGAGTTTTAGGGTTGCCGGCTGGAACTGTTATTGACGGCACGACAATTCCAAGTGCAGTAGAAGAATTATCTGACATCGATGTAACAATATCAGATGAAATATTTACATTAAATGTAGATGCACCAGATGCAGGCCATGGTATGCATTGGAAGTGGACTTGGGAAGCTGGATCGGTTGCATATAGTAGACTTAAGATAACTAATTTAATTCAATCAAATGTTCCATTATATAATCAGGGAACTTATACAATCAATAACTTTGCAGCACATGAACTTCATGGTTCGATGACTCAAACTCATAAAATTTATCTTAAGTGGATTGAGGGCGCCGGTATAGATAATCTAGTTTCATGGGCAACAATTACAGACAGTGTGACAGGAGTTACCAATCCAAACATAAATGGTGGAAATGCAACAGAAGTACAAAGAATTGTCATAAATGTTCCATCTACAATCACACCACCAACTTTAAATGCACCAAGTGTGTCATATGATGTATCTTTTGTATCATCGGGTGCGTATACCTTTGCTGGTAGTTCTTCGGGCGATAATCCAGATATTGGCCCATTCTATCGTGGTGGTACATATACTTTTAATTTAGACGCATCACTTTCTGGACATCCATTTTATTTAACCACAGACGATGGTACTAATTATTCTGCAGGAAATTATGTCGATGAATACACTTCTGGCGTAACAGGTTCGAGAAATGAAAGTGGAACTTTGGTATTTACCGTTCCAAATGATGCACCAGATACATTATATTATCAATGCGGAAATCACAATCCTATGAGGGGTATGATTACAATTAAAGATTTAGCAGTAGAAACAAATGTAGATGGTAATTATGTTGTATATTTCCAACACGACCAAGATGGACATTCAACACCAGCAGAGATACGCCCAAAACGAACACTCGCAGATATTGATAATGTATGTTTAGTTTATGATGGCCCTTCTGGAAAATTTAAAGTGCAGGACATGGGAGAATATCTAGATTCTACTTCTCAATTTCAGTCAAAGATTGCAAATTTAGTAAATACAGAAACTGCAGACAAACCAACAACCACACAAGTAACAGACAAGATTAAAGATGAAACTGTATTTAATATTAACATGCATCAAGGTGGAGATTTACAAGTAATCACTGGCACAAAAAGGTGGTATGCTCCATTTGATTTACAGATAGTAGGTATTTCAGCAAATCTTGGAACCGCTGCAGATAATATCGTAGGAATTGATGTAAAGAATAACGGAGTTTCTGCAAAAACTGTTTCATTTTCTCCAAATACCACAACAACAAATATTGTTGCCCCATTTTTTACAATGAATGCTGGGGATTATTTAACAGTTGATATTACGAGTATTGGAACTAACTCCGTTGGCCAAGACCTCTATCTGCAGTTTACATATAAAAAAGTATAAATAGAAGTAAAAACATAATAGGAGATAACAATGGACTTTACAATTGATAAAGTTACCACTGATGAGGACGGTAACGAAATCACAGTAACAGAAAACTACACAGCAAACCTTGATGGACAAAATGCAAGTGTTTCAAAAGTAGTAGATGGTGAGGCCATCAAAATTGCAGACCAACCATGGAATCCACTTGGTGACGGTTCAAGAGCATCTTGGGCGTCAGTTGACGAAGTTGTGACTTGGTTTAAAGAAAACTTTTAAGGAGCGGAGAAAATGGCAGAGATTAAACAGGCAAGTAAAAGAAATGTGTGTTCAGTGTTAGAAGACATTAATCCAAACACAAACACCATTTATTTAGAATCAGAAGGACATAATAAATCAACCCTTGCTCCTATCTTCAATGGTTCTATGTATATGTACACGGGCCAAGCAAAAGATTCTTTGTGGGGTCAAAACATTTATAGAAACGATGATAATGCCCACTCACAACGAAGTGGTGATGGTGCATCGACAATGGCGCTTGGTAAAGAAGTTGCGTATTGTAATCAAGAAGACAACACAGTAGGAAACCATAGAGTAACGAATATTCCATTTTTACAATATTTAAGTATGGAAGAGTCTAGAAGAGGAACTGGTATGCAGAGAATTACTGCAGACGATGGTACAGACCTCTATGTTTGGCAAAACCGTCCGATGTTTTATAATTGGTATCGTCAAATTTCTTGGTTAAATCCAACAAGAGAATTATATGAAGCATCGCCATCTACTTCTTGGGGATATGACGGGCAGGGTTCGTCTAGTGAAATTATGGTGCCAACAATGGCAACTGAAGAAGAAGTAGGTACAAAATGGGTTTCTAATATCTGCCAACAGGTTAGACACGATTCTTATGTTGCAAGGCCTCACATGGGATTGGGAAGAAACTATATGCTAGACTATAGTGATACTAATGATAATTGGAATACTACCATGAGAGCTCCGTATAGTGTTCAATATATCGGTATGTCTACTGTAGATGGTAAACCAATTTACTTGTATAATAATCAAGACAACGATCACGATCAGTATATCACAAAACACAATGTGAGTGCGAATACAACTACTGATTTGCATAGATTTAATACTGCCCCAACAGCTGCAGGAACTAACTATGGTGGTACAAGAGCAACAACAACAATTGGCAGACATGTAAAATGGGCATCCCACACATTTGATGACCCAACAAGCGCTGGAAACAAGTGTTTTTATGTTCCATATCTTGATGCAAACTTAAATTATCATCCATTCTGGTATCAGTGGGATAAATCTACAGATACATTCACCAACAATTCTGATATTACAATTACTGGTGATGTAAGTTCTACTCACTTTAATAACCACACAGGCGGACAAGGTGATAATAGTGATATGAGTGCGTATTTCTATAATGAAACTTTTGTTTCTTCTGGAAATAGATATCTATCACTTTTCCCAATTCACGGTTTCTATCAATGTCACGATAATACACCAACTGCAAGAACTGTTGTAACATATCAAGTGGATGCGGCAGATCCAAAACAATTGACGCATCACTCTACAGTAACAATTCCAGCAACACCAAGAAATATGGTATTCTTGAATGATTCTAGAACAATGTTTGGTGTGATTGGTGAGAATGCAATTTATATCTTTAACTGGAATAATGTTGATGGATGGGTTTTGACTACAACATATGCTGGTAAATTCACATCACTGGGTAGAGATACAACCGATAGAATTTGGGCAACTGAAGTTGGTGCATTCAACAGTTATGCATCAATGCACATCATTACTCCTTCTATTCCAGTTAAAATTAGTATTACCCCTGCTGCAACCAACTATAATTACGCAGGAAGTGATATTAACACAACCGTTTCAATAAGTGCATATAATGCATCTGGAGATAGAATTGCAGTTGATGTTGCATTAACAATTGATGGTTCTACTATGAACTTTGGTGGTGGTTCAACATCTACAACAGTAACAACATCTACAACTGCAGATGTATCTCAGGCAGTAGTAATTACTGGTGCAGGGTTGAGTGATATTGTAGCAAGTGTTTCGATTTAACTACTAAGGTGAACCAATGGGTGCAATTAGTATTAGGTCACAAGGTGGAGACACACAAGGTATCGGAGTACATTTTGGTAAATTCAACCTAAATGTCTCTGATACTAGTGATACATGGTCTTCCTTGCCAACAGACAAATATGTAGGTGACCCAGAAAATCAATCGATAACAACTATCAATGTTTCAAGAAGTAATCCAAATTATTCGGTTGTTCTTGAAACATTACCTTTATTGGTAGAAACTGATTCCGCACCCTTTGAAACACCAAACACACATACCTTTGGACTTGGATATTACACAATTAATTCTACTGGTGGAGATCAACAAGTTTCGTCAACTGATACTTTAAGTGTTGCAAACTGTGGAATTACATTGTCTTCAAGTTGGGCTCAACCACTTGGAATTGCCGTGAATGGATTGCAGTTAAAAATACCAGTAAATAACTGGACTACATATAATAATTTACAGAATACTCAATCAAATATTGGAGTTGATTTGCAAGGACTTGTGACAACCCAAGAAATTAATACGAGTGACGCAATTGATATTACCTTTGCATTTACAACAACTGTTTATATGATAAGGCAGACAAACTGGAACGCAGTTGATACAACTGGTTGGACAAGTATTGGAAATGCTGGAAATATTTTACAAGACAGTTCATCAGATGAGGTTGTTTACGAAAGAACTTTTACAGCAGGAACATATACATTCGATAACAATTCTGCAATGTATATGTTTGATCCAGATAGAACAACGACAGTTCCAACGGCAGGATTGATGGTGGAAGAATATGAGGAGTCTACCACATTCAATCACAGTTTAAACATTAAAATTGGAGATATAATCTCTACTAATGTTATAACTACATCAAAACAAATTTTACCAAATACTTTACCAGCAGAAAGATTGACACTAAAGACTGTAGATGAACAAGATCGCTTTGTTTATTTTGATGAAATAAGTATCACATCAAGAAAAGATCTTATTTCTAACTTACCAGACGATGGATTCTTTAATACAGAAAAAAGAATTTCAGTAGGAAGTTTCAGTAATTTAACTCCCTACGATTTAAATGAATTAAATAAGTTACAATCTGGAACTAGAAGTCACACTAGTGCAAGAATTATTGACAGTACTGGAGCCGAAGGTGAAGGTGGCGGTGGTGGAACAGTCACAGAAATTCAAACATGGTACTAAGGAGATGATAAATGGCTATCAACTTTCCTACATCTCCCTCTGACGGTGATATTCATGTTGTAGGTTCTAAAACATGGACGGATCGTTAAATGACGAATTACTCAAGTATAAGATATGCAAGCAGTGGTAGCAGTGGTACAACTGTCTATACAGATATGAATGCATTGATTGCAGCAACAGGAACTGACGGGGCTCAGGCGTTTGTACAATCAAATAACAACATCTATGTGTATGCTGGAACTGGTTGGTATAAGATTGCTACAGTACAAAACGATTCTCCAAGTGCAATCACTGGAGTGAATGGAACTTATTCACTCGTTGTAGATGGAACACCTACAGTTATTACTGCTGTTTCGACAGACCCAGAAGGATTCCCTTTGACATGGAGTTATTCTACGAGTGGGTTGGGCTCTATTGCTACAGTGAGTCAATCAGATAATGTATTTACTATTACACCTAGCACTACAGAAGCAGACGCTGGTACATTTACTTTAACCATAAACGCAACTGATGGTGTGAATGGAGTGGTGAGTACAAATACATCTATAACTCTGCAATTTCAGATTTTAAATAGTAATTACACAACTTTATTAGCAACAGCGGTAGATACATCAGATAATAGTAGTTTTACAGATTCTTCAACAAATGCATTAACACTTTCGCCTATAAATGCACCTACATCAAGTTCATTTAGTCCTTATCGCAGCGGGGGTTATAGCACTTATTTTGATGGAAGTGGGGATTATATTACAGCCCCTTCCAATACAAGTTTCGACTTTGGTACTGGTGATTTCACAATTGAAACGTGGATTAATATTCCAGATGTAAACAGTACTTGGTTAGCGTTTATAAGTAGAGGTTACGCTCAAAATGGTGGATGGAGATTATATAAAAATAATGGCAACAACAATTTAAGATTTTATTACACTGATGGTGGCACAACGTCTTACATACAAGCAACTACTACTGGGCTTACGAATAATACATGGCATCATATAACTGTTGTAAGAAATAGTTCTACTACGAAAATATATGTGGACGGAGTTGAAAAAGTATCTGGTACTATCTCAACATCTCTTAATCCAGGCTCATACGCTGTTGAAGTGGGCGCCGGAGTTGTTACATCTTCGTTTCCAATTACGGGCTATATGACAGATGTGCGTATAGTAAAAGGTACAGCCGTCTACACTTCCACTTTTACTCCACCAACAAAACGCTTAACAGCAATCACCAATACTAGCCTACTCACTTGTCACCTACCTTACATAGCAGATGGATCGACTAACGATCATTCAATCACAGTAAACGGCAACACTTCAACAAAACCATTTAGTCCATATGATTATGAAGAATACTCTGCAGCAGATCACGGTGGTTCAATTTATTTTGCTACCAGTGGTTCTACTGCAACAAGTGGTGGATCGGGACAATATGTTCAAAGTGCATTAGCCTCTGAACTAACACTTGATACTAACGATTTTACTATAGATTGTTGGGTATATGGTATTAGTAAAGCCCGTAATTATCCAAGAGTATTACAAATTGGCCCACAGAACACTCCGTGGGGATCAAGTCAATTGTCGATATTATACAAACACAATGATGATAATGATTCTATATGTTTAGCAATGCAAGGCATTGGGGGTAATGCAATGTTAATTGCCAGTGGCCCAATATATGATAATGTGTGGTATCATGTGGCTGTTACTAGATCAGGAAGTACATTTACTATGTATATCAATGGTGAATCTGTTGGAATATACACAAGTACAGGAAGCGCAACAGGAACAGGGGATAAAGCAATTTTAATTGGCAGTAGTAGCGCTGGTGATAGTGACTTTAATGGGTACATTTCTGATTTGCGTGTTTTTAATGGTACAGTTGTATATACAGGAAACTTTACACCACCAACGGAACCAGTTAGTTCTTCGGCCGCAGCGGTTCATGTAATTGGAACAGACGCTTCCATCATAGATAAGTCTCAAAACGCTAACCTAAAGCTTGTTGGAAACACTACTGGCTCAACTACTCAAGTTAAGTTTGCTGATTCTAAGTCAATGTATTTTGATGGTAACGGGGATTATGTTGTAGTTAACCATGAAGCATTAGGAACTGGAAACTGGACAATTGAAGGTTGGGTATATTTTATTAGTACATCAACTTCATATGTTTTTGATTTTAGAGCTAGTACTAATACAAATCCGGCTTTAGCTATTCAAGATGGGGATTGGAGATATATCACCGATACCAACTATAGAATATATAGTGGAGTTAATCCATCAACTAATACTTGGTATCACTTTGCTATAGTAAAAAATAACGGAACAACTACTCTTTATGTCAATGGCTCGTCAATTGGAACATATGCCGATTCACTCAATTATGTCGGAAATTCGGCTGGGAGCATAGGAAAATATCATAATAGTAATTCTAACTTTCTCTATGGTTATCTACAAGACTTCCGCATCTCCAAAGGTCTCGCAAGATACACCGCAAACTTTACACCGCCTACAGAATCACTAAAAGGCTAATAACGGATTATAAATAGTTCATAAAAGAGGAACAAGATGGCAGTAAATTTTCCAGACAATCCATCTAATGGTGATAGTTTTACTTCCAATGGAATTGTGTATGTTTACAATTCCACCACTACTGCATGGCAAAAATCTTATACATCCATACCACCAGTTGTCACTGGACATGTTTTACCAGATGCAAACGAGACATATGATTTAGGTTCTAATACACAAAGATTTCGTGATTTATATCTAAGTGGAAACTCTATTACAATCGGCGATCTTGTTATTTCTGATAATAATGGAGTTTTTGAAGTAACACCATCTGGTGGTTCTGCAGTTTCATTTGCAACTCAGACAGATATCAATACCGCAATTTCTAATTTAGTAGACACTGCGCCAGGCACATTAGATACTCTTAACGAACTTGCGGCTGCGATTGGAGATGACGCAAACTTCGCAACAAATATCACCGCATCACTTGCAAATAAACTAGAAGCGTCAGACCTTGCAGGATATGTAACACAAACTGGTACAGAGACTCTTTCAAATAAAACTCTTGCTGCTACAACATTAGCGGGGCACATAATTCCAAACTCAGATTCTGCATATGATCTGGGTTCTACAACAAATAGATTTCGTGATTTATATTTGAGTGGTAATACTCTTTATATTGGTGATGTAGAAATTTCCGTAAATAATGAAGGACTTTTACAACTCCCTTCTGGGTCATTGATTGATGGTGCAGTTGTTCCTACTGAAATAGGACAGATGACGAATGTTAGACTGGAACCCAATCCAGAAGTACTAGAGATGGCGGTAGATGCACCGGCAGCTGGTCATAGTACTCCATGGTTATGGACATGGAAATCAGGTGCCCTTCCGTATGCAAGATCAACTATTTTAAATCAGGTGCAATCAGGCGTTCCAATTTACATTGCAGGCACATATACTTTATTTAACTTTGCAGCACATGAACTTCATGGTTCGATGACTCAAACTCATAAAATTTATCTTAAGTGGATTGAAGGTGCAGGCACAGACAATTTAGTATCGTGGGCAACATCAACTTTAAATGTTCAAAATATTACATTTGAAGGTGTTAATGGAGATAATGCAACAGAAGTTCAAAGATTAAACATTAGTGTTCCATCTACAATCACATTACCAACTTTAGTTGCACCAAATTTAGTATATGATGTTGAATTTGCAAACTCTGGTGCATATACATTTAGTGGTATTACAATGGGAGATAATCCAGATATTGGCCCTCTTTATAGGGGTGGTACATATACATTCAATTTAGACTCTAGTGTTTCTGGACATCCATTTTATTTAACTCAAGATGATGGAACAAACTGGGCGCAGGGGCAGTATGTTGATGAATATACCAATGGAGTGACAGGTTCTAGGAATGATTCTGGTACAGTTCAATTTGTTGTTCCAAATGATGCTCCAGATGTTTTGTATTATCAGTGTGGAAATCACAGTTCTATGAGAGGTATGTTAACCATCAAGAATCTTGAAGTAGAAACGAATGGTGCAGGCAATTATGTTGTATATTTCCAACACGATCAAGAAGATCATTCTGTTCCAGTAGAAATTAAACAGAGGCCTTCAATTGCAGGACAATCTTGTTTAGTTTACGACTCTTCTCTATCTGAATTTGTTCCACAAGATATGGGCGATTATATTACTAAAACTCCAGTAATTCAAGAAAGAATTGGAGAACTTGCGGAAGATAAAATTGTAGAAAAAGTAAATGATGATACTGTCACAAATCTTACAAAAGTAAAAGAACAAACTACATTCATCACAAATCTAAATCAACAAGGCGAATTGCAATTAGTAACTGGCACCGCACGATGGTATGCTCCCTTCGATCTACTAGTAACTGGTATCAACACAAAGGTTTCATCTTCTGCAGATTCTAATATATCAATTCAAATTAAGAAAAACGGTTCTACTGTTAAATCCAGTTCAATTTTAGCGGGACAATTTTCCAGTGTTGTTTCTGCACCAGAGTTTCCTATGGTGGAAGGCGATTACATAACAGTAGATATAACATCTATTGGAACAACGAATAAAGGTGAAGATTTAGTAGTTCAATTCAAATATAGACAAACATAAACAATTTATAAATAGTAGAAAAATTTTAAAAAAAATTAGGAGATAAAAATGAATTTTGATATAATCAAAGAAGTTCATATTTTGAACGAAGAAACAAACGAAGTGGAAGAATCTACAGAATCAACGCCACATAGAGCCATTCTTGAGGACGGTACTTTAAAAGTATGGATAATTGATGGCGAAAACGAGACATTAATCTTAAATCAACCATGGAAAAATGAGAACGATGGTTCAAGAAGTGCATGGAAAGATTTAGATGAAGGTGTTGCGTGGTTTAAATCAGACAATCAACATCAAGGAGCATAAAAAATGGCGAAAGTATATAAATTTTCTGGAGAAAATGACCAACCAGTTCTAATGGAAGACCCTAGAGCTGGTAATGATGGTTGGTGGATGTTTGGGGTTAGACACGATAAAACAAGTCTTACTCCGCAATACAACAAAAAAATGAACTGGACAATTGGGACTGGTTGGAGTAATTGGCACGGCAGCAATCAGACAGGTGCAAACACGGATGTTGGCATGAACCAGTTATTATTAAAGAAAATGACGACCCATGTAAATGAGTGGAACACCACAGCACAAGCGCAATATAATGTTCCAAATGACAGTGCGTGGAGATGGATGGATGAAACAATGGAATCCGAAGTTTCGTTTTCTACTTGGACTGAGCATGATGATGGAAATGGAAACAAAAGAATGTCGATCTGGAACTCGTCACATAGTAATACCATTAATCTTGACGGATATACACAAAATATTTCAGATGACACATATGTAGATGAAGTCAGATTATCTCAAGATGCAGATCCAACATGGAGTTATCAAAGAAACCCAATGGCACATCCATCTTGGACTAATGGTGGGTACATTTATGCAATGGCACAATTTGACGGCGGTGGTAGTTACTTAAACTACCCCAGTTATATGTTTCTTACTGCCGGAAGTGGTTGGCCAAATTCTTATGGGTCGGGTTGGCAATATTCACCATCTGGTTTTGGGAGTTATTGGAGTGTTCAAGTGCTTGGTAATTCACAAGTAGATGGAATGCCTCTTTTATGTGGAACATATTCTCAAGGCGGCACCATGAGTAATAGTGTAAAAATAGTTAAGGCGACTTTGGGATCAACCCAACCAACTTGGACACAAATGGCGCATCTTGAAAATGTTCAAACAGTTGCTGCAGGAACCCATCAAGGTGGTTATAATTTAAATAACGATCAATTTTGGCACACATGTTCTAAGACATTTACTGACCCAAGAGATGCTGGAAAGAAGGCATTCTATAAAGGATATTGGGATTCATATGGAGATTTCTATCCAATGGTAGTTACTTGGAATCTTGCAGATGATACTTTTGCAATTGAAACAGATATTTCAATTACTGGAGATAAAAGTACTGCACATGTCGCCCTACAATCTTCGACCTTTGATACAAGTAACATGAGATGTAATTTGGCGCATACAGAAACTTGGGTTAGTAACAACCAAAGATATGTTGCATATTTTCCTATTGACGGAAGAATTCAAACCTCATCCGAATCTGACCCAGCAATGAAAACAGTAATTGTTTACTCTGTTGATGCAGCAAACCCTAAAGCTCTTACTTATCATTCTAAGTTAGATTATGGGCAAGTTGCAAGAAATATGATCTGGTTAAATGATTCTAGAACTATGCTGGGTGTTTGGTTTAAAACAAGTTTTAAAATTTATGTTTGGAACGATTCTACTGGTTGGGGCGAAACATCAACTATTTCAAATATAGTTACTGCAGTTGGTAGAGATTCTTTAGATAGAATTTGGTATTGTCAAGAAGACGGAGAAGTTGGGCAAAATTACCCAGAACTTCATTTGTTGACTCCAACACTACCAGTTACTGTTTCTATTACTCCAGAGAATACATCATATTCATACGCTGGTTCTAACATTAACACATTTGTAAATGTGAGTGCAATTAACGCCTCTGGTGCAAGAATTGCAACAAGTGTTAAACTAGTTATTGAAGGTAGTTCTATGACTTTTAGTGATGGTACAACTACAAAAACTGTAACAACACTTACAACTGGTGACCTACAAGTAGATACAATTATCACTGGTGCTGGATTTACAAATGTGACGGCAAGTATCGAAATCTAAAGGAGATAGTTGATGACTGTCTCTGTAGATACGGTTTCTGTCACATTAGGAATTGAAACCAGAGTAGCAGAAAAAAGTGCATCGGAATTTCCAGCGAATATTCTCGCTGGAACTCCGATTTCATTTTTTGTTAAACCTTTAGTCAGGCAAAATCCTCTTGTAGACACGATTTCAAAAATCGGTATAGTAATTGAAGATGGAGATTATAACTCTTCTTCTAATTTTTTATCTGATAGTTTACAATTAATCACAAATAATACATTAAATGTTACTGAGGTATTATCTTCTAAACTTAATATCAAAACAGAAAAAAATGATGTATATGCACTACCAGATATCAATAGCAGTGAACTTAGTATTTTAGTTAATGATACTACTCAAATTAAAACAGTAGAAATCCCAACAAACTTAAATCACATAGAAATAAAAGACGAAAGTACTTTTGATTTCTTGGGCCCTAGTGTAAATGTAAATTATCCATTATCTTATTTGGAACAATATGTTGAGGATGCAACTAGTGGAAATTCTGGTGGAAACGCCGAATTTACTACACCCGGCACATATTCATGGACATGTCCATCAGGAGTATCTTCAGTATCTGTTGTTTGTGTTGGCGCTGGTGGCACTGGTGGATATCAATGGTCTTCTGGGTTTGTGTTGGCGCTGGTGGCACTGGTGGATATCAATGGTCTTCTGGCGGTGGCGGAGGCGGTGGCCTTGGTTGGAAAAATAATATTTCTGTAACTGCAGGGCAATCTTATACGGTTGTAGTTGGAGACCATGGAACTGTTTTAACAACAAACGCAACTAATGCGGCCGCAATGGGAAATAACTCATACTTTATAGATGTCAACACAGTTTGTGGATTCGGTGCTGGTCTTATACGGTTGTAGTTGGAGACCATGGAACTGTTTTAACAACAAACGCAACTAATGCGGCCGCAATGGGAAATAACTCATACTTTATAGATGTCAACACAGTTTGTGGATTCGGTGCTGGTCGTGGCGGAACTGATTCAACTGGTTCTGGAAACGGCGGATACGGTGGTGGATACACTGGTGACGGCGGTGGTCGTGGCGGTAACGGTGGATATGAAGGGTCTTGGAATAGAGCTGGCGGCGGCGCTGGTGGTTATTCTGGAAGAGGTGGTGATGGTGGAGTTAATTCATCATCGGGCGAAGCAGGACAAGGTGGCGGTGGCGGCGCAGGCGGATGGTACTCATCAACTTGGGGAACGCCTGGCGGTGGCGGTGTTGGAATTTACGGAGAAGGAACATCTGGTGGTACGGTGTCATCAACTGGCGAGGGTGGTAAAGGTGGTTCTGGTGGAGAAGACGGACATCCAGGCGAACCCATAACAAATAATTCAATATCAAGCGGTGATATTGTGGGTGGAAACTACGGCGGCGGGGGTGGCGGCTCTGGTACTTCTGCTGGAGGCGGCCCAGGCGGTACTGGTGCGGTTCGTATTGTTTGGGGCACAAATGTTGCATTCCCTACTACTAATGTGGAGAAAATTCCAACCGCTGGTTTTAATTTAACCAGTCTTTACGGCACTCAACATACTTTTTCTAACCCATTGACCAGTATGGATGCTCTTACAGATACAATATCTAATTTAAGAATACCCACGAATAAATTATATTCTTCTACTGGTTATTCCAATCCAAAATCAGTTGCAATTTTAAGTAACTCCAATAGTATTTCTGTTGAATCGGTAGAAACTGAAAAATTAATTATGACTAATAGAAATGACGAATACTTTTCGGTATCTAGTCATATTCCGTCTTCTATAGGGTTCCTCATAAAAGAAACTGAAAATTCGATTGAATATAAATTCCCAAGAAAAATAATAAAAACAGAAACTGATAAATCTGGTACAAGTCCGCTCGAATCAAGTGCTCAACAAATTAATTTTATCACATACAACTTTGCGGATATTGGATATTTTGACAAAGATGACAGAAAGTCGTTTGAACAACTAACTGATGAAAATGATCCAAGAATTGTAACTGATACTGGAGATACTGGTGGAACTGGTGGAACTGGTGGTACAGGCGGGACTGGTTCTGGGCCAATTCAATCGTGGAGTTCTTGATAAATGCCTATTTCATTACCAGACAATCCGACTGATGGACAAACGGTTCAAATCGGAACAATCATTTATACATATGATGCAACAGTTGGAGTGTGGAATTCCAACAGTGCCGTGGGCCCAACTCTCACTCCAGCAACTGTAACGACCTCAGATACTGCACCATCCAGTCCTAGTAACGGAGATATGTGGTTTGATAGTTCTGTAGGAAAAACATTTATCTGGTATGATGATGGAACATCTACACAATGGGTTCAAATGAACCCAAATACTCAGACAGGTGGAGCAGATGGTTCTTCAGTCGCTGTATACGCAAACTTTGCTGCATTTGTAAATGGAAACACTGAAGGTGACTTTGCATTTGCACAAGACACGAAAGCATTATATGTATGGGATGGAACCGAATGGGATAAAATATCTTCTGGAAATGATGAAAGTCCTATAATTATTACTGAACCACCAACAACACACACTCTTAATATTGATGGAACCACAAGTACAGTTACAATGGTTGCGGAAGACCCAGAAGGATTTGATATATCATATGGTATTGTATATAAAACCGCAGGGAATACAAGGCCAGTACAACTTTCAACAGACACCACAGTAAATACAAGCGGAGTTTATACATTTACTCCAACCACAAATCAGGCCGATGAGGGAAATTTTACAGTAAGACTGAGTGCATCGGATGGATCGAGAACTACTACTAGACTGATTGATTTTAAACTTGAATTTATACCTCAGAGACAGAATATAATAGGGTGGTATGAGTTTGCCGATACAAATAGTTATAATACGGCCGTAAGTACTACAGTATTAAATGATCTTTCTGGAAATTCTAACAATCAAACTATAAGCAATCCAGGCTCTCTTAGTGGAGATGGACATTTGACTTTTTCTACGAATAGTACCATAAATTTTGGTGGCAGCATGTCAGGACAGAAAACTTGGGCTATAATATCTAGACCACCTACTGGTTATAACATGCATGTGCTGTTTGGTAGTGGAAATGCGGATGCGACATACTATTCAGTTTTCCATAATAGTCAGGGAACTGATTATTATGGATATCAAACTGCTTGGGCGGGAGAAACTGTTGTAGATACAGTAAATGGTATATATCCAAACAATAACAGAAACACTTCGTATAATGCCTTAACACTTGGTCAATCTAATAGTATTATAACAACAGGGTTGCAAATGGCTTCTAGTGCGATGGTTTATAATGCATATCCTACTTGGACTGCAACTCATGAGGTATATGCCTTTGTATTCTGGGATGTAGTTTTAACTTTATCAGAAATACAAAAGGTACACGATTATTATAGAAATAAAATAGGGGCTGCTAACATGGCAGTCTGGCAAGGATAATAACAAATGGCAATTAATTTTCCAAGCAATCCGACAAATGCACAAGAAGTAACAGAGGGCAATGTAACATATGTTTACAATGCCACAAAAGGTTATTGGGAAAGTTCTGAAGTTTCTTCTGGTGGTGCATCTATAGATGTTCTTGCAGATATGACTGCGTTAATTGCAAAAACAGGAATGTCTAATGGAGATCAGGCATTTGTAACAGGAAACAATAATCTTTATATATATTCTGGTTCTGGTTGGTATAAGATTGCCACAGTACAGAATGACTCACCAAGTGCAATCACTGGAGTGAATGGAACTTATTCACTCGCTATAGATGGAACTCCTACAGTTATTACAGCGGTTTCTACAGACCCAGAAGGATTCCCTCTGACATGGAGTTATTCAACATCTGGACTTGAAAGTATTGCTACAGTGAGTCAGGTAGATAATGTATTCACAATTACACCTAGTACTGATGATGCCAATTTCGGAACATTTACTTTAACAATTAATGCAACTGATGGTGTTAATGGTGCGGTTAGTGCGAATACATCTATATCCTTGGAATTTCAGATTTTAAATAGTAATTACACAACTTTGTTAGCCACTGCTACGGGTACGTCAGACAATAATAACATTACAGATGCTTCTTCAAATAGCCATAGCATCACAGTAACTGGTGATGCTCATGCTGGTACATTTAGTCCATATAGAAACGGCGGTTATAGTACTTACTTTGATGGTTCCGGCGATAAACTTACATTGGGTGGCTCTGCACTCTCAGATTTTAATTTCGGAACTAACTCATTTAGTATTGAGTTTTGGTTCTACCCGACAGGAGCACAAGGCCCGATTTTTAATACACATAGAGTTGATGTGGCGACTGGATACTACCTATCTACCACTGGAACTAATCAGTTTGTATTCGGACGATATGTGGATGGGGGGTATGGTGATTCTTGGAGTACAGTTAATGCTTACACGCTAAATGAGTGGCACCATGTAAGTCTAAATAGAGATGCAAATAACGGTAATTCACTAAAATTATATGTAAATGGTTCTTTAGTACTTACAACCACAGATTCCGCTAATTATGATTCTTACAGTTATGGGCCATATATAGGAGGCTATGATGCGGGAGGAACACAATATAACGTAGAAGGATATATAAGTGATCTCATTGTAGCGAATGGCTCTGTTTTAAGAACAGGTGGCACATCACTTGGTGATGTAGCATTTTCAACACCCACAGAGGCATTCGAATCTGATGCTAATACCGTATTATTTATTAGCAGTTCTCTTCCATATATTAAAGATAGTTCGTCTAACTCACATGATATTACAGTAACTGGTGACGTTTCCATAATCCCATTCACGCCATATGACTACCTTGAATATAATCCAAACGTCCACGGCGGATCTGTATATTTTGATGGTACGGGGGATTATTTAACGGTCGGTTCGAACATACATAACAATATTGGAACAGGTGATTTTACCGTAGAGGCTTGGATATATCTTGATGAAGCGATAGGCTCAGTCAGGGGAATATTCGGCTCTGGCCCGAACGATGCCGATGATCAGTTTATGCTGGCTCTTTTGAGTAGTGGCGTTTTTTATTTTGACTTTGGGGGTTCACAAGATTATTTTCAAACAACCGCAGTAATAGACGAAAAAGTATGGAACCACATAGCATTAACACGATCAGGAACATCTTTTAATATTTGGTTGAACGGAACAAGTATTCTTTCAACTTCACTTAGTACAAGTATAGGTGGTGCATCTAACTTTACAGTTGGTACGGCACGTGTTGGAGATTATGTTTGGAAGGGTTACATCTCTGACTTAAGAGTAGTCACTGGTTCAGCGGTTTACACCGCCGAATTTACACCACCTACCGCTCCACTATCTTCTTCTGGTTCATCATTACACATCAAAGGTACAGACGCTTCTATTATTGATAAGTCTCAAAGTAGTAATCTAAAAGTCTTTGGAAATACTACTGGTTCAACAACTCAGGTTAAGTTTACAGATTCAAAGTCAATGTATTTTGCTGGTACTGGGGATTATTTAGAAACATCTTCTACCAGTTTAGGTAATTTTAACTTTGGAACTGGTGATTTTACTGTTGAGTGCTTTCTAAGAAATGTGCATCAACCGAGCACGTATTTTGATATTTTGGGAACTGCAAATAATGCTGCTTATGTTGGGTCAAATAGAGGTGGTTGGATGTTGTCTTACTACACTTCTCAGCATCTAAAATTTAATTATCAGTATAATAATACTTGGATTTTTGAAAACTCTTTTGCTCAGACTTTAAATATTAATACTTGGTATCATATAGCTGTAACTCGGCAGGGCACCCAATTAAAATGTTTTCTTGATGGGAATCAAGTTGGTTCTACTATCACTGATTCAACAAATATTATCAGTACCGAGCCTTTTAATATAGCAAGAGGTTATGGAGGTGTGGTATATACCACTGGCTATATTCAAGATGTAAGAATTACCAAAGGTCTTGCAAGGTACACCGCAAACTTTACACCGCCCACAGAACCACTAAAAGGTTAACTTAAAAAACATATAAATAGTCATATCAAAAGAGAGGTATGACATGGCCGTAGTTACATCTAGAGCTGAATTTAAAGAATATTGTCTTAGAAAACTAGGTTCTCCAGTTATTCAAATAAATGTCGCAGATGAACAAGTAGAAGATCGTGTAGACGATGCACTAGAGTTTTATCGTGACTATCATTTTGATGCGGTAGAGGATGTTTTTCTCAAGCACCAAATAACTGAAGACGATATTACAAATCGATATATTCCTATTAATGACTTAGTAATTGGAGTTAAGAGAGTAATTCCTCTTTATGAAAAATTCAGTCATAGTACAAATATGTTTGATGTTAGATATCAAATGTTCTTAAACGATGTTTATAATTTAAGAAGTACAGAGATGTTATCATATGAATTGACTCAAAGTCATATTCAATTAGTCAATGATATGATTACTGGCCAAGTTCCCATCAGATTTAACAGACATCAAAACCAACTTCATCTTGATATTGATTGGGATGAGGCATTAGTTGTTGGTGAGTTTATTATCGTAGAAGCGATGAGGGTTCTTGACCCTGATGTTTATACAGATGTTTGGAATGACAGATGGTTAAAAAGATATGCAACCGCACTGATTAAAAAACAATGGGGAGAAAATTTATCGAAGTACGAAGGCATTTCGATGCCTGGAGGTGTGACCTTCAACGGTTCCAGAATTCTTGATGAAGCAAATCAAGAAATAGAACAACTGGAACAAGAAATGTCTTTAAGTTATGAACTTCCTGTAGACATTATGGTGGGATAGTCATATGGCTACAAATCAGTATTTTAACACTATATCATTTGCACCAGAGCAATCCTTAACAGAAAATCTTGTCGCTGAATCGATTCAGATTCACGGGCAGGATATGTATTATCTGAAAAGAACCGATGTAAACGAAGATACTGTTTTTAACGAGTCAACTATAAGTGAATTTAATGATGCATTTTCTATAGAAATGTACATCGAAGACGCAGATGGTTTCCAAGGAGAGGGAGACTTCTTGTCCAAGTTTGGATTGGAGATTAGAGATCAATTAAATCTTATTGTGTCTATTAAAAGATGGGAAGAAGAGTCCACAATGCAATACCCACAAGAAGGTGACTTAGTATATTGGCCATTGCAAGATAAAGTATATGAAATTAAATTCGTAGAAGACGAAGTTTCTTTCTGGCAATTAGGTAAAAGATATGTCTATAGATTATCGACAGAATCATTTGAATTCTCAAGTGAGAAGTTTAATACAGGGATTGATGAGATTGATGATATTCAACAACAAACATTTGTTACTGTCGATTTAACTTTGGGTACTGGAACTGGTGATTTTATCGTAGGCGAAATAGTATATCAGGGTGCAAACTTCGATTCAGCAACAGCAACAGGTACAGTAGAAACTTGGAATTCTGGAACTAAGGTTTTGAAACTTTCAAACCTTACAGGGAGTTTTGCACAAAACACAAATACTGTTGGTAGAGACAGTGGTGCAAATTATCTATTGGGCGCAACGCAACAGATTGTATATACAGAAAACAAGACAACAGACACCACAGATGGAACTTCTGGACAAGACACAGTATTCACTGGATCAAGTTCAAATGTAGAAAAGGTTATCGACTTTACCGTTGGAAACCCATTCAGTGAGGATTACTAATGTTAGGTAATAGTCCATATTATAGAAGTACAATTAGAAACTATGTTATTGCATTTGGTTCTATATTCGATGATATTACTATCGATAGAAGAAACGCCAATGGAGATGTGTTGGAAACGATTAAGGTTCCTCTTGCATACGGCCCTTCACAAAAATATCTGGCAAGAATAAATCAACCAGCAGGAAATCTTGGAGATTCTGTTGCAATCACCTTGCCTAGAATGAGTTTTGAAATTTCTGGATTTACATACGCACCAGAAAGAAAATTTTCTAAGACACAAAAAATGTCTAGACAAAATTCTACAGACCCAAATACTAAAAATTATGTGTATAATCCAGTCCCTTATGATATTGGATTTACTTTAACAGTCATGGCAAAAAATGCGGATGACGCAACTCAAATAGTAGAACAGATATTACCATACTTTACTCCTACCTTTAATATACCAATAAAAGAAGCAAATGAGTTAAGTGTAATTCGTGATACAGGATTGACATTAAATTCTGTATCATATGAGGATGATTATGAAGGAGACTTTCTATCTAGAAGAGCGCTTCTGTGGACATTAGAATTTACATTAAATGGATTTTTCTATGGTGTTCCAAGAGAACAAAAAATCATTAGAACAAGTACTGCAACAGTGGGCGACTTAGATAGTTCAGAAGTAACATATGCGGAAGCAACAGTAACAACTGACCCTAGTAATGCACTTCAAACAGATAACTATGAATTTTTGACCACATTTAATGAAGACTTTGGAGAATAACAATGAAGAAACTAGATGATGAGCAGTTAAGTAAGTTTCTTGAAATCGATAACAAAATAGAAAAGAAATCACAAGAAATAATAGAACGTCAAAAAAATAATGTAGAAATTTATAAAGACAAAGAATCTAGAAACGAAGATATTGAAGAAGACTATCAATATCACAGAGAACTTTTAAAAGATTTAGTTTCTATGGGACAAGAATCTTTACAAAATTTGATGATGATTGCAAGGGAAAGTGAACATCCCAGAGCATATGAAGTGACTGCAGGACTTTTGAAAACTACTGGCGATTTAGCAAAAGATTTAATAGAACTTCAATT